TTGATATATATTCTGATAATATTCAATATAAGACTATTAAATCAATGACATTAGAACATTTAGATATATATGTAAATAATCATATTAAGGATGGGTGGAAATTATATGGAGATATGAAAGTTATTGACACAGGACGTATATATGAATTTGCATTTTACCAAACACTGATAAAAAAATTACCAGCAAAAGGTGGAAGGCGTTCATCGGTTCGCACTCGTAAGGCCAAACTGAAGTCCAACCCACCACACTAAAGCCATTAAGACTCCACCCCACGTAGAATCTGCCAATGCAAACCACAAGGGATATTTATCAAAAGTAACCAGTTGAGTGAAATCATAGACCGCGTAGGTTGCCATACCAGCTAAGAATGCACGAGGAGCAGAATGAATTTCTGAAATAAGGTAACCCAAAGCCAAATAAACAGGCACTGCACCCCAAAGCCGCACATTCATTGACCTATCAGCCTGTATATCCCTGACTAAATCTTGCACTGCAGGACCCTGAATAAAGAGCCACGGTAAATCCATGATGCCTGTAAGCAAAGCTAAGACCAGAATCTTTTGTATAGTATTCATACTATTATACAATACAAAAGATAGGTAGCGTTTTTTCTTCAAGTTCTTTGGCCTCGATACAATTAGATATGGGTTCTATATCATTAGAAGCTTTCGACGAAAATCTCCGTGGTCGTATAAGTCAATGGATTCTTTCTTCTCCTGAAATTTGTTCTCTACCAAATGGATTCTACGACCAGCTAATTTCAGGTTCTGCACCATTCCAAACAAATATTTTACTTCTTTCCAAGAAAGATTCTAAGGCATGGCATTTAGCGTTCCCCTGGGAAATTACATTTGTTCCGGAATCACAAACTGATTGGAGTCTGCTTCTTTCTATACTTCAACACTTGAAATCTCCTATCCTGGTTGTAACTAGTCCTAAACTTAATGTGCCTCAGGCATTTTGGCAAAAAGCTATGAGTAATCCAAAAGTTCCAACATTTATTTGCCTTAAAGATATCTCTTCAGATTCTCAACAAACTGTCTTGCCACATGCAATTTTTTTTCCAAGACTAGACTTATTAACGGACACGCAATTTATAAAAGCCACTACAGGACTTGGAAATAACCCCGCAATTCAACAATTAATACAGACTCTAGATCTTCGGAGTATCTATCGAGAACTCCGAGGGTCTGGTGCTAGTCTCTGCCTGACGATGATCGATTCGCGTTCGGGAACACAGAGTCCCGTTCAGCTTATTGGTTCTATGCCAAATTATAATGCTACATGGTTTTATCCAGAAAATAATGGAGCCCTGCGACTTCATTTATCTGATTTACGAATGATCTTACGAACGGTTACAGAGCGGTTGGCTGAATAATACAATTTGGTTTAGGGGTTAGGCGAAGCCATAAGGTTATAGGGTTATAGGGTTAGGTGAAGCCATATCCCCTATATTACTTCTTGAAGAGCTTGAATGTTCCCTTCTTGGCCTTGAATCCAAGCTTGCGAAGAGACTTAATACGACGGAGGCCAATTGCATGCTTTCTGCGGCTTACAATGCGACCCTTCTTCGTCTTCATTAAATCCTTACGAGTCAGACCCCCGGGGGTGTGTCTAGCAGTCCCGTGCCAAACCTGAGCCTTTGAGCCAGAAGCAGGCATTTTACGCGTAGTAGAACCAGCCATTATATTAAGAGTGAATAAAAAAGATTAAATATATTGGAGAAGATAGAATGTCCAGAGAACTTCTCGGATTTGCCCTACTTGCAGTTGCATGTATTATATTAACACCATTTTATAATGTAGGTGAATTAGCTCAAAAAAGGATACTTGAAGTGGAAAAGGAAAAAAGTAAAATACCTGAATCAAAAATGGCGCAGGCAGATTCATCAAAATCAATTATCTTATTATCTGATAGTTTTCTTCCTACAACTTTTGCTGGTTCTGAAATTAGTGCATTTGAAACAATTAAATATTTAAGATCTCGTGGTCATAAAATATCTATTTTTGTAAATACCTGGGAAGTTAAACAATATGATGGATTCCAGATTTATAAATATAATGTTTCAGATCCATTTTGTAAATCACAGATTCAAAATGCAGATTTTGTATTTTTTCAAATGGGATATGATCCAAAAAATATGGAATTACTAAAAGGTCGTGCAAATGATGTATTTGTATTTACACATTTAATTGAAATGCATCCGTGGTTACTACAACAGAAAATGTCATTTCCAGTCACAGTAATATATAATAGTCATATGACACAAGACTATATGCCAACCTTACATCCTAATATGCGAATGATACCGTATGTTGAAACTAACAAATTTAAGAATCTTCGTCAAAATACTATAAATAACGATGTAGTTTGTCTAATTAATTGTAATAAGAATAAAGGAGGTGATATGTTAAAAGTCCTTGCAGAAAAGATGCCAGATGTGCAATTTATGGGTGTGAAAGGTGGATATAGCTCACAAGTTACTGTTTCAAATACAGGAAACCTTATTTACATTGAAAATCAAAAGGATATTACAGTTGTTTTCAAGCAAATTGGTATTCTAATCATGCCATCAAAGAATGAGACATGGGGTCGCACTGCTGTAGAGGCAATGGCATCAGGTGTTCCAGTAATTCATAGTGAATCACCTGGTCTAGTTGAATGTGTTGGTGGTGCTGGAATAATGTGTATGCATGATGATGAAGATGCATGGGTAGATGCTATACGACGAATAGTTGGTGACCGAGCTTATAGAGAACGCATGAGACAATATGGATTCAAGCGAACTGAGGAAATAGAAAAGGAACAGATAAGGGGTAGACAAGAGCTAGCGATGAAGATAGAAGGTTAACCCTGGGCCTCTGCATCTTGCTCTAGCTCTTGCTCTAGATCTTGCTCTGCATCTTGCTCTTCTTCCAAAGGGTCGCTAATAAGTTTCCTTCCAGGATATATTCTACAACCCAAATTATAATAACCAATTTGCCTATGTCGTTCTAATACATATCTTGATTGCCATGAACAATTAATAATTTTACTAGAATACAAGTCCCTGAATGATGTATGATATTTCCTAAAAATATGTGCCGCGTGTTTTCTAAATTTCCGTATTGAGGTATTATAATTGAATATTTCCTCAGATGATTGTATCAGCTTTACGGATTCATTCATATCACCTTGAAAATATCTTAAAGAATGAATATGTTTATGAATAAGATCTCTTCTGGCATTTTTAACTAACAATGATCTTTCTCTAGAATATTTATTAAAATCAGAAAGATACTCTTTTAGCTTCTTAATATCTTGCTTAAAATCACTTCTCTTTTTATATGACTGTAATAATAAACTTTCAACCTTCTTTTTCTTATCACGCTTTTCATTGAAAATATTTCTAATATATCTATGTGTATCTATAGTGCAATCTTCAACGAAGCATCTAGTATAGTCAGCTGAATACTGATGATAAAAAACACATACTGTATGAAAAGTATGTCCGCAAATTAAAGTAGTCAACGGAACACCATTCGTTGTCAACCATGATTTCTTACAAATAAGGCAACCATCTATATGATTATCAATTGGAGATTCAGTTTCTTTATCTAAAATTGCAGATTGGAGAGATAATAAAGTATTATCAATTTCATCTCTAACAATTGGTTCAATAGGCATAGGTGTAGGTAAAGGCGCAGGTAAAGGTTCCTTTAAAAATTCTAACCATTTTTCAGCGTCCTCTGGGTATTTTTCAATATATGATTCAAGTGTTGTTAATGATAATGAAATAAATGTATTCTTTGGTTCAAAGTCCATAATTTATACTATAAAACAATATTTAAGCCTAATAGATATGCCGAGTAATTCAAACTGGTTCCTACAATTCTTTAATGATGAACCAGATAATTATATCTATAAAAAGGATAACTGTAAACCACTAGAAATCCCTAAAATATTTATTAATAGGGTATATTTAATAAATGGCTCAAATGGTGCTGTAACAGATGCACAATGTGATACGATGGTTGAAGCATTAAATATTCAGCTACAATCATTCTGCGATGATTGGTCTGTAAAACCGGTTATCCTAGCTCGTTCAGAATCTCCGCCCCCCGGTTCCTATCAGATAATTTTAACAAGCGATACTCAATATACAATTCCAGGAGTATATGGATACCATATGCATCCATTAGCAGATGGAACCGTAAAGGCATATGTATGCGTGAATGTTATACTACCAGCACAAAATCCACCACCTGGAGCAATTTTAGCGATTAATCCTAATGGAGTGTTATATCCAACTAGTGCGCTTGGTGCGTCCGTATCAAGAGTAGTATCACATGAATTGCTAGAAATGATTATTAATCCAGGGTTAAATAAATTATACGAAGCAGATGTAAGTAATTTACTAATACGTCCAAAGGATCCAAATGGAAATGATATTGTAAGTGGCGTGTTTCAGTTTTGTGCAGAAGTTGGAGATGCAGTAAATCAACAATCATACACCATTATAACTTCTGATTCTACTAAGGTTCAAGTATCTGATTATGTGATGCCATCATGGTTTTCAGTTTTTGGAAAAGCACCATTTAATTATAATAATACATTACAAGGACCATTAACATTATCGAGTGGAGGATATTATTCTAGGGAAAATAGCAGTGGAACTTTTAGTATAGAATATAAAAAATAAAAAATCTATGTATTGGATAGATGAGAGATATATATTTATCTTCACTATTAATTATTATTGTAGTATCGTACATGGTTTTTGTAAAATATCCACGTTTCGTAAGCCGTGAGGGATTTGATATATTAATGTGTAAGGCAGACTCCGACTGCCCGAAGAGATTTAAGTGTAATTCTGGAAAGTGCGTAGATACACGACCAAAAGGAAATTAAGCTTTTTTTAGCCTGTAAAATTGAAGCCGGCACCAGGCAAAACGTAATCAAACACATGGTATACGAATATAAAACAAATGAGCAAGGATTCTATGTTTGCACGATTTGCTCCGAGGTAAAGGAGAAGCAAAATACAATGCATTATCATATGAAGAAGCATGAGGGGAAGCCAGACTATGAATGCAAGACATGTTCAAAGAAATTTTATCAGAAATATGCTCTTGATGACCATATTAAGTTGAATCATTCTAAGGAGCCGCTCGTTGAAATTAAATGCCCATTTGATGATTGTGTTGACACATTCATCAAAAAAGAGCACTGCCGAATCCACATTGCGCGGAATCATTTGAAGAAACAGATAGAGTCATTAATTGAGAAGAAAGAATCTAAGATTCATATATGCGTACCATGTAAACGCGATTTTAATTCCTATCCTGCAATCCTCTATCATGCAATGGATCATATGAAGGCGGATCAATTATTCAAGGATAAGTTAAAGATTATCTAAAATAGTATTTGCGTAAATATTTTTCACATCTATAAAAAGTGATGGAGGATAAAACCATTGAATTAAGAATTAGTATGCCTGTGGCTATACCTGTGGCTATACCTGTGGCTATACCTGTGGCTATACCTGTGGCTATACCTGTGGCTATGCCTGTGGCTATACCTGTGGCTATACCTGTGGCTATGCCTGTGGCTATACCTGGAGAATCTATAAATAATGATATAGTTGCAAGACCCGAAGTTCCTAAACTATCAACATCTGATTTAGTTATTATTTATACAAGTGACAGATATTTTAGTAATTCTATCTGTTCTATTATTTTTTTCATTGTAGGAATTATTATAGTTCTTATTATAGTATTATAATTAAGTTGAATCACCTGTCACTGTAGTCACTTGTATAAATAAATTATAAATATTATAACCAAGTGCAGCAAATCCTAAAAGTAGGGTTGCTTCAAAGAATGCTCTTGTTGTTGCTTTACCGTAGTAGCCAATTACAAAGAGCACTGGTGCAACTAGTAAAATATGAATCAAGTTTACCCACAAACTTGAAGAACCTTTTATCCATTTAGTATATAGCCTAAACAGATGATACGCGAAGATAACGACAGACAATATAATAAGACACGTATAAAGCCATTCCGGAGAACCGGACCTCTGGATGCCTACATATATGAGCAAGGGGCTGACAAAGAAGATGTGGAAGAGGTTCAAGATAACGTGGTGATCAAGCATATTCTAACTGTGAGTAAAGAAAATAAAGAAAACATAATGCACGTATTCACTGACGGAGCCTGTCCAGGCAATGGTAAGCGTAATGCCAATGCGGCCTGGGGTGCCCTTCTCGTTTCAGATAATGGATATATAGTGCTTGACCGATTTTCAGGCGCAATTCCTTTATCTGAATCTCAGACAAACCAGCGAGCTGAGCTAACTGCTTTACTGCGAGGCCTGGAAGTCGCAGAGAAACAGCTAGCCCAAGACACAACTCTGAAAAAAATCCAGATTTGGTCTGATAGCCAATATTCAATTAATTGTGCATCTGTTTGGGGACCAACGTGGAAAAGCAGAGGTTGGAAAAAACAAGGTGGTGAAATTCAACATCTTGATTTAATTCGTGTTTTAGTTGAGAAAACCCAGAGCCTTGCATTTAAAATAGAATACAAATGGCTAAAGGGGCACAAGGGCGGTGATTCGCAGCGCGTATTTCCCTGGATGTTTAATCATCAAGTCGACGCTTTGGCGAATAGTGCCTTACGTTAGTATGCGTTAGTATGCGTTAGTATACGCTAAACTAATCAGAAAACATATCTCCTGCAGAATCTAATAAGGCTCCAAAGCCCAGGCCTCCCATTATAGCGACTCCAATTACCATGAGAACCATTCCTCCAACCCGTGACCCACTTTCTTTTTTATCAGAAGACTTTTTAAACATTAAATAACCGGGTATAAAAAATGCCATACCAACTAATATAAAAATTATATGAGCAAGGGAAAAACCAATACTTAGTCCAAATCCAGTCTTAATAAGAGATTTCATAGATACAGTATTTCTAGCCATTATACTAATATACTATAATTTTTACTAGCAACCCTGTTTCTTCCACCAAGCTCTAGCTGAAGAAGTTCCCTTCGCTTCTCTAGCCAAATCAGAATCTGTCGTATGAAAAGTTTTACCGCACAAGAGAAAAGAACTAACACGCGCATAGCCCCATTGCTGTTGAGTTGCACCGGGTCTATGTCCAGTTCGCCATGCCGCCATACCACGATTGTATGATTCCTTTATAAAGCGCAAGGGAACCCCTGTGACCTTGGCTCTATCTTCCAAGGATTTCACATTCGGAATTTTTCTGTTCCAGTTTGCCGTGTAGCCAGATTTACGTGTCTTAACACCTCGGTCAGTCTTGAATCCCAAATAAGCCTTAGGACTCTTCCATGATCTGGCGCCGAATTTGCTAATTTCCTTTTTTCTCTGGGTTTTCTTACGCTGTGAAAGGCCTGCAAAGTATTTGTATGGTGCAAATAGTTTGCGCGTCTTCATTCTATTCTATACCCTTAAAATAAATCGACCACCTTCATTGCCTGGTCAATAGAGCATTTCACCCATGCCTGTGCATAGGCCCATGATTCATTGCACATATAGAGCTCAGGCATATCAGGTAATGGTTTCACCGAAGCCTTTGATGCCAAGTTAAAATCATAGGGCTTATTGGCCACAGGAGTCCAATACGAGCAACCATCAGACCATGGATGAATTTTGAAAAACAGAGGATCTGGAATTTTCTGTCCAGGAAACAGAGAACGAATTTGCGCCATTACTTCTTTCTGAACCACAGTTTCACTTTTCTTTGCTTTTGCAATCCACTGCTCAGCTTCAGGGCCATCGGTATAAGAAATCATAATGGTTCCCTTAGTCGGATCCATAGGTATAACAAAGCGAATTGGTAAATCGCAGACAAAATTATTCATGCCTGCAAACCAGGCTTTACCATTTTCCAATGGAAACACTGCATACATACGAACCAGAGGTCTCATTTTAACCTGTTCTAAAATTGGTAATCCTTGAAAACATGGTATTTCTGCCAGAGCATTACGTGGAATTGCTACAATTACCTTTTTTGCATGAATAGGTTTCTTTCCTTTTACTAATATTACGTAAGAATCATCTTTCTTAATATCTAACATCTCGTGTTCCGATAAAATGTCTACCTTTGGAATATCTGCCTTCATTTTGTCAATTAAAACAGAAAATCCACCTTTTACTACACAGAATCCGCCATGGTTTCCTAATTCGTGATTAAGAGAGTAAAGTGCATTTGATGCCTTTAACGTATCTAATTCTGAACGATATTCATAGCGATCCATTAAATCCTGTGTTTTTTTGGCACCCATAGTTTTCTCAAGAATCTGTTTTACAGTCATAGATTCTAGGGTTTCATCGGGAAGTTGCGTTATACCCATATTTTCAAAAAGCCGCATGAAATCAATTGGTTCTGCAACTCCAGCTTCTCTAGTAGTCCTCCAATCTAGTTTTCCTGAAATGGGAACAGTATCAATTCCATATTCTTTTAGTAAAGCCAACACTTGGTGATGGCTCTTATGAATTCTCGCAGCTCCTGCTTCCCAACTTATGTCGATACCATTCACCTTGGTATGATAAGTATAAGTGCGACCACCGACATCCTTATATTTCTCTAAAATACATATCTTTGCCTGAGGCAGTTTCCTGGAAAGTTCTCTTGCACAATACAGGCCGGCTATGCCGGCTCCTATTATGCATATGTCATATACGCCTTGCATTACTAATTAAATGCATCATTTAATGTTTCAATCACGGTCGCAGTATCAGAGGTAGTGAATTTTCCAAGGAACTTTGAGTTCTTGATAATAACAAAGGAGGGAATTTTCTGAAGCCCACAGTATCCTAAGGTATATTTGTTCTGGTCAATGTCACACTTATACCATACAATCTTTGAGTTAGAGGCCTGAATTTCCTCGTGATTTAGCCTCGTGCAAGCCCCACACCAGCTAGCCGTAAAGTAAATTACGACCTGCTGGGGATTCTTATTCAACGGATTTAGGAGACCCTCGAACAGCTCTTGATTCTCTAGGGGGGTCATCGGATTTCTCTGGTTTTCTATAAGTATTTTTAAAGATGTAAAAAACGTAGCCACTAAATGCTAAGAGGCCAACGCTAAATAAGAGAACTGGAATTGATGGAATTGATGGAGTAATTAATGAGGTTAAAGAACCACCGCGATGGGTAGATTTGCTTGAAGGGACTGAAGGGACTGTAAGGGCTGCAGTTGAGGTAGATGGTGTACCAGTTAATATTGAACGTACTACTGCAGGATCTTTCAATTCTTTTGATACAGCACTTGTAGCACCTGCTACATCTTCTACTGCCCCTATTGCAGATGATGCTGCTCCTAATTCACCTGTTGCAACTTTTTCTACTTTATGGGCAGTATCAACTAATTTTGCACCCGCTGCTTCTGGTAATTTTTCGGCAAGTTGATTCACAGCAGAACTAAGATCTTTTTGAGGTGGTAACCCTAAACGTTTTACTTCTTCTTTTGCAGCACCCGTTGCAACACCTGTTGCAACACCTGTTACAACTCTTGTTGCAAATCCTGTTCCTATTTTAAAAACATTTAGTATAAATGATACGCCGGGAATTGGTGTAATACCAGTTTCAAAGATACTTTTTGTATTAAAAATAAGATTATAAATATCATATAACCCCTGAATTATCACTAATGGAATTCCAATTACACTTAAAAAAAATATAATATTTAGAATTCCTAGTGCAAAATCGCCAGCAATAAACTTATTTATAGGAAATGTGAAACATAGTAATGTGGCTAATGCATAAATAATAAATAACCATGGACTTGATCCATTTAGTCCATTCTGATCTTTTGGTGTAGATGACTGAGATAGTGAAGATAAACTAGGTAATATAGGAGGCCCAGGGGTCACAGGCACAGGAGGCTTAGGGGTCACAGCCACAGGAGGTCCAGGAGTCACAGCCACAGGAGGCCCAGGGGTCACAGCCACAGGAGGCCCAGGGGTCACAGGCATAGGAGGTCCAGATGCAGGCCTAGGTCCAGGAGGCTTACCCGCTCCACCAGTCTGCAATTGAGCAGTCCCTGTAATTTCTGTAGGATCATAACTAAGTATCCCCTGTCCAATTCCAACCGGACCATAAAAAGGAATTCCAATACCATATTGCTTAACTAAATCTGCTTCACCAAATACTTGTGCAATATCATAAAAATACCAAAACCCAAATAATGGTATAATGCTTATAACCTTTAAAACTGCGGTCATTGGACTTCTTAAAGCAAAATGATCAATTCCCAATAATCCAGTAAATGGTAAAGTTACAAGAATCATGTATAACCAATAAGGAATTTGTGCTCCTCTCCAGTATGATCCTTGTGTAATTTCTGTATTCAACCACCCCATCTATCTTCTAATGTTTAGAATTCAATTAAATAGTAAAAAGAACACCCCCAAATCCATCAGCAATCCTTAGGACATTATGATTTATACCATATACCCTGGCATGGAAGGTAGAAGGGCAAGCTGAAGAATTACCACTTGAATCTAGAGCAGTAATCTGTGTGACTACTGCAGGAACTAGGTTAACCTGAAGAACAATAGAATCCATGCGGCTTGCATTTAAGGAACCACATGGTTGAACTGATTCTGGATCTAGGGCAAAACTGTATGAATAAGTATAGAAATTAGTAGGAATAATTTTATGATATTGCCATGGTTGAACAAGGCGAAAATATCCAGCGTCGCGAACCTGAAATCTGTCAAAACCATCTAGCTGCAAGACAGTATCTTGTAAAATATCCTGACGTGTGCCTTGCTCATATAATCCAAGTGAGCTATAATTGAAAAATTCGTGATATCGGGTCATATCTTCTCGTTGAATTAACCAAAACAGTTCTCTCAGTGGGTGATTGAATTCTATACGTAAAGTTGCTGAAGTAGCACCGGAGGCTATTGGTAAAGGTGCCGTATATTGAACTTGTTCAATCAAGTATTCGTGTGGTGAGCTAACAAAACGCCTACGCTCTTCAACATCCAAATATATATAGTCACCCCATAACATTAAATCAGTAATTGAAGCTGGATTTAGTTCTAAAGTATTGCAAGCCGGTGTAGCAAGTGCAGAAGAATAGAATAATTGATTGAGAGGCCTCAATGTTAAATTAATTCTGACAGGGTGATATTGAAGAGCGATTAATGGTAGTGCGAGGCCAGGATTTTTGCAAAACCAGAATTTCAGAGGAATATAGAATTTCTTAGGTCCAAAGGTGTTTGGCTCCGTATATCCATTCATCTTGCCAATCATTTCATAAAATCCCAGTTGTTTATCAAATGGTGTTGTATAAGTAGACCAGATTTCCATCCACTCACCATTCTGTCTATCAATTTGTTGTTCACCGATTTCCAGTGTGATTTCTTGAATTAGGGCATGGCCAATTGAATTTACGTAAGAAACAGGATCTCCCGTAGTTAATGTGAGCGCCGGTAAAGTAACTTCTAGAACAATTTGACTGAGAAGATCACCCCGACGTGGCACCAAACATGTAATGCGTTTACCAAAATCTGGCGTTCCGTCAAAATACATGGGCTGACTTTCAATTGCAAAATTTGTATAACGCCTATAAACCATCTTAAACCATGTCATTTGAGGATTTCCAGTTAAAAATACATCCTGTTTTCCATGTGCGACTAATTGTAATAATCCTCCTTGGCCAGGCATCTACTTGAATCAAAAGAAAAGTGATTAAGTGGTTAAACCGTATATTAAAACGCCGTATATTCTAAAATATAATATATAATAGAATGACATCACTTGATGTGGATGTATTGACTGTAAGGAAAATTTATGCAAAAGGTAATAATAATCAAATATTGGCACCTAATACGGTTTTAACAACTGATGGTTTAGGGGGCACTTTCTGGACAAGTTTATCATCTATTAATGCCGGCCTTACATATAATACCTTTACTACGAGCCTATCCACATTTACTTCTTCGCCTGGAAATACACAGTTTTCTATACTTGATAATTCAAATATAGGACTTCTTCCTACTAATAGCGGGACTGCAGTAACTCTATACTCTAAATCCTTTGGACAGATTGATGTTCCAGGTCAGGCATCAGTTAATTCATTTAATAATACAACGGGTCAATTTAATAATAAGTTTTCATTACTTGTTAATGGAACCCTTAGTATTTCAACTAATTCTGCAACAAATCAAATATTCCTTAGTAATCCTAATGATGTAATATCTAGTTTTTCGTCATTTATTAAAAATATGAGTAATGTAAATAGCACTATAAGTAATTCCCTTACAGTATTCAATTCTCCATTTTCCACATTTATATATTCAGCGATTTCATCATTTTCTACTTCCCTCGGTCCAACCGTTATAGTGCCTCAATTAAATACGGCGCTTTCTAGTTTTTCTACCGCACTTGGTCCAATTACGACTGTGCCTCAACTGAATACGTCATTTTCTAGTTTTTCTACTCTTCTTGGTCCTACAGTCAATACCCTAACATTTGCAAGCACACTATCAACTACTACAAATGCTAACTTTTTTACAACTAATTTAAATACATCATCAATAACACTTTCGGGTAATAGACAACCCTTTATTCAATATGGTTCTGGAGTTTTAACATCTGGCTCTGGCAATGTTCGACTAAATACAAACTATGTAAATTCATCATATATAATTCAAATGACTTATCAAACTGGTTCAAATACATTTTTTGTTCCACTAAGTTTTTCTGGAGTTACTACAAGCAATTTTTTAGCACATGGAGATACAAATGCCTCTGTATTTCACTGGACGACATATGGCAATTTATTTTAATTTACTGCTATGCACAAGGGGGGGCAATATATAAATATAAATACATGATACACGTAATATGTATTTATATTTAGAATATACGAATATTATTATTTCCGACTAATAGAGATATGGCAAGTATTCCCAGCGCCCCTACTGGTCTTGTCGTAACTAATACTGCTACTCTAGGAACAGTAAGATTGTCTTGGATAAATCCTTCACAAATAGGAATACCAGCAATAAGTGATTACAGTTTTAGTTGTTCACCTAGTTCCGGTGTAACATTTTCAACAATTATTGACGTAGCTTATACTAGAATCAATGCTATCGGTCTAGTAACTGGAAATACCTATTTATTTAGTGTAAGTGTTGTAAATTCAGCTGGAACTTCTTTACCTGCGTATTCTAAAGCATTCATATACTTAAGCGCACCCGTTGCTCCGACATCATTTTCTGCAACTCCTGGCCCTAGTCAAGTTACACTTTCATGGGATCAAGTTGTTGCAAGTGGTGGACTCCCAATTACTGGTTATACAATTACAAGTGTTCCTGCAACAAAAACGGTAACTGTTAGTGCGGGTATTTATTCAACTATAATAACAGGGCTTACAAATGGAACGTCCTACGTATTTTCAATTACGCAAAATAATTTATCTGCCTCATCTGATCCTTCTACTGTTACCGCAACTCCAGTATCCGCACCTAATGCACCAACCAATATAACAATTACGTCATCACCTGTTACATCTGGTTCGGCAACAATTTCTTGGACGGATCCAGTTTTAACCGGTGGCAGTGCTATTACTGGATATACGATTACACCATATCCTTCTAGTGGTATTAGTTTTTCACAGCCATTTACAAATCCAACTGATATATACGGATTAACATTAAATTCATCGTATATTTTCATTGTATCAGCAATAAATTCAATTGGAACATCTCCAGGGGCAATATCGCCAGTATATACATATAATAGAATTCCAGATGCACCTACTGGAGTATCAGTATCAAATATTGCAGGTAATATAATTGTAAATTGGGATCCAGTTGTAATGAGTGAAGGATTACCAATAACTGGATTTATAGTTATATCAACGCCTTCTAGTAAAGTGTATACTGTCCCTATTGGAACCTTTTCACAAAGCATAACAAAATTAATCCCTGGAGTCTCATATACATTTACCGTATATTCTAAAAATACACTAGGAACATCTGCAGGAACGACATCTTCACCAATAACAATATCGGCCTATCCAGATATCGCTACAGCTATCAAAGTTACTAATACAATTTTAAATGGAGTCGCACTTACATGGACCGACCCAGTTAATAATGGAGGGTTGCCGATTACAAGTTATACTTTAGCATCAATTCCATCTGGGGCAATATTTACAGGATCTACACTTTCAGATAATATTGCTGTTACAGGTCTTAATAAAGGGTCAACATATATTTTTAGTATAATAACTAACAATAGTTTTGGATCTTCTCCTGTAGCAGTTTCTGCACCGTTCAGTTATTTATCTATTCCAGATACACCCACAGGAGTATCTGTTACGCCTGGAGACTCTAGCGTAATTATTAATTGGATGAATGTATTAACTAGTGGGGGGGCATCTATTCTTAATTATATAATTACTTCAATATCTGACAACACTAGTGTAACTGTATCAGCAGGATCTTCAAGTTATACATTTACAGGATTAACAAATGGCAACGCATACACGTTTAATATAGTTGCAATAAATTCATTTGGCCCATCCGTGGCGGCTGTAACTAATTCTGTAACACCCACTTCAGTTCCAGACCCCCCTACTAAAATTGTAGTATCCCCTGGTAATTCTTCTGTATTAGTTCAATGGAAATCACCTGTTATGACTGGGGGACTTCCAATTACTGGATATATTGTTAATCTACTAAGACCTCCAAATCCGCCTATAATAATACCTCTAGGTAATGTAACATATGCATTTATAAACGATTTATCGAATGATCAATCATATAGTGCTACGGTAAATGCTGTGAATAGTAAGGGTCAGTCAGTTGATTCTGGAGAATCCCTTGTAGTTACTCCACTTTCAACATTTATAGTCCCAGGCGCCCCTACAGGACTAAGTGTAACAGCTTCTTCTGGAAGTTTAACTCCTAGTATTCTTTTATCTTTTACTAGTCCAATAGTTACAGCGGCTAACAAAATTATTAATTACCAGTATTCTACGGATGGAGGCAGCACATATACACAATGCAATCCAATTGTCACTAAAAGTCCAATTCCTATTACAGCTGTCTCATCCGATGGAACTTCGCCAATTGTTAATGGAACAACATATTCAATTCTTATTCAAGCAATTAATGCATCTGGTATTGGAACGGCATCCTCAAGTATATCTGGCACGCCGACTGCATCTATTGCCAATGCTCCTTCTATTAGTTCTATAACCCCTGGAAATACCACATGTAGTGTTGCTTTTACGCAATCATTTAATGGAGGAGCAGCAATAACAAATTTAAGTTATTCAACGGATGGTGGATCAACCTTTACTGTATTTAGTCCTGTTCAAACAAATAGTCCCTTGACTATTTCAGGGCTAGCAAACGGAAGCACCTATAGTATAAAACTTAAGGCGATTAATTCAGCGGGAACATCAACCGCATCAAGTGCCACTTCAGTAACGTTGGCTGCAAGTGAACCTGCAGCGCCTACTGCTTTATCTTCATCTAGTATTACAACTAGCAGTTTTTCCATTGGATTCACTCCTGGGTCAACAGGTGGTAGTTCAATCACGAATTACAGTTTTTCCACAAATGGTGGAACTACCTTTTTAGCATTTAGTCCAGCTCAGACAACAAGTCCAGTGGCAATTACAAAACAGTCAAGTGGGGCGGCCCTAGTAGCTGGGGCAACATATTCCGTAAAACTCAAGGAAATAAACGCAATTGGATCCTCAGTGGCTTCTGCATCTGTATCTGTTACACTTTCTGCAGGTGATGGTCTTACATATGATTATCCGGTTATTACAAATGCAACATATGATTCGGCTGCAGATACTATATCAATTTATTTCACACCTCCATCAGGAATTGGAGAAGTTACAAATTATCAATATTCAACAGATGGATCTGAATTTTCAGTCTTAGAACTATATCCACCGCAAACCACAAGTCCAATTGTTATTAGGTATTTATCAAGTTATGATTCATTTGTAGGAATATTAAACTATACTGATCAAGTTGGAATTTCTATAGGAATAGTGCAAGATGTATATTTACAATTAATACCTCAAACAATTGATACCTTATGCAAAGCATCAAATACTTATAAAATTACAACTTATCCCAACGTTCAATTTAGTCCTCCAGGTTTACCCCCTAATACTAAAGGAATGGTAATGCCTGGAGCACCTTCATATGGTCCAATACGTTTTAATATGCCAACACAATTACTTACTAGCAATCCAGATTATAAGAATCCATATGCAACCTTAGGTAAGTCTATTCCAGATTATTCCTTAAATATTTCAAATTATGCATATACTACTGATGGTGGTGCAACATATATTACACTTTCTCCTGCTCAAACAGATACGCTAACACTATACACTAAATCAGATAGTTCATCAATATCTGGAACTACTACAATTGGACTTTATCCGATAGATTCATCTGGTAATTTAGGAACACTTTCACCTAGTATATATACTTTTATTCCAAATACACTTTCTAATCCACCTGAGCCTCCTACATTATTATCGGTAAATGTTGATTATTATAATGACCCAGATATGTTTGGCTCAGGTATTAGTATTAATTATAGATCAAATGATCCATATAGTATTTATCCGGTGCTTATTTATTTTCATACGGGAGATTCAATTATTAATTTATCATATCCAAAATTTGTAAATAAGGAATCAGTTAATAATGGATGGATGTTAACGCCATTTTATTCAGGATACGGCAATTTTTCATTAAGTTATAATAATGGAATATATACGATATATTATAGTCAACGTTTTCTTCCACTAGTAAATACATCATTTAATAAGTTAGAAGCAGTTCTTGAAAAACAATTTAAAGTTACATTACTCGCATTAAATCCTTCATCTACATTAATAACACAATGGACTGCGTTGCAAACTGAAAATCCTCTCTTTCCATTTTTTAATAATAATTCAACTATTTTTTCAAGGCCTTCTAATACTATAACAGTATCATATTCTTCATTCTCTCCTCAAATTGGATTAAATTATTCTGCAACTGGAATAACAGTTATTATACCACAAACCAGCAGTTTCTATAATTATTATGGAAATGCTTCGTTTAACCAGGATACACAGATTGCTGGATCAGGAGACGGATATGATAGAGGTGGATACTTACCTTTTAATGTTGGTAGTTATAATAATAGTGTAATGTTATCACTTGATGGTGGAACCACATTTACATCTACATCTGTTACATGGACACTAATTGGTCCAAAATTACCAAATACTTTTACAGTTGGACAAATCTATAACCTTGTAATAAAAATTTTATTTGTTGATGCATTTGGCGCACAATGCGAAACTGGAAATTCGAATTCAATCCAATTTAATTATGGTTTTCCAACTTTTTCATTTGAACCAAAAAGAAGAAGAATACGGATGCTAACTAATGGTAATGTAAGCGATACAAATATATTAGGAGCTGCTAGTGGTCAAACTTTATCAATTTCATTGGATGGAGGAACTACATTTCGTGATATAAGTACTACAATTGCAGCATATAATGGGCAGATAGCCTCATTTATATCTTCACCTCAAAATAGTCCAGATTTTATCTTTAATCAGGGTATGAATGGGATTACATTTACTCAAGGACAAACTTATAGTGTTGTTTTAAAGTGTAATCATGGATATGGAATATTTACATCAACCCCCGTTTCATGTACACCCCCTTTAACAGGTCCAGTCGCATCTAGTAATTATTTATTAGCAATTAATTCAATAGTTTCTAAATCAAACATTGTATATTTATTTGTTGATACTACAATACCAAAAGTAGAATTTAGTAGCGTTATATCATTAAATATATCTTCTACAATAGGCTCTTTAGGAAGCAGTGTTACTGCAGATGCTGTATTTGATAAATCGTTAAAAGCATCTCACACAAACAAATTGAATGTCCTTCAAATACCTATGTCTAATTTTACACCTGGAACACCATCATATATTACTATTGGACTTAAGGGGACACGGAGTTATACGACATACGGTGGCGGTCTTGCTAATCAATATACATTTACACCATATTTAGTTCCAAATCCTCCAACAATTAGTCGTATTTCTTTTAGTTCAGCAGGCCATGCAAGTATCGAATTTACACCTGGTAGTGTAAATTCAACAAATAATGAACCTGGAGGAATAACTAATTACTTATTTTCAACTGATTATTTTTTTACTAAGACTGAATGCAATGTTGATGGTGGAACTGGTAATATAATCATCTCCTTGGCGGCAGGGACATATAGTATTCAAATACAAGCTGTGAGCGCTGCTGGAAGATCTGCATCATCAAACGCTGTTTCATTTACTATGACTTAGGGTGGATGGAAGCTATAGGGGCTATAGGGACTATAGGGGCTTTGCCCATATCCCTATCCCTATCCTTATGGTTTAAACTCGTAACAAGTATCTTTATACAGATGCTTGCCACGAATCCAACAAATGGCAAGCCCATTCGCATCATGAATTCTGATGCATCTATATGGAAAGATTCTAAGACCCTCACCTTCATGAAAGAACCTTATTCCCCAGATATGAGGCGGTGGAGGCGCTGGGATATTCTAGTAACTTCTGCAAGCCCCGAGTTCTTAGCATGGAAACCAGATATTGTCCTCCTAACCGATGAATCACTCGAAGCAAATCTCTGGATAAAAACAGAGAAAGCCAAGAAAATACGTTTTATCCTTGTATCCCTAAAGGCAATTAAGACTCTCACCTCTCAGGGATTCGATGTTTCCACTCTCGGCAACGTAATCTGTCTAGAGGAATTTGAATCCATGTATCCCTTTCTCGGTGAGCCATGGGATGGAACACTTGAGGATGCAATAATGTGTGCAACAATTATTTTCAGATATAATAAATTAATTGGTCTAGCCCCTTCACATGCGAGACTCCAGAAACTCGCATTCTCTGATTTGAAACTCTCTGTATTTCAAACACACAAGGCTCCAGAGCCACTTGTTTTAATTCAACAATACTATAAACCTGCAGACAAAACTCGTGAAAAAGAACTGAAAAAGTGCCTGGAAATGAATTTAAAATGTGATTTTGTCGATCAAATAATTCTTTTTGTGGAATCTGCAAATCTTGCAATTCCTGCTGATCCTTTAAAAAAGATAAAACAGATTCCTCTAAAATCTCGGCTAACATACGCGCACTGCATTGATACGATCCAGAATCTCATTGGCGCAGATTCTCTGGTTGCCTTTGCCAATGCCGATATTTACTTTAACGAAACATGGAGGGCCATTTGGTCCGTAAATCTAGCCGATACCTTCGTGGCCCTCCTACGCTGGGAAGAGGGTAGTGGCACTAAAGGACCAGAAATATTCGGACCCCGCAATGATTCTCAAGATACGTGGTTAATTCACAGTAATAGTGTTCTAGCGCGCACCTGGAATCTGAGTGCATTTAATATTCCATTCGGCAAAGCCGGTTGTGACAATGCAATTCTAGTTGAATTCTTAAGAAATAAATTTAAGATTGTGAATCCCGCAATGAATATTCAGACAATTCATGTTCACAAATCAGAGTTTAGAACTTACGAGAAAACAGATATTGTTGACCGTCCTGTTTACATGTTTGTTGAGCCTACTGGAATCCACGAATTACATCCCCTCCTCTCCTGGGCAGGCTGGGCCGGCGAGCCCACACCATATGAACCCCTAGACCGTCCTCTGAAAGCCACAACACCCAAGCACCTCGCAATGTTCTGTTCTCAGATGAATCGTGACCCTGCATTTATCTGGGCAGCCGAAGGACTCAATACATATTTACCCCCTGTAGGCCAGGATAGACCAATTGAGCTTAAAGGTGGTGCTTTCGTCAGTCCATCTGGCCTCGTATATAGACACACAGATATCTGTGTCGGCACAACAGATATTCAGAAGAGTGCATGGTCTGATAATAAGCTCAGTCACTTGATGGCATCCTTTGGCGTGGATTCCATGATGTCATTTCATCTAGAATCCGCATGGCTCGAGCAGCCCGCACTGTTCACCCTTCATTACTTATCCAAGGTTATCCAGCAGAATAAGGTGACACCTAATGCATCTTTCTGGTGTAAGAAGACCAATGGACTCCTGGCCGCCATTCATCTCTTCAAATGGGAGAAGGCTCAAGGACGCTTACTAGAATATTCAGAGCAGACACAGGCATTTGCTCAGACAGTAGTGGGCCGCTCATGTCATGGAACTAGACCAGTTAAGGCAGACATAGATACATTGAGGGAGGCCATGAATGGCAAGTGGAATCCTAGCATTGATTCTGGAGCCGATATAACAGTAATTGTGCAGGATACCTATCACATGAATGGGGACTTAGTCGAGCGTCTTTCCAAGAATTTTACTGCTACTAAAACTATCTGGTGCACAGATGATGCAAAAGTCTGGGCCCAGGCTCTATCAGGAGCTACACGTGTTATACTATCTTCGTCTGTAAAGAATATTAAACATCAATCATGGGCATGGCTCTGGCTTGCACCCGTAGGCTGCAAGATCCTTGAGCTCCAGGAGGAGAGGGAGCCGTCGGATTCTCTAGTGCATTTGGCTGCAGCTGCAGGGCTCGAGTGGACCTTACTCCAATATCCCCGTTCAACGGCAGAGGGATTCAAGAGGATTGTGGAGAAGGAGGTGGGCAAATGGGGCCCTAAGAGTCCTGAGGCTCCTAAGCCTGATGAACTAGAAGAGACACCCATATCAGTTGAAGTCACAGATACAATTCCCACAATAATTCAAACTGAGGCATTCGCTGCCCCACCCACCATTCTAACACCACCAAGGTCAATGAAACACGGATTCTTTGGTCATAAGGGAGATTCATTCCGTGAACTCATTGACCTCTGGGAAGAGAAGGGTCTTGTCGTAAGAAAAGAGGATCCTGCTCTAACTCAATGCTGGTTGGGTGAAGTGGGTGGTATCCTATTATACGATAGGCCAACGTGGGCATGGCTAGACAAGGCGCCTGCTCCAGAGCAAATCTATAAGGTCTGTCTAGCCGGAAATCCAGACCACTCTGAAAAGCCATCGGCAAAGCCCTGGATTTTCTGGCCTCGTCAGCCCAGGCTGGTAGAGGAAATGGCTTTAATTCCACGGAAATCATTTGATGACCGCACAGATAATATGGTCTTCTTCGGACGTATTGAAAATGATGTGCAAGCATCTTATAGAACTAAGGAGATTGAATCGTGGTCTTCCATTTGCAACAAGTTCTCTATGCAGCAAGGAAAGGAGCCATATGCACTGAGTCCTAAGGAATATCTGGAAGCACTGCAGAATGCAAAATATGGACTCTGTCTACGTGGCTATGGACCAAAGTGTAATCGTGAAATAGAGCTTCTAGCTATGGGCACTGTGCCAGTAGTTACAAGCGACGTTGATTTTTCTAATTATGCAGAACCCTTGATCAATGGTGTCCATGTGATTCTGGTAAGAGATAAGGCCGATGCAATGGAGAAACTAAGTTATGGGATGTCAGAGGAAAAATGGAATGAAATCTCTGAAGCCGGATTCCAGTGGTGGAAACGCAATTGCTCGGTTGAGGGATCCTGGGCACAGACTAAGGTTCATTATGAATAACTTGGAAAAGCATTTCCCATGCTTCTCTGTCAGTGGCATTCGTTAAATTTTCAATTGTAATTATCATTGCCGTAAAAAGTAAAAGATAAATCATTCTATAGAATCATTTATATTTTATTATTTTAGACCCGTGCTCATTTTAAATTGCCGTTTTTATATTACATGTTATTAGATGGAGTTCGTTCCAAGCGATGCTTATATTATAATGGGACACGGGAAAGAGCCAGAATTTAGACCAGTAAAGAATGAAATAATACAACACAAAGTAAAAGCAACAATACCTACGATTGGAACAATAATTAATGATGATTTCATAGATAATGATTCTGCATTTATTGTTCCAGATAATTGTATGGTTATTGTAAAATCAAGACCTGGTGAAATAGCGTATCACGCTACAGTAGGCCCATTAGTAAATAAAGTAGGTGATATTTCTAAACAAGAACTATTTAGAAACCCTTTATCAAATACAAAACAACTAATAAAGGAACTAGGATCGGTTATGATCTATAAACCCGGCGATAAATGTCCTAACTATATATACTGTCTATATTCTCCAGAAGACATTATACATGAAACTTATATTAGTCACCTTGGATTATTAAAAATACCTCTTAAATTTCCATTTGAGAGGAAAAAATACGATGATGATATTAATCCAGATGACACGCCAATTACTAAGTATATTAATACAATTTATAAAGAAAGTGTATATCCTACAACAGAACAAGTATTACAAATTCTATTGAAGACTCATAATAATTCTATAAAAGGGACAAATGAAGAAGGAAGAATAATGACTACATCTGACCTTCCATGGACAGATGCAAATAATATGATGAATTTTTTTTCAATAACTCAGAAAGAATTACTTCAAATAGGAGAAGATGGTGTAGCCAAACGAGCAGGTGTATATTATAACTTTGTATGTAGAGAAACTAATAGGAAAAAAGGCACAAGAAATATAATTAGAAGGCTTATTGGAGAAGCAGAAACAAAAAGAAAGCCATTAATAAGAAATCTATATACTGGTGGTAAAAGGACACGGAAAAATAAAAGGAAATAATTTATCATACCACAACTTTAGAGTTTTTCTATAACAATGAAATACTCTACAGGTTTCAGTCAGATTACCTGAATTTTCATAATGCTTTATAGCAGTTAGTTTATAATCGGAAGAGTGTTGTTGTCCCACCATTGCTCCTTACTAAAAACGGCAATTTAAAATGAGCACAGGTCTAAAACCATCCTAGAAAAACTTTCTCGCAAAGAATCTCTGTTTTTATTTTGGTGCACGCATTTTTCTGTGTGTCTGTTTCAGAAAATCTCTGATTTCAATAAAAATTGAAGAAAATCCTGGGCTTATTTAGATTAATAATGGAGTCACCAATGGAGTCGCCAATGGACTCACCAATAATTACGCCTATGGTTCCATTCAAAATAAATTTATCCAAGCAAACTGATATTAGTTACTACGACATGCAAGAACGTCTTATAGACCTCGGTATCTTTAATTATGATAAAATAATATCAGACGATGAAGAGCGCAGTGTATGTATTTTTTCACTTGATGGGCAAAAATTTGTAATGAAACTCGGTAATCGTTCAGATAAAGATGATACTACTAAATTTCACCTTTTGAAAAAAGAAGCCGCAATATATAAGGAAATTCAGAATTTTCCTGAGAATTCTAAGTATTTTCCTAGAATACTAAATTCCGGTGATGTCAATAATGAGTTCTACTACATAATCATGGAATACATTCAGGGTAAAACACTCTATGATTATTTAAATGAGAAATATAAGATAGCTGATTTTAATAATTCCAATGAAATACTAACTATCTTATTAAATCTCACAATGGCCTTGAATGCACTCTGGTCACATGGAATCGTTCATGCAGATCTTTCAGTTGAAAATGTAATGATTGAACCAGATCTGAATGTCAAATTAATTGATTTTGAGAAATCTGCAAAATATATACCATTAAAATTTAATACAGTTGGCACTTCTAGACTTAATATAAATAGTAAAAGTATATCAGGTTATGGATATTTTTTCTTAGTTCGCATTTCACTCGCTGTTCTAAAAAACAAAGATGCATATATTCCATTGTTGTATGCTATTAAATCCTTGATTGAACCATGTGAAGATTGCAAAGATATTTATTATAAGTGTGCTAAACTTATAAAAGCAGAAATTAAAATGGCGGGTGGTTCTAAACGTGGAACTCGTAAAATATTGCGGACTAAAAGGAAGGCTACTAGAAACTCAAGGATTAAAGCATAAAATTGAAGGCACGTTTAGGCCCAGGGTGAAGTATGTCCAAACAGATTGATCTTTATAGCCAGGAACTGATAAATATTACTGTTAAGGGTGATTGTCATATAATTCAAGTTGCCGGCAAATCTCCATGGGATACTGGTGATAAGCATATAATTATTATTCGAAAGGAAGAACTTTCAGGAATCCATATGCAAGGTGAAACGGTAACCTTTCATTTTAAGACATTTCCAGCAATACTTGCTAAAATAACTGGTAGTAATAAAAAGGCTCTAGATAATCTTACCGAATTTATGAAGAAGCATCTAGTGAATGATACTGAAGAGATTGATATCTAAAGACCCAGCCTCTTCTTACCCCATTCAATTGTCTTCACCAGTTTCCCAGGAGCCATCGGCTGTGAATAGCCGCGGACATCAAAAAGCCCCCCTCGGAAAAGCTCAGGCTTATTCTCAAACTGAGAAGAATCAGCCTGCCAATTGTTTTTTCCTAGATAGTTATTTGAGGTTATGGAAGTCTGCGGAAGATGGGCCCCCTGTTTCTCTGCCATCTTAATTCCATTAATCCAGACTTGTAGAGCCGGTCTAACACTGTCTCCAGATGCAGTCGTAATACAACAATGCGTCCATTTGCCCAACTTAAATGCCTTCAAGACATTTACGTGGTCCATACGCAACTTTCCATTCCACACCTCATATATTAATGTAGCAGTCTTAGGGTTTCCATGTGTCTGGGCCTTTGCATTACTGAACGGCTTGATTGTCGGTAACTTTCGTGGCAGGACCTCCTTATCATAGACATAGTCATCAACATTCGCAGTAGAAAGCATTAGGGCCTGTGGACTCATATCTGGAACAGGCTGTGGTCCAGATGGGGGGTCAGGAATTACACAGGAATCTTCAGGTTTTCTGATTTCTGAGCTGTCATCCATACTCTGATCTCCACGTCCCACTATCCCGATAAAGACATTATCAATTCCTGCACCATTTCCGAAATCCAGGATATGTGCATTATTCGTGAATTCATCAAACCTCACCCAGAATGAAATGGCCTTCAGTGTTGGCAACGAAATTTTCTTGCCGAAACTCATATCTGAAGAATCACCCAGGCGAATGAATTGATTGATTCCATTGAATTGCAGGCCCTCCGTAATCTGAACACGTTCATCAAGTGTCGTAGTCTTATTTCCCTCCATTAGCTGGGAAGGCAAGGTCTTCACTTCCACCTCGTCAATCTGGAGATCTCCTGAAGTGTAGGTAGTCAAATTCTCTGCATAGTCCTTCATATCGTCAATGAAACGAAACCAGAACATTATACCTTCATAGAAATATACAATTTCGGCAATATCATTAGGCGGATTTGTGTCAATCATTTGCCTGGAATCAAATGTTGTTGAAAGAGCCCTGTAACACTGTGCCTCAAATCTCCCCCCTGGCATTTTCACAACTGCACAATAATCACTCTTGCTATCGCCATCGACATCTCGCATATAGTCATCGCGACTTGTGCGAAATCCATCCTTTACTGTGGGGGTTCTGAAACTTATAGAACCTAAGTTTTCAGTTCCAGCCAATGCACATGCAAAGAACTTCTGGGATTCTTCTTTAGTGTCTTTAGGCACTAACATTCTACAGAAATCATGATTCACGCCGAGCCCCTGGACATCTGCATATCCCATAACATGTCGGTTCTCCTGAATATATGCAGAATCATCTGAACCAAATGAAATATCTCCCCGACGAGGAAAGTATGCAAATAAGAATTGATTGTCACCGGGACCCGTCATAAATCCTTCTTTAAAATATACAAGTGGATTCCAAATATCTAATGCTAAAACAATGAAAAGTAGAATTACTATACTGAACATTAAAACATCCCATGACATCTCCTAATCTAATGTATTTTCTATTGTAATTAAACTTTACCTGAATTAGATATGTGGGGTGGCCGGATTCTTGGCAAGGGAACGTATGGCTGTATCTACCAGCCTATATTGAAATGCCGTAAGAAAAAGGGCAAGAACATAGAAAATTCAAGTGATTCAAAGTTAGTCGGAAAAATCACCTCAAAACGTGATTCACAGAATGAACTTGCAGTCGCTAAAATTCTAAGTAAAATTAAAGGATCTTCTAATTACACCATTATTTCTGAACTAGATAGCTGTACACCCCGTGCTAAATCTAGACAAGATGACAAGGACATTGAACGATGCGATTTCTTAGAAAACAACAAACTCCAGGATTCAGTTCAACTCCTAATGCCATGGGGTGGCTATCCCCTGAGTCGTATTAATCTGGATCCCCATGTCTTTGATTTTTTCAGATTTTCTAAGGAAATCCTGGCATGCGGAGCATTCTTAGTAACCAATAATCTCTGTCATTTTGATATCTGGGGGCAGAATTTCCTATTTGACAAACATAACAAACCGAAACTCATTGATTTCGGATTCACATTTCAACCAAATAAACTTATTATCGATGATCTCAAGGAGCGCTGGAGAATTTATTCGTTTGATCACGATACTGAAACCCCTGAAGTTACCTTGATGTTAGGAACTCACGATAATGTTCCACTCGTCAATCTTATTAACGGGCTAGAACGAGAAAAACCAGCAGTCCAAAGGCTAGTTGCATTTTGTGAAGTAAATTCAGCAGATTGGTCTAATGATTTATTAAAATGGACAAAAATGTCAAAGAGTTTTCAACAGCATGACTGGTTACACTGTTGGAAAGTCTATTGGCCGGGATTTGATGCTTGGTCTATTGGAGCAGTTCTCCTACAAGTTCTTGAAATAGAATTATCTATTCCGGAATTTGTTAATTCGGCTTCATGGATTTCTCAAGGGTCTAAAATTAAGGAAGTTCTAAAAGGTCTAACTCGCGCGAATCCAATTGATCGCCTGGATGCAGCTGAAGCATTGAGTCTTCTTACTAACGGCTACCACCCCTTGATTTCCGTCGGGTCTGTTGGTAGCGACTGGGTCGAGGAAAAGAAGAGGATGAGGTCTTAGCTAATTTAGCCCCTCCTTCAATCCTTGCATCCGACATCAAATACAAGGGTTTTCCACGAGGAACACAATAGTAACCACAGAATTTCGTATATTCCAAATGATCTTTACGGTCCTTGGAATCTTTATAAATAAAAAGGGCTCTGTCTGGTCTTATTATAGGCCGCCCAGAGGCATCCTCAGTTGTAACATTCATTGAACCTGGCTTATGAGACCATGTTCCATTTTCATGGGAATCTTGAACTTTATCCTGTCTCAAGAAATGATAATCTCGCTTCGGATCAACTATTAGTGCAATCTTACTCGTGCCCTCAGGACATCTCTGATGATATTTTATTGACCGAACATCTGGATTATCTCCCCACATACGGCTAACCATGTCTATGCAACCCTTCTTATGTTTTTCAGGAAATTGTCCATATCCTGATGCATACCCAGGCTGATGAAAACCCACATCGCAATCCTCCGTTTCATCACATTTTTGAATAAGCTTCTTATCAATGACATTCATAGAATATGTAAAACAATTATGAGTTTCTTTCAAACTACTATTTTTATTCCATGCCTCAAGGTTTCGTATCGGTTCCGCTCCAGACATCGGACTCTTCATGCACGACTTTGAGGATCGTGTTTTCAGGTATCTTTGACCCTGACGAGGATACGGAGCATGTGTCTGAATCTGCAGATTCTCCTGTGGCTTCTCCTGTGCCTGTGCCTGTGCCTGTGGCTTCTCCTGTGCCTGTGGCTTCTCCTGTGCCTGGTGATAACTGCACCATGCTTGTTTTGGCAAAGGTGGTCGCTTGCAGCTGAGGTCGCACTGACAAACTGGTTTCCGAGGAAGCTCCTGAAACTCCGGGAGAGACTGGTCTCTCATCTAATTTGCCTGCTATATTCCTTGACCTCGGCTGTAATCCTAGCATATTCGTTTTCATATCACCTACCCACTTTTCTATTACATCTTTTTGTTCCTCTGGTAATGCTCGCAATGCAACTTGTTGTGTAACTGGTGTCGGAGTTATCATTGGTGTTTTCGCACTTGTTGCATTTCCTACACCCGAAGTATCCGTGAATTTCCAATATTCCTCTTCAACCTGTCGCATCTTTATTTTTTCCGCCATGTGAAAAAATACTAGGAATTGGTTATCATGCGTTGGAACAACACCGTCCTTGCCAGAATAACGACCACTCAGGCCAACATATTGCCAACCTTCTGAATGTAAAAGTTCAAGGGTAGTATTAATGAAAAAATACTTCTTGTCAACCTTGAATAGCGTCATGAATCCATTAGAAATTGTTACTGATAAAGATAAGACCCAGGTTGCCCAATATATTTGCACCTGAAAAGTGGATCCCTGAATTGATAGAAATGCAGGAACCAGAATACTTCCAACCGTCATAATAATTCGCGTTATGTAAAACATATAAGCAAGTGTAATGGATCTTCGGTGAAAATTGTGTAAAACTTCCAAATATCTTTCTTGTAATACGGTTTTTTTATACTTATCTATTTTCAAAGTATCAAATATATCAAAAAGTGAACTTTCCGGAGTTTTTGTTCTTTTGAACCACATACCACTATTTCTGTCTGAGATTAGAGAGATGCAAGATCTCACGGACACCAAACTTTATTATATAAATTTGGATAATAGACCCGATCGTAGAAAAATGTTTGAAGGACAGCTTGCCCTTGCAGCAATGCCTCCTGTTGAACGAATTTCAGCGATTCATGGACTCTCAGTTGATATTAAAAAAGATAAGCGCGTAGGGATGAATGCCCGGGTTCAAGTAGTCACAGAATATAGACGTTCTCATTATGAAATCCATAGCCGAGGTGCTATTGGTGCGTCTCTATCACATTTAAAAGTCTGGCAGGCATTTCTGAAATCTGGGGCCAAATATGCACTCATAATGGAAGATGATGCACAGTTACCCCCCACATTTGCAATGATGGTGCGGGACTGTGCCAAAGATTTACCTTTAAAATGGGATACATGGATTCTAGGATGGAGTCATACACCCGTGGATACGGGTAAAGAAGCAAGCCCTTTTAAGCGTATTCTGCATTTTATTGGGGCACATTGCTATATCATAACACGCAAGGCTGCACAAGCATTTGTTGATGAGGCTCTGCCAATTGAAACCCATGTTGAACATTTCATGAATAATGTTGCCTTTTTACGAGGCCTTGTTATTGTGCGAGATATTCGCCTTCATCTACCCCAGGTTGATCGTGTTCTAAATATTTCAGATGTAAGAAAACCTGAGGGCTGTCCAACGTGCTTAATTGATGATAAGCAGGAGGCTATGGAAGCTAGGAGAAATAATATGCAATAGGCTTTTTGTAAACAGTTTTAGACCGGCGGGCATTTCAAACCGGCACAAGGCCTAAAAAATTGACGAGCAAAAGTTGGGTACGTAGGGTCCAATAATACTATGCCATCCTCAGAAGATAGATGCTATGGATGTGAAGATGGATGCGATAGTTGTATAAAGCCTTTAGCAAGACCAGGGAAATATGATACTGATATACTAATAAAAAACATGGCGCTACTAGAGAAACTGATTACGTCTAAACTTGATGATTTATCTAAAAAAGAAAAATGTCTATATTCGTTGAAAAAACAAGAAAGTAGTTCTTGCTTGTTTTATCAGACCCTTATCGCTAATAACGAGGGGACTATTATGATGGGAAGATCTACTCAGAGGCGTGATAACACAGAGATTGTAGTTGAAAGACTTAAAGATGGAAAAATATTTGACGACGAGTCTTTCATTATTACTATCACTGCTGGCGGTAATGTTAATACTTGGAATAATATTATGACATACGAAAGATGTAAGAGGTGGTGTGATTTCTTTGAGCCAATTGTAAGGGAGTGGTTATCTGTAATTAGGCGGGGTTAAGATCTACATGATATACTACTCAAACCCTTCACTGCAGAGAGCTTTTAATATTCGGTATAATGTTTTCCATTCCTCTTTATTTTTAATGCCATTTTAAAAGCAGGTTGGTCTAAAAGTGCCGGTTTGAAATGCCCATTGGTCTAATAAAATTCTGCCAGCAAAAAGGATTTTTATATGACTTCGCCTATAAAAGCGAGAAAAACTTATTTAATCATATATAATAGATGGTTAATATTACTTCTAATTCATACATAAATCATATTACGGTTAATAAAAAAGAAAAGAAACTCCTTAAACAACTTACACGATGTAGAACAAGGAAATGTTCTAAAGTAACTAAAGAATACGTTAAAGAAAATCAGATTTTTGAAAATAAACTAGATAAAAGATGTAATACTACTAATTTTGACTGTCTTGATAAATTTTCTAAAAAGCACGGTGCAAAATCTAGAAAACTTATACTAAATTTATGAAATGTTCTAAAGAAAAATGTGCTAAAGAAACTAAACTGTGGAGAAATAATCTGAAACCCCTCAAGTAAAATAGCGCCTGAAAAAATTGAACCTATACGCTTGGCATTTATAGTTACATAATGCCGATTGTATACCCTCACACCTTCAGCTCTGAAGGCACCGGTCCCTGGTGGGGCATTCGCTGTTCTACAAAATTCTATCAAGATACTGTTAGACAACTTGATAATTCTACACGCTGCTTTGTCTATATGACAAATATTCGCGGTGAGACACTTGCCATTGCAATTGAGGGACCTTATACCGACGATGTAACGGAAGACATTGTCTTTGCCCCCTCTTGGGTATTTGACCGCCTGACACTTTCTGAGGGAGAGGAAATTATTATGGAGCCAATTCTTGAGCCACTGCCAAAGGGTGAATCTATTACTATTCGACCTCTGACTAGTGCAACTGTTGAAGGACCCATGTTCCTAGAGGGACTTACTGAGGCCCTGAATCAACTCGGTGTTATTCAAGAGGGTATTCTTTCGGCCATCGTAGACCCATCTCTCCCTGAGCTACACCAGTTTGCCATTGAGAGTCTAGTGCCAAATTCTGTCTGCTTGGCTGATGGCGAGCTCCGCGTAGAAATTGAGAGGGCGCTTGATAGGCCACCTACACCTGAGACTTTGCCTGCGCCTAATACTTATGAAACGGAGTTCGAATCCGAGTTGCCAATTGCACCAATTGCCTATGATGAAAATTCTCAGGAGAGTTTCACTCCTATTATACCTGGGGTATTTGTTCCCTTTAGTGGAAGAGGGCGACGTTTGGGTGGCTCTTAAATATAATTAAATAATTAGAATGCCTTGGGTATGTTCAGCATGCAGTTTTGAAAATCAAGAAATCAACATGGCTTGCGAAGTTTGTGGTACTTTACGTGAGGGATATACACATAATATTCTTGAAACCAATAAAGGTGATGAATTTAAGAAAACGAAGGATAACGTAGTTTTAACCTTTGGTAGATTTCAACCCCCGACAAAAGGTCATAAAATTCTATTTGATGAAGTTTCTAGATTAGCTACAGAACAAAATGCAGATGCATTCGTTTTTGTCGTGAATTGTAGTGGGGGCACTTGTGTTGAGCAGCCATTGCCAATTCATATTAGATTAAATATTCTAAAATTAATGTATCCTTCTTCAAATTTAAAGTTTATTGGGTTACACGACCATGATAATGGTGTCAATTTAGATATTATTATTACAGAATTATTAGAAAGGCAACATTATCTTCCTGAAAATATTACTGTGATAGAAGGTTCAGATGCAGTAGAAGTAATTGATGAAAGTATTCAAAATGTAATTAAAAAGAAACAAAGGATGGTAGAAGTTGCTGAAAAGGCACTTGAAAAATTAAAAGAAACTCAGCTATTATATAATGATGCCAAAATAAATGTTATACAAGCTGGAAAAAATAGAACAACAAATAATAAAACAGAAGCATCAATTTCAGGAACAATGGTGAGAAAAGCTGCTTTAGATGGTGATAAAGAAACATTTTTTGAAAATGTATTAATTGGTGATATGACTAAATCAGATGCCATTGCATTAATGAATATAATACGAAAATTAGATAAGAAGCAAGAAATAGCAGGTGGTAGTCGCAAGATGCAGAAGAGTCGCAAGATGCAGAAGAGTCGTAAGATGCAGAAGAGTCGCAAGATGCAGAAGAGTCGCAAGGTTTAGTAAAAAAGTTGAATGTTGTAGTTCAATAAAATGTGTATAAATGAGTGCGGAATTAAATAAAGTATGTAAACAACAGAAACCTTGGAAACTCTCGTCTCATTATGACGATTCCGATCCAAATGCACGTATTTCAGAATCTGAAATTATAGAAGCACTTGGAATTAAAGAACAGACACTGTATACTCATCTACCTGCCAAGAAATTTCCAAGAGAAGATGGTTATATTGTGGGAATTAAACTTGCTGAGAAGGATCCTTTTGCAACTGTTACTAAGATTCCTGTGGTCACATTTACATTAGACGATTTACAGGAGGCAGAAGCCGATACTGAAATCTCAGAGAAACAACTCATTACCGCATCTGAACCCGCCATATCACTTAATGATTTGAAAGATCTAGCCCGCCAAGCAAATAATAAAGTCGCCGAAAAATACAATACATTAAATTACGCTAATAATAATAAACCAAAGGGGAAAAAAGAGGATTTTCCTACATGGTTTAAGAGTCAAATTTGGCGCAAGGCCCATGGGTCTCTAGAGAAAGTCCAGTGCCCTGTATGCTCTATGAATCTCATTAGTGTAGATTCATTTAGTGCAGGCCATATTCTAGCCGAATCAAAGGGTGGTATGATGTGTTCTGAAAACATCATGCCAATCTGTCCTGAATGTAATTCCCAAATGGGAGCCAGACATCTGTATTGGTTCGCCTGGCATTATTATGGAAAAGTTATGTGGTCAGTATACTGACAAGTTTATTAAATGTTTAAGACTGGATGATAGTGTAGTTAAATGCGGGAACTGTATTATTTGTATGAGTGCCAGTCGCAAATACTTTTAATATAAATCCATTTGTTACAGGCCATGCAGCCGCAACTATCCATCCAGCAAAATTAGCCACCGGATTTGCAATAACTGTATCGTTTACAGTTACACCCGTTACTGTAAATGCTAAGTCGTATACATCTCCAATATTATAATTACCAGCATGTGAAGGACCAGGAAGTGAAGATGTTGTAGACAAATTGGATCCCTTCAGTATTCTTGTAATTAATGTTCCAGATGCGGCTACCTTAACTCCACCTTTTAATGTGCTAGCATCAGTGACAGAAAGGGTTCCAGTTAGTGCACTGTTACCGGTAACATTCAAATCTTCAAGAATATTAACCGATCCATTTGTCAGCGTAGGTGCACTGTGGTCCGTGAGGCCGCCAACAGGATCTACTGCGTCCTTAAGATAGTTAGGGCGATCTCCATTGTAAACCGCAAACACGGGGGCATTCACATCAATGAAACCATTCAGTCCAGATTGATTATCAAAGACACCCACCATCACAGTAGACGGAGGGAATGTTGTGGTAACACCATTCACTGTATCAATTGGGTGTGCACCAGGGAAAAGCTTCTTACCATTTTCGCGTAAGATACGCCCAGCAGGGCAAGTGCCAGAAGTTGCACCAGTTACCTTTGATAAGTCACCAGTGGTTTTAAATGTCTGGGAATTCATCGACGTTTTATATGTGAAAAAGTTCAGGTGGAATGCAGCGGTAGCAATATATGAACGCGCGGATACTTCCTTTAGTTGCCTAGACATTATATTATAGCCGGATAAAATATAATTGGACCAGATTTTAGAATAGATCTAATTATATTTTTTGTAAAAGCATATTAACAAGATTATTACGCGGTGTCTGTAAATGCAGCAGTTCTAGAAAGTTCAAATAAGCTTGTTCCATTGCAAATATAGTGAATTGTATATATATTAGTATTTGTTACAGAAAGTGTTCCCATACCCTTGATATTTGTTCCAAATGTTATTATATGAGAACCACCGCCGGTAACAATCAAGAATACCTGTGCTCCTACAGACGGATTTGTTAAACTAATAGTAACATTCGCACTTGTAGTCATAGTAAATACTTGACCAAGACTCACATCTAGAGTAGTAGCGTTAGAAGTGGTAATAAGTGGCGTTATAGTAGAGGAACGCAGTTGACCTGAAGCAACAACCTCACCAGGACTGGTGACATCTCCAGCACTAGTAATATGTCCAAGGGAAAGAACAGAAGGTCCAAGATTCTTCGTAGTATTATCCGTAGTATAGAGAGAATCCTCCTGGTAATTTGGCCTATCGGTATTGTATGGAGCAAACATGGGGTCATTGGGATTAATGAATCCCTTAAGCCCACTGCTTGTATCATAGACACCGACCATATAGGTAGAAACACCCGAGTGAACATCAGGGTATAGCTTCTTACCAGATTCACGTAACACATGGCCAGCCGGGCAATTTACAGTAGTAGCACCTGATACTGCAGATAGGGCACCGCTTGTAATAAATCTTGGTGCAGGACCCTTGCTAACCGTATAAGTATAGAAATTTGCATTAAATACATCCGTTGAAATATATGACAGTGACCCAACTTCTTTCAGATGACGATCCATTATACATTAAAGACATATTTTTATTCAACGTAAATCAGAAAGCCCTTGCGCATCACTGTAAAATTGAAAATCATTTTTGTATAAATTTGTATCATACATGGATTCTAATCTAATTCCTACAAATACTGTCATAAGTTTAACAGATACTAACGTTAAAGTGAAGGTTAAAGCCAAGGTGAAAGCAGAAGCAAAGCTAGAGCCAAAGCTAGAGCCAAAGCTAGAGCCAAAGCTAGAGCCAAAGCTAGAGCCAAAGCTAGAAGCAAAGCTAGAGCCAGAAGCTAATACAAGGCCCCAATGTGCAATTTGTGTTGAGCCATACAATAAGGCCGCAAATACCGAAATCAAGTGTTGCTTCTGTGAAAAATCCGCATGTCGTCGCTGTATTCAGACTTTCCTCACTACAAGCACTAATGACCCCCACTGTATGCATTGCTCTCGTGCCTGGGAGCGTGAATTTATCGATGACAATCTCACGATGACTTATCGAATGGGCGATTATAAGAAACATCGCGAGAACATTCTCCTGGATCGCGAGATTGCCCTTATGCCCGCCACCCAGCATCGCGCAGAGCAAATCCGTTCAGCCGAAAAGATGGAGCGAGAACTTATTCCTCCCTTCGATAAGGACCTCAGAGAGCTCTATGCTAAGCAGGCTGAGGTAACCAAGGAAATCAATCGGGTCTATACTCTAAGGGCCGATGCATACTATCAAATCAGTCGTCTTCGTGATGGTCGTGGTGAGAAGGCTAAGTCCGAATCCACCTTCATTCGCAAGTGTCCTGACTCAGAATGCCGCGGTTTCTTAAGTTCTGCACTGAAATGCGGACTATGTTCCAAGTGGGCCTGTCCCGAGTGTCATGAGCTCAAGGGTGAGAATCGAGACTCTGACCATACCTGTAATCCTGACAATGTTGCCACCGCAAAGCTCCTGGCCAAGGATAGTCGCCCCTGTCCTGGCTGCGCCGTGCTAATCACAAAGATTGAGGGATGCGACCAGATGTGGTGCCCAGAGTGTCATACAGCCTTCTCCTGGCGCACAGGTCAGAAGGAATCTGGTGTTGTCCACAATCCACATTTCTACGAGTGGCAGCGTAAGCAGAATGGTGGTGTTGCACCTCGTGTAGTCGGAGACGTTGCATGTGGTGGAATTCCAACGTATCACGATGTTCGCCATAGGCTTGTAGGGCTTTCAGCTAAGGAACAAGAGTGTGTGCTGAATTTCCATCGGATTGTGCAGCATGTTCAGCACGTTGAATTACAGAGATTCCATAATGTCTTCAATGAACTGGATAATCAAGATATTCGCATCCAGTATTTGCTAGGAAATGTCAACGCAGATGATTTGAAGGTGGAGGTTCAGAAAAGAGAGAAGCGCCGAGAGAAGGAGCGAGCCATGCGCCGAGCCATGGAGGTTCTAGTGCAAGCTGGCACTGATCTTCTCAGGCGAATCATGGCTGAGACGGATGTTGCCAAGAAAGGGGCAATTATAGATGAGATTGATTCACTGCGGATATACATTAATGAGCTTCTAGAGAAGGTAAATGACCGCCTGAAGCTCTCTGTGCCACAGTATAGCTCTAATTGGATGACGACATATCCCTTCAGCCCCACGGCAAAAAAGGCGAAGAAGCTTGAAGAGGAGAAGAAACGTGCAAAAGACAAAATCGCTGCAAATCAAGCGGATATTGCTAGAACAAGAGAAGAGATAGAGGCCGCACGAGTAGCGCGAGTAGCGCAAGTGGCGCAAGTAGCGCAAGTAGAGCCTGTGGCGCAAGTAGCAAAAGTAGAGCCTCTGGCGCAAGTAGAGCCTGTGGCACCTCTAGCAAATCCAAATAATTTCACTGAATTCATGCGTGGAGTTGTAGTTCAGGCTAATATAGAGCGCACTGCTAATCCAGGGCCTCATAATAGAGGGTTACATTTGGTAATGGCAGCAGATGCTATAAGGGCCGCTAGGACTCCTACTGTAGTGGCCCCTATAGCAAGAGTAGCGCCTGTGGCAAATGAGATTACTGAAGAGGACATTCAACTTGCTATGAACTACGTATACTCTAATCCCTCTCCAACCTAATTCACCAGGACCCAGGATTCCAGTAATGATCTTATTTTTTAAATATCATATAAAATAGAATGCAAGCTAGAATGCAGATTCTTCAAGAAGTAAATCGGGTAACCCAACTTTTTAGAATGTTAGCAAAATTAAATGAGGAAATTGCAAAATATCAAAGACTATTACGAATAGCAACACGCCCTGACCAAGTTCAATTCTTAAATGCGGAAATTCAAAAGAAAACTCTTGTTCGCGCAGAACTACAAGCAGAATATAATACACTAACACAAAGCATGCGTAATACTCTACCAGCTTTGTCACACCCTAGTCCTAGTGCTGCGCCCCGGCGTAAAAATGCAAATAATACAAAAAATGTAAGGACTACAAGGCGCTGGGGGTGTGAAGGAGGTGTATGTGGATGGTTATTTGGTTCTAAAACTAGAAATCTTAGATCTAAAGCTCCTAATGCCGCAGCTCAAGCTGCCGAAGTTGCAACCGTTCAAGCTTCCCAAGCGGCCAGAGCTGCCCGTTTAGCCCAAGCGGCCGCTGCTCGAGCTGCTGAGCAAGCTGCAATAAATGCAGAAGTAAATGCAATGGCTGCTACACTACCACGTGGTCCACCCTTAGAGGGAGCTAATGCTCAATTAGCAGCTCAGGTAGCCCAGCTAGAAGCTGAGGCAGCCGCTGAAGCTCAATATGGGTCACTAGGGCCAGAACATAACGCAGTCCAAGAAGAACTTAAGCGTGGTACTCAACGTGTTCAAGAATTTAGTAATATTTTATCTGGAGTTAGAAGACGCGGCGGAAAACGCAAGAGTTCTAAGCTAAGAAAAACTAAGGCCAAGGCCAAGAACTCAAGGCGTCATAGGCATTAAACTACTAACATATTATTCTCTCTCCATCTTAATCCCCAGAAGCCTATGAATCTTCTGGAGCTGTGGTCCCGTTGGACAAAGCTTCCCCGCCTCCCATGCATTGCATGAATTCGCGGGAAATTGACCCTGCATATCTAACTGTTTCTGTGTCCATCCCTTTGATACTCGCACCTGAGCCATCTCAGCCCTTGACTTTCCAGTGAGAGTGAGGGGCTTTGTTACTGAAACATCCTCGGCCTTCCTGGCTGTCTGGGCTGCAACTGACAGGGCGGGCCTTGTTTGGCCTAGCTTTGTAGTGGTTTTGGTAGAAGACCTCAGAATAACAGGTTCCCAATCTTGTTGCATTGTATGCATTTTACAATAGTCCCTGGTTTCAATTTTTTTACCTAGCATAATTTAGATGCAAAATAATATCCCACCTGGCGCAGTACTAACTGGCGGCAAGTCTAAGAAAACAAGGACTAAAAAGGCTAATAGCAAGGCCAAGAGAAGGTCTAAAACTAGAAGACATTAATCACGAAGAATGAATCGTCTCGTGATCATACGCGTAGGAGAACAATACCTCTGGCAAACATCAAAGCCCCTTGGACTTTGGTCAAGCCCAGAATCACATGCGCAACACGTGCGCCACCTCTTCGTTGAAGGATATAATGTAATTGCACTCTTTGTAGGAAGAGGCGATATTCCTCTAGCGGCAACCAGAATTTCTGGTGTCCGAGAACGTATCTTGGAAGACAGTTTTTTTCCTCAATCAATTGATCTAGGAGAACTCTGGACATTTCTACAATTTGACCCAACTAATATGATGAATCTTGAACAAACCAATACAGTCACTCATATTTCTTCAATAAATTATATTAAATATACGGTTGGTTCTCAAATTCCTATACCCGTAAATATTTCCAGGGATTTTATAAATTATTTTATAAATATGACTGGTGCCCTGAATTTAAATTTGCCATTGAATACTAATTATATCGTTCCTAATAATGTAAATTATATCATCTAAGAGTAAGAATGAAGACCAGGCGTCTAAGAGCTAGACGCCAATCTCTAAAATCCTATGTCTGGCCAGCAAATTCCATCGTCTACATTTGCGGTGCAAACAAGGTCAAATTCGGACCCTCCGATAAGGACCTCGGTGGATCTGAGCAAGCCGTCGTGCAACTCTCCAAATGCTGGGCCAAGCAAGGCAAGCACGTGACCGTATTCGGTAATGTAAAAGAAGGTATCAAGGACGGTGTGGATTATCGCCCAATGGAAGAACTCCGCTTAGCTGACACTTTCAATGTGGCGATTTTCTGGCGCTCATTCGGTATTCGTCTGCTGCCGCTCATAAAGGCTAAGAAAGTTCTCGTTGACCTGCATGATAGCTGGGACCCAAAGAACTATGTGTCCCCTGCGGATCTCATTGAGAAAACTGACTATTTCATGGTGAAATCGAAATATCATCGGTCTCTATATCCTTATATACCAAATTCAAAAATACGTATTGTGATGAATGGAGTGCAAGTTGGACTTTTCGAAGACATTCTGGAAAAGACACCTGAGCTCGAGGAAAAAAGAGACCCCCATCGTTTCATATATGCATCTACATATGAGCGTGGTCTGGAGCCAATCTTGCGCTATACATGGCCAAGAATAAAGCGGGCCTTCCCAGATGCATCATTCCATATTTTCTACGGAATGAATCGCCTCGCCAAGACTCCTCTCGGCCAACGACTCTTAAAACTCTTTGAGCAGGCTGGAGTTCATGAGCATGGGCGTGTAGACCTCGAGGAAATTGCAAGGCAGAAGGCAAAATCCGGTTTCCACTTGTATGTCAGCAATTCTGAGACTGAAATAGACTGCATTAGTGTGCGCGAGTCTCTGCTATGTGGCTCTATACCAGTTCTAGGAAATGACTACGTGTTTTCAGAGCGTGATGGAATTCATGTTACCGGCAGTACCAAGGATGAGGCCACATATAAACGGGCGGCATCCGTGATCATCGGGTCTCTCAAGAGAGAGCCTGCCTACCTTGAGAAGATACGTGAGAAACTCAAGAAGTCAAAGACAATTGTATCATGGGATGAGATTTCAATGGCATGGCCTGTATAAATAATACTCCGCATACTACGCATACTACGCATACTACGCATACTACGCAGTGCGTTTAAATGAATCTGACTAATCCGGCGAAACGAATAGATGTCTTCCTGGATTATTGCTAAGAACAAGCAGGCAAAAAAGAAGGTAACCGTAATAACTAAGTATCATGATACTTCATTATCAGGGGATGTGTTCGATATGTATTTAGATTATATTGGCGCATATATTTACGCTCAGAAACTCGGTGAAACCTGCAATGTCTGGGATTCCAATGGCATCATAAAGGAATCTCTGAAACTAACTCCCCAGGTAAAACTCTTGAAGGAGAAGCCTGAGGCAGAGCCTCTCACAGTAGAGGAATACAGTACATTGACAAAAAAACTAACATTCAAGGAAATTCAGAAGATTGCTGCAAGTCTCATTGTCTACGACGATGCCTTGAATCGATCTGTTATCAAGACTCTAGAAAAGGTTGGAATTAAAACAATATTTGATATTGGAATCCAGCTTGTAACTGGGGCAGATGAGTCCTTGCTAAAGCGTTTTTATGCTCTAGTTAAGGCATTCCAGGTAAAGTCAAAGAAGGAGAAGTTGAATATCTATGTGATGGCAGATTCTTATGATGGCGTAGTAGAATTCCAGAAGTTGTGCGACCCTTCCTGGAAAATTACTTCCCTCAGTAAAAATGTACCCCGAGATTCAAGTGAGAATTTTATCCAGGTTCTAGCTGAGGTTCAAATTATGACTGCACTTCCCGCGCTGATCCTGGATTTTAATAGGCCTGTGGATAAATATATTTATTTGATGCAGAGAAATCCCAAGCTGGATTATTTTCTTGAATTGAATTCTATGGAATGGAATTTATTCTAATGGAATTTATTCTAATTTGATTATAGATTGAATGAGTGAACGTGCAGGGAGACTTCCTCTTGGCAGCACGACATATAAAGCTGCTAATGGAACAATTAAATCGGTTCTTGGTCGTGGAAAATCACGAGCAGCAACACCAGCAGCAGCAGCAGTAACAGCAGCACCAGCAGCAACATCTGCAGACAGAAAACCACCACCACCAGGTAAACGACAAGATACTCCTCCTCCTTCCATTGGTTTAACCGGATCTACTAATACACGGCCAGCAGGTCAACGAAGACCCTTAACGCCACCACCTAGTAGACAGGGACCAGGTGGACAAGATCCTCCTTCCATTGGTTTAACCGGATCTACTAATACACGGCCAGCAGGTCAACGAAGACCCTTAACGCCACCACCTAGTAGACAAGTCCCCACTCAACGACCTGATACAAAGTTTACAGCATCATGTGGAATCTGTAGCTGTTCTGGAAGTGACAAGAGACGATGTGCATGTTCATGTACTGCTACACCTACAACCGGTGGTTCTTTAAAGAAATCTAGGAAATCTAGGAAATCTAGGAAACTGAGAACCCGACGAGTAAAGACAAAACGCCATTCACGCCACTAGTTTTTCTAATAAGCTTTTAGATGGAATATCTTCCCGATATAGATAAATGGATTCAAAAAAAGAAAGTGCTAGAAAGAGTAGCTTCTATAGCACGTTCTCGTGGTAATAAGCGGCATATCACACATAAGCGTTATAGATCTCATAGAAAATATAGAACTCATACGCGTCGGCGCTAAAATTTGAATTTTCCATAAACAAACACAATTCATACATGGATGATCTTTATCCAAGTATGAATTCTTATGAAGCTAAATTTACAAGCATTGCAGAGTTATATATCTATTCTTCATTAATAGTCGGCATTCTAATTCTTGTAAGTTTCATATGGGTAAAGGAACCCCAGCGTTACTATAGAATAAAACGCAAGAATACTGACGAGGCACCTATTATAAATGTCTAATCCGTAATACATGTAAGTAAAATACTTGATGAATTATTTCCCCGTTTCCAGTATTCTAGCTCCTCCTTTGAAATATGTTCTTTCAAAAAACCCTTATACCACGGTAAATGTTTTGCAGTAAATTCGCCCGCAATCCTAATTTGCGTGTCTTCAGAATATGCTGGATTTATTAAACAAAATGTCGTATCAGTAGGCGCATCATAAACTTCATAATTATCTGCAATTCGTTTTTTCCAGTAGTGACTTTCCCATTCTACAATAGTCATATCGTGTTCATAATTCTTACAATCTAATAATTTTTTAGGCTCACTTATATCTAGTGCAAGACCAACCTTATATGCACGATGTCTAATTGAAAGTTCATATAATATATCACTGAAATTCTCAGGCATTCTAGGATTTAATTCCAAATCCGGATCACTCAATATATATATATCAGGTAAGGTATTCTTAAATACAGTAGCTACACCACATCCATAATTTTTATCTAACATCCGAATATCAATCTTAAGACCAAGCTCACTCTTAATTTTCTCATAGTAATCTAAGAGAGGTTGATAATTACTGTTATTATCAAAAATTATAATCGGATTCTTAAAATATTTTAATTGATCAATAAAATTCCTGACAAAAAATAAATTATTATATGCAATCACTACTATTGGGATTTCCCCTGGTATTTTTTTAAAATAATATATACTAATTACAATTGCAACAATTGTAATTGAAACTATATATATTAATTGATCATTTTCCATATCTACTGTGACCGGGTTTATAATTTATCTCGGCAAATGTCCAGACAATTTTGGCAGAATCTCCCTATGATATGTCTTGTCAAATTCTGCTATAGAATCCCTGAAATTTGCCGACGGACGAAAAGCAATAGGTCTGATCCCCTGCACATAGGTAATTGCCTGTTGTGCACTGTAGCCTCTAGTCGCAATCAAATACATTGCCATAATTGCAGCAGACCTCTGCATTCCTGCATGACAATGAATTAAGAGATTATTCCCCTGGTTATGCTCCTGCATTACTTTGTAGACAGCTTCCTGTGACCACAGTGTCATATTACGAATTTCCTCCGGTTGTAGATTATCATCCACTGGAATCCTATATTGTTTCTTAATTGTCGTGGAAAAAGGAATATCCTTAGTGGCATTAAATACCACTGTTATTCCTTTCTCTTTCATCCATTTTGCATTCTCTGATGCCCTCTTATTTCCTAACCAAATCCCTGGAACTATCTCGTGGGCATCTGGAACTGAGGCCATACTAATTGCTTGTATAAGTAAAAATGAAAAGCCCTGGCGTGCCCACTTAGGACACCAATAATGAAACCATCGAAAAGCCTGACTAAACATCTCTATCGTATGGATGAGGTCCTATCTTCCCTCAGGTGGTCAATTATAACTCATAATCTTACGGATACGGCCTTCTGGACCATTGAGCTCTTTGAATCCAATCTTATTCAAGAATGCATTGAACTCCTGGAAACCATCTGGCTCTATCATATTGGATTCGGCTCCTGGTTTGCTCTGAGACTTATCCTGTATACATACGAGGCCGGTGATATTAACCAGGCGAACCTCTTAGCAATAACATGCGCCTTCGCCAAGCGGAGACTCTGTGATTCAACTGTATTTCACCTCTTACTCCGGGGTGCTATAGCTAATAAAAAGCCCTGGGTGCCAGCATTCCCTCATACTACTGAATATCATACAGTCCAACAAGCTGTGCTGGATTGCTTGAAACGAGGAAAGCTACAGGAAGCATGGCTTCTAGGTCGGGCATTGACAGAGGAAGAGCAATGGACCTTACTGGAAGGTATGGCCAATGAGCTAGGGCGCAGTGATGAACTCCTAGTGCTGAAAGAACTCAGAGAATGTCGCCAGGAATCTCTTGCTAGCTCGTATATTCTTGTATCCCTTGACCACATTAGCTGGATGCAATCCCAGGAGGTCATGGACAATACTATACCTAGGGAAGTTCAATCGGCCATTGAAGAGTGGAATGCGCTAGACTTATCCAAGTCTATGAGAAAGCGTAGGGCCATAAAACCTAAGCCTGAGGCACTCTTGTTAACTGCCCGCAGCAAGCAAACACCCTATGAATCATCCGAGCCACAGATTCAAGACGGACTTCTTCATGCCTTACGGGATTCAGAATACTGGTCTGGGATTCTTGAGCCATATATGAACGGCGACAAATGGAAAACCCAGAGGCACAAAGAGCTCTTCTACGATACCCACTTTCCTCAAGAGATCCCTGATGAATGGTCCCTGGCTGATAGAGAACAGTCACATGGGCGTGGTCTAGGCAAGAGTGAAGAGCAGGCCCGCGCTCGCTTTATTCAACTCACACTTCAACACTCAAAGAGTCTTGAATTATGGAATTCTAGATTTCCTAATGGGTTCGACTGTTCCATGGATTGGACAGCACTATATTCTTCACGGCCTATATTCTCACTCCCCATGAAGCCAGTAAAGAAGGTATTTGAGATTATTTAGAATTTATAAGCCTTTAGCATACAGCTCCCCAATCTTATCAATGACTGCATCGTCTAAGGGCTCATATGTCGTTACACAGAAACGAACTATGCTATCCCTATTATGGCTTACCATTGAGCATACTACCTTTCCTGATAGCCTATCCCGCAAGAAGGTCAGTGTAGAATCATCATTGCCAACAAAGACTAGGCAGTTATCAGATGGACTATAGACGAATTTAATTGAAACAGTGCGCACCTCGGTATTTTTTGCAAGATCCACTGTGGTAATTACGAAACCACTGCTACCGTCCATGAATTTAGCAGTATCCATGGAAAACGAGGGCAGGCTACTCAAGCTATCCTGACGAATAAGTGCCTTGACGACCTTCGGCTGAAGTTTAGATTCTGCTAGACCCATATATGGTATATTGCGAAAATGCTTTAGACATCTTTAGCCCAAGGTTATGCTATGCCCAAGGCTATGCCTAGAATTCTTTATAAATCGCATCTAAGAGAATTTCCGTTTCAATATCTATCCTTTTCAGTAGCTCTGGATTATTTAATTCCTTTGCAATATACCAATCTCTCGTATGATTTATCCACTTTCTAACTGTTATATTTTCTGGAACGCTATCATATGCCAAAATAAAACTTACCACCTTATGACTTGCCATCTCTGCATAATCAGCCTCTAATCTTAAAAAATCAATAACCGTATCCATTATGATTCGATTTGACTTCTTGAAAAATGCCCGTATTGCCTCAATATTTATTCGTCTGCTATTGTATAGTATAAATTTCGCTAGTGAGCAATTTCTATTCTTTAACTCCTCAAGAATCCAGGAATACTCACCCAGGGTCTTGCATTGAAATATCACTGACATAAGTTGTGCATATGTTAATGGTAAATTTGTCAGTAAATTCACAGGATCTTGTGGCTCAGCAAACATGTAATCTGATAACAGAATTCTATTCTCGATTGCTCTTCGAATTGTATTCGCCTCATAGACAAAAGATATTTTATTTGCAAAATCAATTATGCGCACAAGCTTCTTAGGGACCTCAAGAGTAACAGGGTCTTCTGTATTTTTAACACGGCGCAAGCACTGTGCAATACGCCACTTGTAAATAAGGGGACTCAGAAGTCTCTTAGTCTTGAATATACACAAATATAGACCACGGACTGTATTCCATTCTAATTCCTGTTTCGCATAATATGCCCGAATCTGTGACTTTATTGCCGGCGACGGCTTATATATCCATCCTGTGGCACTAGTCTTTGTAAAGTTAAATCGGATACTTCTTATATTTGATGCAATAGTATCTTTTAGTTTAGAGTAAGAACAAATATGGCTAATAATGGAAAACTTATAATTAACAGAATCTGATACTTCAAGGGCACGGGGTAAGTGCCAAAAGGGACCCATGTGCATTTTATTATTAGATTGTTTGCCGAACGATTGTAAGTTCTTAGATTTAACTTTAGCCTTAACCTTAACTTTAGCCTTAGTCTTAGCCTTAGCCTTAATTTTACATCCATTTATATCTCTTGGACCATATTTTACTAGTTTAGCTCTCGATACGCCAAGAGAAAACTCCATTAGTTAAATAATGCGAGGAATTTTTAGGCCTTTGGCTTATGGCCTTTGGCTTATGGCCTACTATTTCTCAATCTGAAACAATGTCACCCTGTTATTCTTCAAATATCCACACTTCTCCCCATTCAACGTAAATACATCGGATCCATATAGCACATAGGGGACATCTGAACCATCTATTAAGCGAACATGCCTCAGCCCCCGAGGAATATCTGGACTATAACGCTCATGGGCATTACAGTAACTCGGTGATGGCTTCAGTGTCGGGCATCTGCAGCGCATGAATGTTGCACCGTGTTTAATCAGAGCCTGACACTGATACTTGGTCAATTCATCATCGGGTAAGATTATGAATTTGCCTCGCTCCTGAGTATTCAATGCAGCAAGAAGTGGCTGCACTGGAACCCCAAGGTCAGCCGCAACCTCCTTAGCCATTGCCATTCCCTTTGTGAAGAGAACTGCATCTAGGCTTTCCCAGAGAGCTCGTGGAATTGTATATGATGCCATTGTGCAAACTTGTTGGCGAAATTTGATTCATTTTTTACAGTGTTAATGTTAAAATCCCAGATTTTTTACACTGTTTACTGCATCGTTTTTCCATTAAATTTATTTTACTCATTGAAGTAAATATGGTATCTCCTGAAGAATGGGGACCTGGTGCCTGGGATCTACTACATGGTATCGCTGAGAAAGTCGGCAATCAAACGACGACAATCATGATCAACGATGAGCGTAATGAGCTCAAACTAACACTACGGCATCTCTGGGCACTCTTACCTTGCAAGACTTGTCAGAAACACTACAAGGAATGGTTTCAAGGACATTCTCCAGATTCTTTCATTACCAGCTCCTACATGGATCTCCAGGATTCCCTGCGCTCCTGGTTATTCGCACTTCACGAGAATGTAAATCGTTCTCGTGGAGTTGAATCTGGTATAACACTTGAGGCCCTCAAAGAACGTTATGCTACTATACCCTTAAGGGAAAAAGCCCTGAGCCTCAAGGCATTCTATCAACGTGGTCTCTTAGCTAGAACTCTCAAGGCCGAAGACTGGAAACCCGCATGGAGACATTTGGACGCGCTTTTAAGATTAATTTCCTAGTTCACATATCCTGTGCCGTGCAAACAACTGGCCTCGGCTTAGTTGTCGATAATGGCAATATCTGAGACAAAATTCCAAATAAATCTGAACTCCTAGCTCCACATTGTCTTGAAAGCGTATACATTCCATATCCAATTACAGCAGCCCCCGCAGCCGCTAAAATACTTAGAAATATTCCACCACCTGCTACTCCTTCGCATCCACTCATGTAGACATATCTGGCTAATAGTATAACTATAGAAAATATCACCGTCGTTACAATAACAATTACCGCATGGTGATTACGCTTTTCATGATTAATTTCATTTGAACCAGCTTCCGCAGGAGTTTGTAAGCTGTCTACCGCATTTGAAATAGAATAACCAATAAAAAACGCTATAGACATCAACCAGTAACTCGGAACAGAACCATCATATTCATTTCCTTTTTCTGGAACATAATATGCCAGCTTATTAGTCCTTGAAAAATCAGGAATTATTCTACATGTATCACCCGAAGCACGTTTCCAAAATATAGAGTCTTTCCAAATATAATTCATTAACCATCCGAAAATGTTCTGTAGGAAAACTGTATAAAGTGGCATTAACACACCCATTCCTAATGTTAGATTTGCATGCGCAATAGATCCTGTTGCAATCGTAAATAACAAGGAGGTGCTCCCTATTACCAGAGGCAATTGTTGAAATCCGCGATATGTATATTCTCTAAATCCACCAACCAGTCTTGTGGCAGAAACCAGAGACATTCTATTCTAACTAGACTATTAAATATCAGAGGAAGCACAAACATACATAGGTCTACCTTGTTCTAAGGCTGTCTGAATCATGGGGATATTGAGTATATTGATACCATCTCTTCCAAATAATGCTGCATTCTGATATACAATCGCACCACCTACAATTAGTCCTAGCACCGTTGAAAATAAGAGTGTTCCAAATGATTCGCAACCATAAGAATACCGGAACATTAGTGTTGCGAGCATGAATAATCCACTTAGAACAAACGCGACCTGTGTTCTTACTTGTATATCACCGCTCAATGTCTTGATTTCACGTGCAAAATGTTGCATTGCGAAAATCATATAAGAAATAACACCAGATAAGAAAAACATTGTTGGTGAAGGAAACATTGACGGTGTTCCAATAGTCTCAAGAATTGATAATCTCATATTATTTGAAAAACTAAATCCAGGCTGACATACATCCTTTAATACATCAGCTCCTGCACCAATTGGTGCAATACCAGAAATAATCATGGAAAATAGTCGCTGAGTTAGCATTAATTCAAACATTGTTAATAAGAGGATTCCGTAAGATTTACACATGCTCAGTCCTGCCAAGATTGCTGTTCCTAAGACAAAGCTATCCGGAAGTAATCGGAGGATTTCAACACAAATAGGAAGAAATGTAGAATAATAACTATCTATAATTCTTTCAAACATGGTCTTTGTATCGGACATAAGGCCTATCTATCATAATACTATAAAGCAATGGGGATACCTTCGTATTATAGAACTCTCATTCAGCGTCTACCGCATGCGATACAGAGAAAGGCACCGTCTGGTGCGAATGCAGTAAAAACCCTGGTTGTTGACATGAATTGCATGATTTACCATGTTCTTAAGGAGCCCAACATGGAGGCTGTTCCCTATCCTGGAGAAGCTGGTAAATTAGCATGGGAGCGGAAACTGCAGACTGAAGTGTGCTCGTATTTGACACATATTTGGAAAGAGGCTGGTGCACCTGCACAGACTTATGTGGCACTGGATGGCGTGGTTCCGTATGCGAAAATCAAGCAACAGCGATTCAGGCGATTCAAGGGTGGCGCTTTAGCTCAGGGAGCTCAGGGTGCAACGCAATCTATGGACGGGGCATGGGGTATGGGTGCAACCCAAGCCCCATGGGATAAGAATGCCATCACTCCAGGCACTAATTTTATGGAGGTAATGGGCGACATGCTCAGGGATACAGGCAAAAAGCATGGCTGGATTATCAGTGACACGAATGACCCTGGGGAGGGAGAGCATAAGGTTCTCAAATGGCTTCTAGATGGCCATAAAAAGGCAACTCTGAATGAGGGGTCTGTAGTAGTATATGGACTTGATGCTGACTTGATTTTACTGTGCCTTATAGCCGGAGATAAGCTAGGTGATGCATATCCTATTTTTTTACTACGTGAAGCCATGGCTTTTGGCAAACTTGTTCGTCACGATAGCGGCAATGGAACAAATGGACAAGTTGATCTCTGTTTTTTCCAGATTTCTACGTTGAGAGATTCTCTGCAAGGGAGTCCCAAGACCCAATGGACCAAGGCGCAATTCTACGATTACATTTTCGGAATGTCATTCTGTGGAAATGATTTCCTGCCCACTGGTCTCTCACTACGCATTCGTGATGACGGGCATTCCATATTACTAGCTGGCCTCAATGAGCTTTGGTCTAAGGGTATGAATCTTGTGTCGATTGAAGTCCAGACTGAGATCCTGAGACCCAATGCCCGAGGACTCAAGGCTTTCGCCATTTGGATTTCTAGACAAGAAGAGCGTCTCATCCTCAACACAATTAGGCGGAAGATGACTGCACGCCTCGGAGAAGATGAGGCTGATAATTTGCCTCTGAGGGAGCAGGCCGAGAAGCCAATGATTGAGGCCAAGGGCGACCAGATCTTCTTGAAGAAAGGTTGGCAATCTGAATATTGCAAGCTCGCAATTGGCGAGGATTCTCTGGAACAAAGGAAAGCCAGGGTCTCTGATTTCTGGAGGGGGTGGTGCTGGATTCTAGATTATTACCAGGGTCGCAGGGTTGACCTCGAATGGGTCTATCCTGCAGGATATCCACCAACATGGTCTGACCTCGTAGAGCACTTTCAGCTTCCTGCTGATGACTGGGTCTTAAGGGAAGGCTTGAAGCCCCAGGAGCAGTTAGCCCTTGTGCTTCCACTGAGTAGCTGGGGTCTCATGCTAAAGACACCTTACCGCGATCTACCATCGAGGTTACCTCAACTCTGGCCTCAGGGATTCCATCTAGAGTCATTTGCAAAGCGATTCGGATGGGAATGTGAGCCAATGATACCCATGCTCAGTCCGGCCCGTCTGCGCCATGAGAATCGGGCTTCACCATGAGAATCGGGCTTCACCATGAGAATCGGGCTTCACCATGAATTTAATCTATAATAATAGTTATGTCATGGTTTCCTAGTTGTTCAGGCTCTTCATGTACAACTGTAAACTCTGGACCAATTAGGCCTAAGGGTCCAATTCCAGAAAGGGCATATTTAGTTGTAGGTTCTTCTCCAGAAGAAGACCGAAAGGGAAGGGAATTTTATACTAATTCACATTTTTATCAACTTGATACTGCACAAATACGTAATCCAAATACTGATACATCAAGGTATATACAAGGGGATTTCAATGATATAACCTCAGGTCAAATGCTGGCCTCAGAATTCTCTGAAAAATTTGATGTAGTTATTTTTGATGCATCAGTGGGTAAATTTCTAGGTGGAGATGTTAAAGGTCTAGGAAATCTACTTGCAATGGTAAAACCAGGAGGGACACTTATTCTTGATACTATTACCGGCCTAAGTGGTGTAAGTGGAATTAGGATGAATCAAGGAATAAATGCTATGAAGAAACAAATTGAAGAAATAAGTAAAGCAAATGAAAGAGAATTTCTAGAAAATCTAGAACAAATAATTAAACCATATACTCTAAAAGTTACAACATGTAAACAGCTTGTTTATGCTGGAATAGCTGATGGAGGAAACCTTATTGCACGAATGGTATACGGCCCATTACTTGAAAATGATGAATTAGTTAAATCTAAATATGTAACTCCAGAAAGCCCATGCATAATTATAAAGAAAGTGATTTCAGGAGGAAAAAGAAATACAAGAAAAAAGAGAAAACTAAAGAAGCCCTCACGGCGTGCAATGATGCGCCGTGGGCAGAAGAAACGAATGTAGACAAGTAGAAAGTAGAAAGAATGGGGAACAATCTCTCATTAGCAGCACATATACCTGATGCTCATGTGAGAATCTATCGAAATATCCTACAAATCCAGTCACCCAGTACGCGTCTTCAAATGTTAGAAACTCTCTTGTCTGGACAGGAATATGTGGCAAGTGTCAAGCAAGCTGGCCTCTATGGCCCAGTCCTTTCTTACATTTCTTCAATCCGTCGTGGCGAGCCCGCCGTCCTTCCCGGAGAAAGAACAAATCCTGGAAATCAACAAATTCAACAATTCAACAATTCTGCAATTCCAAATTTCAGAGGACAAGGACAATCTCAAAATTCCTTTGCTGGCCGAAATCCAGAATTAACAAATTCAAATTCAAATTCAAATTCAAATTCAAATTCAATAATTCATAAATCCGGAGATCCTGGAGATCATACAAAAGCCATCACCTTCTTTTCTCAGTGTCTCCAAATTTTGGGATTAGAGGAGGAAGTGGCACTAAATGAAGATGCACTCAAGGCAGCCTATAAGAAAGCTTCATTCAAGGCTCACCCGGACAAAGGCGGATCCGAACAAGCATTTGATCAAGTAACTCGAGCTTATGCCTATTTGGGAGAGATTCTCCGGCGTGTCCGTGGAGGTCGCAATGAAATGGTGAATGTTTCCGAGGAATCTCCAGCTCGTCTAGTCGGAGCTCGTGAGCAGAATTCAGAACAATGGAAAATGGCGGAACCCGTGAAACTCAATCCGAAAAGTTTAAATATGAATTTGTTCAATAAAGTTTTTGAAGAAACCCGGCTTCCAGATCCAGATGGGGATGGATATGGAGATTGGTTGAAAGATGCAAATTCAAATTCTGGAAATTCCGGAAATTCCCAGAATTCCAAATTCAATGGAAAGTTCAATCGCTCCGTTTTCAATGAAGCCTTTGAACAAGAAATCAAAACAAGACATTCTGGTTCTGGAAATGGAGGAGGGAGGACCTTAGCAAATCGTCAACCAGAGGCGCTCATAATGGCTCCCAATTTAGGAATTGAACTGGGGCGAGATAGGCCAGAAGATTTCACCGGAGCCAATTTGAATGGCCTGAAATATACAGATTTGAAGAAAGCCTACACCGAAGAATCGACCTTCAGCCATCAAGTCTCAGATGTCCGGGTGCAAAATAAGTCATTTGATTCAGCAGCCTCTGAAAGAAAAGCGACCCCTACACCCTTGAGCAATGCAGAGATGGAGCAAATCCATGAAGGCGAGAGGCGTATGGCTCAACGTCAGGCACAGCAAGCAACCAGGATTTCAGAGGAAGATAGACGCATATCTGAACATTTCGCAAAAATGCAAAGATATGTGATTACAAATAACTAATACCTGGATTTCCTGGATTTCCTAGATTTTACCTTTCTCTTATTTCTCTTTGACTTTCTTTTCCCTTGTATTCTTCCACCTTTCCATGCTTGAATTGTATTAGATCGACCAAGTGGGCCAATTGGATTTACTGTAGTAACAGTTGATGCAGCTGGAGCACTTACAGTAGATGCTTCAGGTGCAACTTTTGCAAAACTTTTACCCCTCAATGTATTTTGAACAGTATGAAAAAATCCAGAACGGTCCGGTTCTGAAAAATCTTTTAAATTGCGAATATCCCATATAATAAAACCGCTTTTGTTGCTTGAACATACAAAACTAGTTGGACTTAATTTTGCTAATACAGGGTTATGCTTATTCATTACAATTTTTAAAATTTTAGAATTTTTTTTATTAATATCCCACACACGCAACGTGTTGTCCAACGACGAACTCACCACACGCCCATCACCCAGGTCGCACACGTTGCCCACGTAGCTCGTGTGGCCATTGAGAACCCTAATGCAAGCACCAGTGTCCACGTCCCACACGCGCAGCGTCATGTCAAGCGATCCACTCACCAGGCGCTTACCCTGCGGGGTATCCACAGTGCACACGTTGAACACCTTGTCCCCGTGGCCCGCAAGCACCCTCTGGAATATCCCAGTGGCCAAGTCCCACACATACATCCATTTTGACGACACAGTCACCAAGCGCTCAGATCCTGGCTCCCCTAGGCTGCACATATTATATGCATCATCGTGTATGGTTTGTAAACATTCCCCAGTGACCACGTTCCACACACGCAGATTTCCGTCACCATGTGAGCTAATCACGCGGCTATTCCCAAGTGCGTAAAGACAACGGATACCACCCAACTCGCTCCCCAGCACTTTTAAGCACTCACCAGTGGCCACGTCCCACACGCGCAGCGTCATGTCACGCGATCCACTCACCACGCGCTCACCCTCTGGAATATCCACCACGCACACGTCTAACAAAGGCTGGGTGTGGCCCTCCAGCACTTTTAAGCACTCACCAGTGGCCACGTCCCACACACGTAGTGTCAGTGACGCGTCGTGACTCGTGGACACTATATTACCATTTTTCAGAACACAACAATCACGAATGTGAGGCCCTTCTAATATTTTAACAACCCCTTCAGGATATGGCGGCCGTAATTCGTGCTCGGAGGGCATCTATTTTAGTAATTACTAATAATTAGAGATGAAGGACTGGATGATTTATTCGTCAGTAGCCCTAGTGGCTCTAGTAGCACTTGGCGTAGGAGCAACTATGAGTCAAGGAATGATAAGCCAAAATCCATTTGAGGCCACTGATTTATTTAAAAGAGGTGCTGGTATGCCTGTAATCTGGGTCTTCTTTGATACATCTATTGTTAATTCCCGTAACTATGCTGACTTTGGCTCCCGGTCATCAAGAGCTATTAATCTACCCTTCTTGAATCTCTGTTACGAGTCTATTGCTAAGCAGAATCCCTCATACCAAATCAAGGCAATCAGCGGCCTAGCTGGCCTAGCTGAGCTCCTAGGTGGATGGGACCAGCTACCCGAGAAACTCAAGAATCCTCTTGTGACCCTGGAGCCCACTGACTACTCCTGGATTCGTGCTTCAATTCTAGCTAAATATGGTGGCCTCTGGGTCCTACCTTCAACTATCTGCATTCGCCCCTTTGCCCAGATGCCCAATAAGCCCACATTCTTTGGAACTGATACGGATGAGACCTTCGTGGGCACAGCTGGGACAGTAGTGCCTAGCTTCCAGGTCGCCTGGTCTCCTGCCCCTCAAGATCCTCTGTGGGTCGCCTGGGAAGCCTTGTCCAGAAAGCGTCTGAATACATCTGGTGGCGGCGATACGGCTCGTGGTGCTGAAAAATGGGAGTTTCTCGCACTGGCTGCTCGCTTCCCGGACATAGAAGTGCAGCCCTTGGCAGAAGTTGGGCGTAAGGGTGCAGCTGGCCGCCGAATCCAGATTGAGGATTTACTGGCAGCTGGCCAGGAAGGTGTTATGCCATTTGAGATTGGTGCCATGGCAGTCTACGTGCCTCTGCCTTGGCCTGAGCTCAGAGACAGGAGGACCTTTGGATGGTTCTTGAAGATGTCCGAAGGCCAGATTGCAGAGAGCGATCTGGTCATCAGGGATTTATATAGGATGTCTGGGACAATTTAATGCTTATTTCTGCGGGACTTGTTTTTTTTGTTCTTATTTCTCCTGGTCTTCTTACCACGACGACCACCAGTAAGATTTGAAGGAAGAGCGTATTTAAGTAATTCAGGATTAGCAGGTCTTCTTCCACTACCTGGAAACCATTTGTCGGAACCATTACTCCACATCCTGTACTTGTCAGGGTGTGTATTACTAACTATCATACGACCACTTTCATCCATTCCCGCACCATGGTTTTTCCAGTAAGATTCAAAAGTATTTGCATATCTCTTATCTGAAGCTGCTTTTGAGGGTCTATCTGCATTTGGGGGGTTAACTGCATTTGGAGGTCTAGCCGAATATTGATTCGTTTCAGGATAAGCATCCCTCATTGCAGCATTTCTTTCTTCATTAGTCATATACTTCTTATTGGGAGCAGCTTTTGCATTTCCAGACATCTTCTATATTCTTACTAAAGAAATAAAACGCGAATCTCTTCTCCCTGAGCTAGTATTCTAGGGGTCGCAGGATGTATTTGGTAAACAGTGCGCTTCTTCCCTAAATGGAGTCGCTCAGAACAATGTAACTTAAAGCCGTGAAAGGGTAAAACATGCCGGAGTAAAGTGACAACTCGTCGTGAGTCCAGAGCATCAAAATATCGTTTTGCCTTGCATGGTAAATAGAATGGTTCTAATAAAGGTGCCCAAGTGTCCACTGTGTCAAGCTTGAGTTCATTGGCTGAAAACAGTTTCGTGTCATTTATTCCTGAAAACCCTAGCTCCTTGAGCATCTGGTTTACAATTTCGGCATGCGGTTTTTCTCTAAAGAGCTTACTCATTCTATTGACTAACTTGAAATTAGCTATAAGCTTTAGCTATAAGCTTTAGCTATAAGCTTTAGCTATAAGCTTTAGCTATAAGCTTTAGCTATAAGCTTTAGCTATAAGCTTTAGCTATTTTCCCCAGCTACAAGTCCCCATGGTCGCACCTCATTGCAAGCAGTCATTAAATCCAGGATTGAAGATCTAGACTGTGAATGATAAATCCAGCTCTTTATTAAAAACTGCTGCACATTATACCATGCTCTATGGTCAACCACATTCATCACAATAATATTGTGTTCTAATTCAAATAAAATATCTTCAAAAGAATATCCAAGTTCCCAAATCTTATACATTTGTTTTTGCGCCTGCTCCCATTTTGATTCCATTAAATTATCCAGAAGTTCTTTCATAGATCCCCAAATATGCGGATCAAATGATTTCTTGATGTAATCTATATTAAGAATTTTCCAACCCTCTGTTATTTTCAAGCTATATAGCATTTTTGCTAGGCTTTGAAATTTCATTACAGAACATAGTGAGAGCATAATAAGTTCAGAATATGCCTCTTCTGTATAGGAATCCTTTGGAAATCCTTCACGTCTCAGGATCTCCGTGTAAACTTCAGAACCAGTTGATGGCTCAATTAGGATTATGTGGCATCTTGATTGCAGCGGAGTAATCAGCGACTCCTGATTTTGGCTAATGAAGAGAAACCGAGTAATATGATCAAATGTCTCCATTGGCCTTCTTAGGGCCTGTTGAGAGATTGCAGGCAGAGTATCACAGTCATCAATAATAATCCAACGGTAGACACCCTTTCTAGGTGCAATCCATCTGACGTGGTCATTTAAGATTTGCCTGAAGGTGTGGATTCCACGGTCTTGGTGTGACGAAATCTCAACGCAATATTCAGATTCTTCTTTCTTTGAGACACCTGCTTTCTTGAAATATGCTTTTATGAAATCCTTGGCAATAGTGGATTTACCAGTCCCTGGAAATCCGACGAGAAATATGTGGGGTGGATTATCTAGACATTTATCTAATTGCTGGACTATTGAGTCCATTCCAACTAAGGATGTATCTATCCTTAACATCTGCTTTATCTTAGAGATGGAGTCTTAGATGCTTTACGCATCGCTAGGCGCTATAGCCAACTAATACATGGCGCAGCGATAGTGATAGGCCATCGCGCCTAGCGATAGTGATAGGCCATCGCGCCTAGCGATAGTGATAGGCCATCGCGCCTAGCGATAGTGATAGGCCATCGCGCCTAGCGATAGTGATACCTAAACTAATTCCTCTCATTCATTAAGAGATGAGCAGAAACCTATACTCTGTTCTTGGGGTTAGCAAGAATGCTGAAACTGCAGAAATTCGCACTGCATATAAGCAACTTGCAAAGGAGCATCATCCTGATAAGGGTGGTGATCCTGAGAAGTTCAAAGAGTTGAGTGAGGCCCATGAAGTCTTATCTGATGATGGGCGTCGCCGATTATATGATCAGACAGGAAGTATTTCTGAGCAGCCACAAGGCCAAAATCCATTTCAAGGTGGAGGCTTTGGTATGCCTGACATGTTCTCTCATATGTTTGGTGGTATGTTCCCTGGTGGCCCTATGGGCGGCATGGGCCAGGGTCCAGGTATGGGTGGCCCTGGACAAAGAAAGCGAGAAGGCAAGGGGCCAAGTAAGAATCAGGAAATTCCTCTCAGACTCATTGATTTTTACCAGGGTCGCAGCCTCAGTATTAAACTCGGCCGCCAGTGCTTCTGTAAGGGTTGCAAGGGGTCAGGGGGGACTTCCAGTAAGCCCTGCGACCACTGTGGTGGTCGTGGTCAGCTGAATCAGGTAGTTCAAATGGGACCTATACAGATGGTTAGTCAGACTACCTGCCCTCCATGCGGCGGAAAAGGTCAGCAAACCCTGGGTAAATGTGCTTCCTGTTCAGGTCGCGGAATGTCGCATGAGGAGAAGACAATGGAAGTGAAGGTTGAGCCAGGAATGATGTCTGGAAATACAATTGTATTCCCAGGAATGTGCTCTGATCACCCCTCATTCACAGATGCCGGTGATGTGACGGTTATCCTGCGTGAATCTGATGAGGACAATGCAGATACGGCTCAATGGTCTCGTGAAGGTTCTAGACTTAAGATTACCGTGACAGTTGGCCTCAGTGAGGCCCTACTTGGAACAATCAAGATGGTAAAGGGGCACCCAGGATATCCTAATGGCCTACCCCTTGAAATACCGGTAGGTGTGCAGAATATGTGGTCAGGAACATTTTCAGGCCTGGGTATGCCTATTAGAGGAACACCCAGGTTTGGTGATGCAATTATTACAGTCCTAGTCACACCGACCGATGCTGAACTTGTAGCACTGAAGGCAAATGGCCTCATGATGCGCACATTTATGCCGGTGCAAGGCCCAGATCTTGACCCCAATGCGACTGTATCACTGAATGTGGGCAAATGGACTGCTTAACGGAGTATAGCTTATGAAAACCCTCTAGGAGAATCTGCAGAAATGCAAGGTGAAACTGTAACCCTCTTTGGTGATTGCTTTGCTTTCGTGCCAACACCTGGAATCACCGTAATTGTTCCATTAGTCGGATTACATTCAATGCAACGATAAATACAATTATCCCTATTAATGAGTGCAGCATTTGGATGTTTACACATCCATTTGGGCCTGGGGACCTTCTTTCTTCTGGGGCTTGCTGTTACAAGTCCTTTTAATGGATTGATAGTGATTTCTGACATCTACGTGATGGCTATTTACCATTTTTATAAAGGTGGTAAAAAGACATTCATAATTTTTAGCCCTACTGAAGCACAACTTACTGCCTGGGAGCAAAGGCATTAGGGTCCTTGGCCATAGACCACTCATAGTTCAGAGCAGCCTGCTTATCCATGCCTGCAGGTAGTAACATAGCATCCTGGGAAACAGGGGATCCACTTAATTCCATATGAGAGCCGCCGCGCATCCTCTTGCTACCCTTACGCCTTTGCTTGCGCTTTCCGCCATCCTGCATTCCCTGAATCTGAGACATCGCCGTATCAAGAGGGCCAGTGCGAGCAGCTGCAATCATAGAGCCACTCAAGACACTGCCAGTAACTGCCGTAGGATAAGCGGCGGAGCCTCCATATTGCCCCTTGTGTATATTTAAATACTGGCTACCCTGGGCAAAAGAATCCTTTTGTGGCAAATCCATGCTGGTATCACCGACAGGTGCCATGCCACCAGACCAACAGTTCTTGCGGTTCTTGCGACTAGAGCGGTTCTTACGATCCTTACGGCTAGAGCGGTTCTTACGATCCTTACGGCTAGAGCGGTTCTTACGGCTAGAGCGGTTCTTACGATCCTTACGGCTAGAGTGGTCCTTACGGTCCTTACGGGATACACGGTTCTTCCGGCTTCTGTTTTTCATAGAGACCATTCTATTGAAGTGCGTGAAAAAAGTCACACCCCAGAATAGAAAATGCCATCTGAACCCACCTGGTCCAAACAAATTCCTAGTTCCACTGTCTGCACATGGTTTTACGCGCTTGCCCTGATTAACTTGTTCTTTGGAGCAGCCGGGGTTCTTGGAAGTTTGTATTTGATGTCAAATGGTAAGGGTTCTATGAGTAGCCTTGCAGTAACAGTTCTAGCTGCATCAGTCGGTTTCATGAATTCCTGGTTCTTCTTCTTAGTCTGTAATCGCGGCCTGCACTTGTAATTAGAATACTAATCTTCAATCAAGCATTTTGCTTTCACTGACCCTGATCCTGATCCTGACCGAAAACCAAACATTTTAGGAATAGTAAGAATCTCTTTCTCTTCCTTTACTGTCACGCTATAATCAACATCAAGAAGCACTGGCGTCACCGAATCCGCTGCGACCACATAGACCGGACAATCCGGTCGTCGCTTTGCGATCTTTTCCGCCATATCAAGATAAAAGCGACTCCTGGGTCCCTCAAACACTAGTAGTGCAGTTGAGTTCTTCTCAATCTGGTAGTCTCTCATGACACCGGCTTTCTTTCCATAATTGACCCACTCTGACTTGAAGAGGCTTACGGGGATACCTTTCCGATCAGCCCAGCATTCAATAAAGGTGCTAGAGAGTGGCTCTTCCGGACAAATTACCTTTAGCAATTCACCACCCAAATCATCCAAGATGGGATTAAGAATCTCATGTTGAATGATTTGCTTTGTTAATGCATTCCGAGAACCAAGGACACCGAGGACTTTTGGCATGATTGTATACAGGTCAGTAAGGTCGCAGTGGATTTCAAATTTATAAGTCGGTTATATTTAGAATGGAAATAACATTTCATACGATCTTAGGATCAGTTGTTTTAATACTTATTTTACTTTATGTTGTAAGAACACTTTTTCGCTTGAATTCTGAGGGGTTTACTATGAATACAGCACCTCCTACTGGTATAAATCAATTAGCGCATTTTTGTCCTAATAATTCTGTATATTTTGAAAAAACGATTATAACTGAAAATAATAGAAAACCTAATTGGACATGCTATCCTGCAGGTATAAGTGCATGTGATAGTATATTTTCAACTAAAAATAGTAATTCAATGGTTAAAATAATCTATCAAAAAGGATATTCAGTTTCTTTGTATTCAAGCATAGATGGAACTGGAACTCCTATACAAGTATTAACAGATTCTACGCCTAATATTGATAAATCCGTTGAAGGCTTTAATTTATTTGTTACTGAAGGAACATTATTATTTTCTTCTGTCAATATTTTAAGCAAACCAACAATCGTCAATGATTCTCCAGGAAATGTATACCATAAAGATGATAAGCATTATAAGCATAAGAAGCATAATAAGAAGCATAATAAGAAGCATAATAAGAATTATCTAGATCAATTCTATAACTCCTCCAAGTGCACAGGATTATCAGCAGCAGCAAAAGCAGCTGCAGCAGCCGCAGATGCAAAAGCAGCCGCAGATGCAGATAAAGCTGCTGATTTAGCATTACTTGTTTCAAAAGCATTAGCTGAAAATGGAGCATCTCAAACAGTTTTAAATGACGGATTAAGTGTTACATGTCCATCTGGTGATAAACCCATTATTAATGATAATTCTATGCGAAATACGAAATTTACTGCTGAGAAAAAACAACCATTATCAATGTTTGATGAAAGCTGCGGTAGTAATAATTATAATTTTGATCCTAATACTGAAAACTGATTCTAATAATTAAATGTTTCACTAATCACTAAATATTTAAAAATAACAATGTGCTATTTTTAAATTTTTATACTAACAATCGTATTTCCAATTTATTTCGTATGTTTCCTGGCTTTCTTTGTGCGTGCTTCATTACGATGTCTCCGTTTCTTTTTTAATGCATCCAATGCTTTCATAGCAAGAATACTTTCTGCCGTCTTCATTAGACGTTTTTTATCTTGTTCTAAAATCGCCTCTTCTTTTTTTATTGCCTGTTCATAATCTTTAATTTCTCTTAGATATCTTTCATATTCCTCTTTTTGTTCTTGTTTCATAACATGGAGTTTACGTCTTGTAACATTCATTTTACCTATATGACTAGTTCTCTTTAATATATTGAGTGCGGGTGTGGCAGTGCCATGTGCAAAACGCTTGGCTTTAGTATTATTTTTCTTAAGAAGTGTCTTCATAATTCTGGCAGATAGATCTGGATTTAGTCGATTTGATAAATGTCGGTCAATTCCAGATGCAGCCATTGCTGTTATAGGATGTAATTGTGCTTTATCAGGCCCGCTTTTAGGCACGCTTTTAGGCACGCTTTCAGTCCCATTATTCCAGTGACCTATTTCATTACTCATCTACTTTCCATGATAAAATTTAGAGCTCAGCATCACCTCTTAGATTAGAAGCCTGAATCTTGCGCTTCTGAATCTTGGAGCTGGCCAAATAAATGGAATTCTCAGTCATGATGATGAAATCCTCACCAGCCTTGTAGATCTTCTGGATGTGGCTAGTATATTCCTCAGAGTTCTTTACGAGCATCTTCTCACCAGTGGTTGCATCCTCACCGAGGAATGCCTTACCCTCTGCGGAATCCACGAAGTAATCGAGCTGAATAGGCATATCCTTCTGGATAGCAAGCTTAGCCGCACTTACAAGTGTTCCAACGGATGGAACCTTATCGGTTTGCGCCTGTGCTTGCATAGCCTGAGAACCTCCAGAAACATTTGCCGAATTAGAAGAAACCGGAGTAGCGATTACTGTATTCGTCGGGGCAGGTGCTGACATTGTCTGCCGTAGAAAAGGAAATCTGACTAATTTATTTTACGCGGAAAATATTGCTCTTATGCTCTTATGCTCTTATGGCTATAAGCCTATGGCTTTGTAACTACCGCCTGTGGAACAAACAGAATTTCCTTATCATGCGTTGCCAGAATCTCATTGAAGAATTCATATGCCTCATTGATTTGATCCATTTCTCTGGCCCCCGTAATGATAATTTTCCCTGAGCTGAATGGGCTAATCGTAATACGCTTACACTGTCCTTCACCATCTCCTAGACCCTGGCCATTACACTGGGCCTTGCACTCACAAATCCCTGGCCTCAATGGATTTCCCTTCTTGTTATAATAGTATTTGGTATTGACACCCTGGTAAATAGTGCTCTCATGGGATGAGAACAAATTGTAGACATTGCTGAGAACCTTGTGGAGCTTGTCCTGGTAGATTTGCCTGTTAATACTGTAATCACTATTAATGAGCTGGATGCGGAATTTAGTGAGGGATGGCGCAGCTCTGACTGCAGGGTTCGTGCCTACCACATGAAAGACATCTGGATCCTTCGCCACAATCTGGTCCATGACGAACTGAATGGCCTCCTGGCTAAATTCGGCGGTAGGAACACCAGTCATCTGAATTCCACCATTTGCAAACATCTTGATATTTACCTCCTTCCACCCTCGCCCAGGGAAGGTCTTGCGAATTACGAGAGTCGCCTGATTGAAGAAAGTCTTCTCGGTTACCTTACGTTTTGTCAGAACATCTCGCGTTGATGAGCCGACAACCTTGGTCTCATATTCCATCTTTAAGAATCCCTCACCAGGATACCCGAAGGGAATTGCCCATAGCCTAAAATTATCATAAAGGCGACTGAGACGAATGCCACAACCTACATGGCAGGTTGTGACCATCGTACTAATTCTCAGTGGGGAAGATATAAGCGGTGTTGATACTGCAGCCATAATACCTAAATGGGTTTAGGTTGTCCATTCATTTTTTATAGCTACGAGTTTTGTGCCCATTGCACCTCTTTAACTCTTTGGCTCTTTGGCTCTTTGGCTTATACGGATTTTTTCTAGAATGCTGCTTCTGGAAATCCATTTTCCATTGCCCAATTAGCTACAGTCTGGTCAATTGAGCCCATATTTCTAGTTTCCCAATCAATTGATATTAAATAATTTCTGAAATTTGCCACTCTATTATTAGGAGAGCTGTTTGGATCATCAATAAATATAATTTTATTTTGAGCAAGTATTTTTTGTTCTTTCTGTCTTCTTTCTATTTCTTCTTCATACATACGATATCGTTCAATCCTATCTATTTCTCTTTTTTTCCATTGTTCAGGCGTTAAACTAGAGAAATCAATAAGGTCAGGGTCGGACATTTATATAGTATATCTTAAAAATAAAGCCTAAGGAAAACCCTGACTAAAGCCTAGAAGCGAAGCTATGGCTAAAACCTAGCCACATTCGCTCCATGGATTCTATCGAACTCTCGGTCGTGAGCCATACAGATAAATTAGGATCACACAGATCAATCCATTCTTTCCAGGATTCAAATCCAGTATTCGTAATCAAAGACAAAGTTAACAAATGACAACCAAATGCCTGCAATGAGAATTCCTCGTAGCACTTTTTCCAAAAAACCTTTCGCTCAGAAGGATGTATACAAAGCAAGCTACATAACCACTGAGTCGCGTTCTGTGAATTATGGGGATTCAATAAGAAATATCGCAAATCACTTCGCCGAAGGCGAACATCAAATCGCCCTGGTGGCAAAGTAGTCGCCGCAATTGTTTTAAGTCTGGATTTTAAGACTGATTCAGGGATTGGATCAAAGCGTAAAACGAAAAACCGTGTCCTTAATGACGGGTGAATTTTGCAAAGTGAATTACACAAGAAAAAAACCAGAATTTCACTTGTCGGTTTTTCCAAGAGAGGTCTGAGGGCGAGTTGGGCCGGCTCGGTCAAAGTTTCCACTTCGTCAAAAATTATAATTTTCGGTTTATCTGAAAATCCAAAGAGTCCAGTGCTTGCAGATTCGGTGAAGGGATATACCTTTGATCGGATGGCTTCTAGACTCCGCTCATCACTTGCATTCAAGAAAAGTGCTCGACCCACTCTTTCTAAAGAAGTCTTGTAGAATTGATTAACAATATTCCAGGCAGCCGTTGTTTTCCCGCACCCTGGAGGTCCGACGAAAATACAATGTTGAAATGTTGATGGTGTTTTTATCATTGATTCTATACATCTCTCAACCCGAGAGGTTTCCATCTAGTGTAGATTACTGTTTGACATTAAGTGGCTCTAAGCCAATTGGCCTAAACAATGAAAACCATTTTCATACAGTATACTATGCCAAAGGTTTCAAAGACAAAAGTAAAGGCAAAGGTCCCAATTGTCGCCGTTGTTTCTGCAAATGGAGATATTCAAGGATCTTTCAGCCCTGAGCCTCGTCGTCCACTCATCGCACATCTTCCTTTTCGCAGCACTGAAATTCAGTTTCAAGATGGACCTCTTGCATATGACCCTCGTCCTCCAGTTGTTCCAGAGCCATATGAAGCCGATGACCTATATACAAGTAATGCCGAAGTATTGGAGAATTTAAATGGAGATAGAGACACTTTGCCTAAAAATATTCCAGTCGCGGTTGAATCTCATAAGGAAGAACCGGTAAAACAGGAAGTGAAGGTATTTCGGACAATGGATGTTATGCTAGAATATCATGTTGCAAATGAGAGTCAGACTTTACCTGAATCCGTTGAGGCCGCATGCTTCTGGTGTGCTGGATGTTTTGAGGGTCGCCCAGTAGTAATTCCTTCCCTAGAAGAGCACGGGTGCTATAAGGTCTATGGTAATTTCTGCACTCTTTCATGCTCTCTATCCTATTTATTAAATGAACAAGTTGACCCCCAGGTCCGCTGGGAAAGACAGGCCCTGCTGCATCGCATGTATGCGCAGCCTGAGTCCATTCATCCCGCTCCTCCTCGTGAGAGCCTTAAATTCTTTGGAGGTGTATTATCATATGAGCAGTATAGGGAAATTATAGAGAAGAAGAAGATTCGCATTGATACCAATTTACCACCAGTTATCAGTATTCTTGCTACTCTCGATACCAAGCCAATTGATTTCTATGAGACTTCATTGAGAAATACAAGTGCAGCAGGTGCAGGAATCGATGTTGTGAAGACACTGGAGCCTGGCTTGAGGTTGAAACGCTCTAAACCACTCAAGGATAAGGAGAGCACTTTAGATGCAGTAATGAATTTGAGTGTAAAGGTTCGTGGTTAGATTATATATTTTTAGATAAGGGGTATTGGGTATTTGCTAGGGAAATTTATTAGGGTTAAAAAATTGACAAGTGCGATTATACAGTGCTAAGTATAGTAATGTATAGGGCCCTAAAAGATGCACAGAGCGATGTTAATGCGACTCTTCTGAAGCTGGTAGATGATATTACAAATGTAACTGAATCTAGAACGGGTATGGATGCATTGCGGAATAAGGAAAAGGAGAGATCGCCTTCAGGTCAACTACAGGATATGAGTAATACACTGGAGTTTCTTCATCAGAAACAAAATGCTCAATTTGAGCTTCTTGTTACTGAATTGCGGGGAATAAAGGAGAATATGGAGAATATTCTTAAAGTTATGATGACTAAGGAAACAATTGATACTGGCACAACGATTCCAGTTATTCAGCCGACTGCACAAGAGTCTGATTTTAAGAGTGTATTTGTTTCTGCTATGCCAAATGTAGAAGATACAATTGATATTGAGGAGGACCATGATGTGAATTCGGAGGCAGAGGCCGAGGTAGAGCAAGAGCTAGAGGTCGAGGAGGAGCAAGAGCAAGAGGTAGAGCAAGAGGTCGAGGAGGAGCAAGAGCAAGAGGTAGAGCAAGAGGTAGAGCAAGAGGTAGAGGTGGAGGTGGAGGAGTGGACGTATAAGGGCCGCCTCTTCTTTAAGGATTCCGAGAATATTGTCTATGCAAATAATGCGGGTGAAATTGGCGATGCAATTGGCCAATATGATCCAGTAAAGAATATTGTAAAAAAGCTAAGCAATAATTAGAAATGGCAATATGTGCTAGTAGTTTGTTAATTATGGCACTTGTTCTAGTAATTATTTTACATGATCTCTATAGTCGCAGATTAACTTATATTATTGAACATTCAATATTAGGAGGAATTATATGCTTTCTTTTTTATTCAATGTGTAACTACGGCCTTGAACAGGTAAACTGGGGATTACTTGCATTAATTCCTGTATTTCTTTTTATTAAATGGGTTTTTAGTCCACCAAATGGAAGTATAGGTTATAGTGAAAATACAGATGCAGATTATAGTGAAAGTTCCGATGAATGCGAAATTTGCGAGGCACCTGCTAAGCGAGTGAAAACGCGCGAATGTCCTGTAATAAAACCAAAATGTGCAGGTTCTCCAATTAGCCCACATAATTCAATTAATCAAAAAAATACTGGATTAACTTGCCCTGCGAAACCAATTAGTCTCGCAACTGAATGTGGGATTTCCAGATTTGCATGAGTTTATAATATTTTAAAAAGATGTTCCGAGAATTTAGACGTTTGGTCTAAACATTCAGCACATCTTTTAAAAAGATGTTCCGAGAATTTCTGTGGACATGGGTTCCCTGGATATTTAATAAGGCCAATGATGTTTTTTCTAAATCTAAATCCATGTGCCGAGCGGTATATAACGAAGCAATGGTTAAAAAGGAATGGATTTTTATAAAAAATATTGCAATTCCAGTGTCTTCAGAAAAATTTGGGTCCATAGACAATAATAATATAAAATGGAGGTGCTCTCTATTTCCTACAAGCTTTTCTAAACCAGGAACATTAGAAAAGGAAAAGCATTTATCATATCTTGGTTTTGCAGTTAATACACCTGAAGAAATCCTGGATTTATCAGAATGGGTTAATGAAGTAAAATGGAAAGGAACAGATGAACCTAGCCTGCGAGAAATCTTTATTCTATGGTGTTGTGAAAAAGGTAGATCGTATTTTCATTGCCTTGATGTAATTCAAGTTGATCTTATAACTGAGATGGGTGATACGTTGAGAGTTCCCCTATAGGGGCGAAGCCCCTATAACCCCGCCCATAGCCCCTATAGCCCCTATAACCCCGCCCATAGCCCCTATAGCCCCTATAACCCCGCCCATAGCCCCTATAGCCCCTATAGCCCCTATAACCCCGCCCATAGCCCCTATAGGGGGGTCTTAGGGGGCGTAGCCCCCTATAGGGCTTAATGGATTCGCGCCATATTATTCTAGTAATGTGCGAGCCTCCTAAAATTAATCTGACCGATCTAATTCCAACTGGTCCCTGGACCCTATATTTCCATCAGGGTGATTCTGATAAATGGACCTTAGATACTTTTGTAAAAATTCAAGTGTGCACAATATGGGCAGATGTTCTTACTGCAATTGAGGAAGTTGGTAGTGTGCGATTAAAGAGTGGTCAGCCTTTTTTCATGAAAGGTGATACCCTCCCTCTATGGGAGAATTACCAGAATATCCGTGGAGGCAGTTATAGTGTAAAAGTTCCATCTGAGAATGTGAAAGATGTATTCACTACACAGGCCTTGCAGGCAATGCTCGGCTTGGCATTCAAGGAGCAGGATAATGCATGTATTGGATTAAGCATGAGTCCAAAGAAGGGAACATTTAATATTATGAAAATATGGAATGTAAATTCAGAAAAATTTAATAGTGCTGATGGACTTTGTTTTCTGGATTATCGCTGCTCTGACTCAGAAGTCTTGTATACCCCTCATGTTCAAAAACGCATGTAAATACAGATAGATCATTTAATCTTCTGCTTACACACAGGACATAGACCCTTAGAAGAAGTTAGTGAAAGCCATTGTTGAATTGCCTCAGTTGTGAAAACATGACCACAGGGTGTGACAGTGGCATTCGTCTCACTAATATCCTCACTTGTGATTGGACAAACCTCATTCTTTCTGATAGAATCAGCAAGAACGATTTTTGTAATATGGGCTGGCAGAGAAGGTCTAACCTGAGGTTCAGCCTGAGGTTCAGCCCGAGGTTCAGCCCGAGCTTGAACCCGAGGTGGTGTTGGAGACCGATATGGAACCACAGGCCTTGAACGAGGAATTGGGCAAGTATTAGCTGCACTATTCGGATCCGTATTATATACTCTTGCGGCAGTATAAGTGTCATGATCATCTGTAAATTCAGTGCAACTTGGCGTAAACGAATACGAATTAAACGGAAGCGTATCCTTGCTATCTTCCTCCATGAAAACGATCGGAGCCTTTATTAACAGATCATATGACTCCAACATAATATTCATGCTTGATCCAGTATAACTCCAAAAGCAAGAATCATGCTCTGATAAATTCCACGAGCGAATTATACTTGTGTTCTCAATCTCATTACATAGCCGCATAGTTAAGCAGTGACCCCTCGCATTTTCAATTGGCCATAGCACATTTACGCGGCATCCATCAGGCCTATTGTAAATTGTATTCTGAAATAACTTGAACTTGTCTTCATGACTAACAGCGAAATACATAGGTAGTTCAGCCATTCTTAAATGTTATGTGTATAGGTTGTAGCTTGCTAATAAAAATAGGGCTGGCCATTTTCAATTTTTTTACCTTGAATAATCCTATTCTAATGTATATGAGTTACATGGGCAATTACAGAGTGGACATTTATCTCTAGATGCTGGCATTGAAAGCCATTTCATAATTGCATTCTTTTCAAAGAGGTGAAAGCATGATGTTACTGCGCCATTTTCAATATCTAATTCAACACTTGTAATTGGGCAAATTTCTTCTTGCATTACTGCATCGCGGAGAAGTGCACGAACAATGTGCTGTGGAATAGTGGTCATAGAATACTTCTTGGCTTGTATTTGTACAGGCCCAGGTCCAGGCCCAGGTCCAGGCCCAGGCCCAGGTCCAACTGGTCCAACTGGTCCAACTGGCTCAGCAGGCCCAGGTTGCCCTTGTGCAGGTGCATTGGTAATAATTGGAATAAAGGATGTCATTTTCATTGTTGGTAAGGCAGTCCTTGGTAAAATCCTTAGCACTGGAAATATCATATCATCTTCCTTAAGACGTTTATCAGTAAATGCCCATCTCATAGGCCTTACAACATTTCCATTACTCTTTCTACTATTAATGGTATGCAAGGTGTGATTTTGTTGTGCTACTGGTATATTTTCAATATTATAAAATCGCCCATGGTGCGGAGTTCCTTTAAGAATATGAACAAATTCATTATTTTCCATATTCCCTAAACTCCATCGCATTAGAAAGTAGCCTTCTCGCGCTCCCACAGATGTTTTTACACAAAATATGTGTGGGAAAGCAGGTTGTGCCTGTGTCATTATATTGCTCAGGACTCAGGCTTGTATAAAATCAATTTTTCAAGTATTACTCTTTCTTATTCTTAATGGGTGCTAACACTAGCTTCACCTCTCCAAGATTCGCCACCATGTAACGCAAGATCAGCGGATAGTCGTTTTTCAAGTAAAGCTCAATACTCGGGCACAGAGTGGTGCACTTGGTAAAGAGGACAAGGTGCTTCAGCTGGAAAATACCCTGCACAATCTCAGTCGTTGTCCCCTTAGTCTGAACCTTCATAGATGCCTGATTATCTGCAATTACAGTCTCCTGCTCAGCGAAATCCCCAATACAACGGAAAATCAAGTTAGATCCAGAACTTGTAATTTCCATCTTCTCACCAAGGACATTCATGTCACGGCAGATCTTCTGGAAATCCGCACTGTGCATGTGGATAATGCTGGTGAAATTCAAGCTGGGAATATTGATATCCTCCACATCAGTGTCAAATAGCTTCAGAAAGAAATTCGTCACCTGGGACTTCTCCGTATTCTCCATGCGGATACCCAGCTTATTGGGGTTATTTGCAGGAAGATAGAGAGTCATACTGTCATTGTTACCCATGGTCTTGATGAGCTTGAAGAGGTAGATCATGTTGACGCCGAGCACATGCTTCACGGGGCAGTAGAAGTTCTCAAAACGATCTGCATGGAGCCTCAGGTAGACTAGGACTGTATGGGTCTCATCAACCGCGACAATTTTCATGCCCTGGGAATCAAATTCCAGATTCGCCTCAGTTAGAATCTCCTTGAGTGCCTCAATAAGAGTGCGGAAGGCACCGGACTGAACCGTTTTTACTTCAAATAAATTTCCGTTGGCATTCGGAGTTGCCTTTTGTTGTATGGATGTCATCCCTTCTTATTGTCGGACGCTTTCTGGCTTTAGGCGAAATAACGCAAATGTAGACTTTTGTTTTTATAGGCGAAGCTATATAAAAGACTCATTTCCGTTTTTAATTCTTTCTTCTTGATTTATTTCGCTTATTATAATTACGCACCATACGGTAGCCTGTTACTGCAGCAGGCACGGCTAGTCTCGGGGCACTTTGCATAAATGATCCGAGTGCAGATACTGGAGGGAAGAATCCACCTTTACGCTTTAAATTACGTCTAGTATTATGCTTTTTTGTGCGGCGTATCTTTCTAGCACGAGTCCTTAAACGAGAGCCCCCAGTGGCATTTATAGAAGGTCTGGCGAGGCCGGGTTCAGAATAGAGTGCATGGGGCCCAGCACTAGAGGAAGGTTCACGGTAAGTAGGATTTAAATAAGATAAGGGGACCATTGCGACTCCACCAACTTGTTTTGTGCCACTCTGTTTTATGCCAAAGGCACCACCACTCATTTTACAGGCATCACACATATCTAGTAAAGCCCTATTTTTATTTTCCTAGTTATATTCTTTTTTTTATCTGCCCTTAGTCTTCGCGTTAAAGTTTTAATTTGAGAAACATCTATACCATTTTTCTTTCCATTGGCGCGCACACGAATAAAATAGAAATTCACGTGCTCGTATTTAATCCGGTGTCGGCGCATCGTGTCAATCAAATAAGCCTCAGATGCTAAGGGTTTCTTCTTAGAATATGCAAGTGCATCATCAAATCTGTTACCATATAGCCTCATTTCTTCGGGGCGACCAAGGGCAAATCGGTCATTTACATTGCCACATAAGCCAAAATTCGGAATATAAATTTTCTTAGATTTAGGGGAAAAAGAAAACCAAGATATATCTAAGGGAACTTGATATAGAACATCAGGTCTGCAATATATAATATGTGAATAACGGCTTTTTGCTTCAGACCATAGTTTAGTCAATTGTTTTAGAGACCATAAATATAAGATATGATTATCAAGTGTTGAAAAATCCCCAGGTCTTGCACTCGTTTCTTTTCCCCAAGGATTTCCATGTGTTCTATATTTCTCCAGATCTAGTTTTTTTGAGACTGCCTCCTTACTTTCTACCATGTGATATGTTGGCTCTAGTAACTTATATTCATCGGCATCTAGAATTAAATCCTTCTCTCCAGCCCTAGGATTTGAATACGCCGTCTTCATTTTGTATGTATGCAAGAAGATGTCATATCGGATTCCATGGAGCCTAAGGGGGTCAAAAATATATTTTTCAATCGAATCCAGAGTAAGTTTAAGAGAGCGTGTCAAGCCAAAGAAACATATTGCCACCTTTACCTTTGGAATAAAATTGTGATAACAGGCTACCTGAGGAATATATTTGAACTTGTCCCCATATTTCTTGTAAATCTGAGAAATAAATCTGAAATCTCCTGCAGACTTTTTTTCTGCCCAGCGTATAGAACCAATAAGATTTCTTGGAACAATAAATTGTGAAGTATCTATTTTTGTTTCTTCAATTTGCCCCCCTTTCAGAATTCGCCCTTCCTGAATTCTATCCTGGTCCCAGGTATAGACAAACTCAGAATCTAAGGTTGGTAATAATCTCCAGAAATTCTTATGAAAAATATTGTCATCATCCATAATATAGACATAGCCTTCCTTTATAAGATCTAGAGCCATATTTATCTGAGGGTGACCTGCATATCCTTCTTTATTGCAATTTAGTTCCTTGATTTTTTCTTCTGTTGCAAATTCTGGTGTATATGTTCTGTCACGTGATGTATCGTATACAATATACCATTTTGTAACTAATGAAAAATCAATGGATTTATAGATTTCTTTTAAATTCTGAGGCCTTGAACAAGCTGTTATTATAGATAGCATCCTTCTTAATTTAAGAGAAGATATTATTTACAAACTGGTCGGAAATGTCCAGCGGCCTAATTGTTTATTTTTTTTATATTTTCATCTAGAGTATCCTTTCGTATATTGTGTTTAACTGTTTTTCTTAACATTGGGCGTATGCATCTGCGAACAAATGTAGATGATTTATTATTTTTAAGATACATATATAATTCATCACTCGGAATCATATCTTTTAATAAATTCTTATACCATGGTAAATGCCTTGCAGTAAAATCACCAGCGATTCTTATAGCAGGCATAATTGGATTTATATCTTTAACCTTGTATTTGGAATTTATTAAGCAAAAAGTTGTATCGACTGGTGATCGATATAATTCATACTCTTTATTGGGTATCTTATCTTTCCAGTATTTTAGTTGGTATTCATAAAGAGGATTTCCCTTTTGTGCACATCTAACAAATTTTTCTTTATCTTTTAATTCTAATGCCAAGCCAACTTTATAGACCCTGTATTTCTTTGATAGTTTAAATAAAATTTCTGCAAAATTTTCTGGCATTTTCTCATTTACATCTATATCAGGATCACTTAATATAAAGACCTCTGGTAATCTATGTTTTAATTTTAAATAAACATTACTTCCATAGTTCTCTTTTAATAATTTTATTTCTATTTTTTCTCCAAGTTCTTCCTTAATTTCCTTGTAATAATCGAAAATTGGTTTAAACGTGCTATGATTATCCAGAATAATAATTGGATTCTTATATTTCTTTAGTTTTTCTACCATATTTTTTACAAAAGATAATTGATTCCAAGATATAATTACAAGTGGTATTGAATATGGGTCTAGAATTTTAGATTTCCTTGTGGAATTTCTTTGTATTTTTACTTTACGCGTTTTCATCTATATAACTCTTATATTTAAACTAGGCCAACTAGGCCAACTAGGTAAATTAGGCCTGAAAATTGACCCAATGGTCCCCCCTTGCCCTTAGCATACCAAATGGCTGATCAGTATAAGAAGCATACTCACCGTGAGCATATTCTGGAGCTGCCTGACACCTACGTGGGCAGCACAGAGACACATGAGGAGGTCCGCTGGGTCTATGATGCAACTTCAAGCAAAATGGCTCACCGTAAGGTTGCTTTCAACCCTGGATTCTACAAGATTTTCGACGAGATCATCGTAAATGCGCGTGATGCACTTGTTCGCTCTCAGCAGTCTAAAGGACAACCCATCAAGCACATTGAGGTCACCGTAGCAAGGGACCAGGCAACGAATAGTGTGACCGTAACAGTGGAGAATGATGGCGACGGCATTCCCATTGAGCTCCACAAGGAGCACAAGGTCTATGCCCCTGAGCTCATCTTCGGTCATCTTCTCACCAGTGGTAACTATGATAAGAATGAGGAGAAGATCGTCGGTGGCAAGAATGGATATGGCGCCAAGCTCACAAATATCTTCAGCAACAAGTTTACCTTGAAGACTCGCCATCCTGCTTCAGGCCAAACTTACACCCAGGTCTGGCAGGACCACATGGCTACTGCATCCAAGCCCAGCATCGTGGCCGACAAGGCTACAAAGGGTTTCGTCAAGATTACCTATGAGCCTGACCTCTCACGCTTTCCTGGGCTTGACCTAGATGCCATGGTCCAGGTTCTGCACACGAGGGCAATTGAGCTGGCTGCCATGGCTGGTAAGGAGGTGAAGGTGTCTTGGAATGGCACCGTGGTCACCACAAATACCTTTGAGAAGTTCATTCATCTCTTCATTCGTGACGGCACAACGCACGCCTATGAACGATGTGGTGAGCGCTGGGAGGTTGGTGCCGTTCTAGCCAAGAATCTCTTCGCCGAGGATGATTCTCCTGATGATCGTCACATTTCCTTTGTGAATGGCATTAATACCAGGAAAGGTGGAAAGCATGTAGAGTCCGTGCTCAAGACTGTTCTCGGCAATTTCACTGAGGTCGCCAAGAAGAAGAAGATTGATATCAAGCCCGCGCAGCTCAAGGATGCGGTGGTCTTCTTCATCAATGCTACCATCGTGAATCCAGCCTTTGACTCCCAAACCAAGGAGACTCTGACAACTCCTGCAACAAAGTTCGGCTCAGTCTTCAAGTCCGATAAGCTCGCAGATCTCCTGGTCAAGATTGGTCTCCTCGAGGAGGCTCAGTCGATCCTGGATGCAAAGGCGGCCAAGGATGCCAAGAAGACCGATGGGTCAAAGCGCAAGACACTCCGCGGTCTTCCTAAGCTGGAGGATGCACTTTGGGCTGGCACGGCCAAGTCCCCTGAGACTACCTTGATTCTAACTGAGGGAGATTCAGCTGCAGCCTCAGCAATTGCAGGTCTGGCAGTGGTTGGTCGTGAGAAGTGGGGTGTCTTTCCTCTGCGTGGTAAGATGCTCAACGTGAAGGACATCAGCCAGGAGAAGTTCAACAAGAACGAGGAGCTGACGGCAATCAAGAAGATTCTGGGTCTGGAGCAAGGTAAGGTCTACCAGGATGCCAAGTCACTGCGTTATGGTCGCGTGATGATTATGACTGACCAGGACCATGATGGCTCACATATCAAGGGCCTCCTGATGAATTTCTTCCATACTTTCTGGCCTTCCCTGCTGCAAAAGGGATTCCTTTGTTGCCTGGCGACTCCTCTGCTGAAGCTCACTCGTCGTGGCGTCGTGCAGTCGTTTTACTCCCAGGGTGAGTTTGACACCTGGAGGGATTCTCTTGCGAATAACGCAGCTGATGTGAGTGCCGCAATGAGAGGTACAACCATCAAATATTACAAGGGATTGGGAACATCCACTGCACAGGAGGCACGTGAGTGGTTCAAGAATCTCTTTGACATGAAATACCAGTGGGATGACCTCTCGGATGATGCAATTTGTCTCGCATTTTCAAAGAAGCGTGCAGATGACAGAAAGGAGTGGCTGAAGACATTCGATGCCCGTCGCACTCTTGCAGTCGTCAAGGGTGGACTCATCCCCTACAATCGTTTCATCCATGACGAGCTCATTCATTTCTCGAATGCGGACAACCTGCGGTCTCTCCCTCACGTTATGGATGGTCTCAAGCCTTCTCAGCGCAAGATTCTCTGGGCCTCCTTGAAGCGTGGTTTGCGCTCAGAAATCAAGGTAGCCCAGCTGGCAGGTTATGTTTCAGAGCATGCGGCCTATCATCACGGTGAGGCATCTCTGAATTCCACCATCACTGGAATGGCCCAGAACTTTGTTGGATCCAACAATGTGAATCTGCTGGTGCCCATTGGACAGTTTGGCTCTAGGCTTATGGGTGGACAGGATGCAGCTCAGCCACGATACATCCATACTCAACTTGAGCCCGTGGTGGATGCCATGTTCAGGAAGGAGGATTCTGCTATCCTGAAATATCTGGATGATGACGGTGCACTGGTTGAGCCTGAGTTCTATCAGCCTGTTGTGCCTCTGCTTGTGATCAATGGTGCTCTGGGTATTGGCACAGGATTCTCCACAAATATCCCGCCTCATAACCCCAGCGACGTCTTGTCACTGTTGCGTGACCGCCTCTTCATGCGTCGCCCAACACTCGCTGGACTTATCTTGCAGCCATGGTGGTATGGCTTTACTGGCACCGTCCATCGCACAGCCGATTGCACTTGGGTAACTAAGGGTAAGGCGACATGGGATGATGTCAAGCACACCATCACGGTCACTGAGCTCCCAGTGGGCACATGGACTAAGGACTACAAGGTCTATCTGGATACCTTGTGCACAGGGGATAAGGAAAAGGATGTGAAGCCGATTCTCGAGTCATTTGATGACCTGTATAATGACACCGAGGTTAAGTTTGTGCTCTACTTCAACAATGATACATACTTTGAGATGCGCACGGATGCTGCGGCGGCTGAGAAGATGCTGCAGCTGAATACGACGTGGCATACGACGAATATGGTCTGTTTCAGTCCTGAGATGAAGATTAAGCGTTATGGCACGGTGGGTGATATGATGGAGGATTACTACCAGGTGCGACTTACCGGCTATGAGACCAGGAAGACCCAGGAGCTCGCTAGGCTTGATAGGGAACTTGTGGAATTTGATGCGAAGGCACGATTTCTGCAGGCTCTTCTTGATGATCGTATTGACTTGAGGCGTAAGAGTGATGAGGAGATCGTGATAGCGATGAAAGAGCATAAGCTACCGGCATTGGACGCCATGGATAGGCCTGATGTGGCGGATTCGTATGATTACTTGTTGAAAATGCGAATGGACAGGGTGAAGGCGGCGGCGGTTGAGGAGGCAAGGAAGCATGTGGAGGCCGCAAGGCTTGCACTTGAGCTTCTACGGGCGACGAGTGCAGAGAACCTGTGGCTCCGGGACCTTGATGGCTTTGAGAAGTCTTGGGTGGCGCTACAGGCGACACGCGAGGCTGCATTGGGTGATGCTCCGCTGAAGAAGGAGGTTAAGAGGGTTGTAAAAATTAAGTCATAAATATCTACATAAAAGGATTATATGGTAAAGACTTTGATCCAGCGGAACTGAGGCTTATGGATCTAGCCAATGGCACCGGCATATGGCTGATATCATTTAAGTAATATTGGTAATGATCTACGGCACTCAAAATATGTGGAACAGACCAGTTTAATACTTTTTCATTGAGATCTGCAACCTGACCGGCAATGTCATTTGGCAAGTTCTGGGCATACTGGAGATACATAGTTCTCATAATAATCGTAAGTTCATCTACGGATTGATTATCAATAACATAGTGCTTCGGCGCGGATTTCTCGTATACGGCTTTACGAATTCCATTTTGAATTACGGCTGCATTCTCTTTACTAAAAAATGCTTTAGATAAGGTATTTACTTCCCAGTTTCCGCGGAGTGCGTCATTTGCAAAGACTTCTTCAGTTTGGGTGCGGTAGGAAAATCCAGGAACTTCAGCATGGCCACCGGCCCCTGGGGGCGCTGAAAGGTTAACGCGTCCATTCATTCCTCCTACCGGCGGCGGATTAGTATTTGGCAAAATAAAGGCAGACTGATCCATTCTGTTTATAGACAAGTTTCCCTACCGGCAAAAAAACGGGTATTAAAACTTTTTTTCTAGACCGGAAGTATAATGGCAACTGCATCTGGTGTAATGGGTCCTAAGCAAACCAAGGGTTATTTTGTCGTTCTTTCTTCCATAAGTACTAGTCTTCAGTACAACGTGGCCGCCGGTTCTGGTGCAGGTGGTAGCTACCAGCCTGGTGCGGTAACAACCCAGGCTGCAGCTGCACCAAGTGGTGTAGCTGTTATTCCAAGTGGAACTCTGCTAAAGGATATGGGTAAGACTGTTGTCTCTAGCACACACACCTTCCGCAAGGTTCAGACATTACTTGCTAGCGGTCCTAGTATCACTGCAACTGCCGCTGCCACCGGCCTTCCTTTCTACATTGAGTTGTCCACTGGCCAGTCTCTTAGTACCGCTGGCACCCAGGTGGCCTACATGCCTGGCCTATTCTAAGCTTTTTAAGAATAAAGCTATAAAGCTAAAACCTAAAAGCTATAAACCTAAAAGCTAAAACCTTAAATCTTAATCTCTTGACTAAGATTTAATTTTTTTTAAATCAAATCATGCAATATTTCTTTAGACCCGTCTAGACATTAATGATTCTATAATCTGTTGCATAAACTTTTTAAAAACGTCTTACATAATAGTATGATTATATTAGGCCTTGATCTCGCTACAGTAAACTGGTATCTAGTTGCATATGTAGTTTCTAGTATAGTTTTCCTAGTCTACGGAACGATGAAAGTATACTCTACCGGCCAAATTCGCGGTGTTATATTTGCAATCGGGACATTTTTAGTCTTATTGTATTATGGACTTCACTGGTTTGCGGTGCCCAGCAATAAACTAAGCAGTTGGCCACCAGTAATTAACACATGTCCGGATTATTTGACATATGTCCCCAATATTTTAACTAACGCTGGATCCACAACTACTCAATCCGGATGCGTTGACATGTTAGGTGTAACATCTGGCTCTAGTGCAAGCTCTTTTAATAAAGTGCTACCTACACAAATACCTAGACTTGATGCAACACAAAGAACCAAGGTATTTTCATACACATCTGCTGATGTAAAAGCAGCTACGAGTTCTGAGGCTCTTCAGCCAATTTGTGATGCATGCCAGGCTGCAGGTTTGACATGGGAAGGCGTCTACGACGGTGATTCTTGTATTGGTATTGCCAAGATTGAAGCACAAGCTGCTGCCGTTGAGAAATGTCTTGTTTCTGCATAAACCTAAAGAGTTTTAAATCCTTTAAAAGAGATGGACTATACAAGTCTTCATCCAAGTGTAGAAATTGCACTTAGACGATGGCTCAAAACTCCTACTACGGCTGCATTTCTTCTAGTTGGTCCACCTGGTGTAGGGAAAACAACATTGGCGAGGGAAATTCTCAAGCAGGAGACATATCGTATTGTTGAATTGAATGCGAGTCATACTCGTTCTGGACAGGCATTCAAGAAACAAATCATCCCTCTCCTAGTGCAGAAATCAGTGCTGGAATCCATGTCTCCTGAAAGCAATAAGCATAAGCTGGCTGTTCTACTTGATGAGATTGATGGCCTGAGTCTAGGTGAGAAAGGTGGTCTGAGTGAACTTCTGGATTATATGCGTGCATGGCGACCAGGTCAGACAACACATCCCCTACTTCTTATTTGCAATGAGATTAAGGGTCGTGTCTATCAACATATTGTTCGTCTGAGCACATATATTCAAATGGAATTCCCAAGTCAGACAGTTCAAACATGGCTAGGAAAAAGTCTGAGGACTGAGGTCCTAGCTACTGCAGATTTACGAGTTATCTTAAGATCACTTCAGGGGTGTGATTCTAATGCTATTTTCACTTCAAGTTCAAAAGAAAAAGAAATGCCTGAATTAATTGCTGATGAAAATGAGGAGGAACCAAGCACTGATATATTAAGATTCAGTCATTCATGCTTGTATGAAAACTGGGATCCACTTATTATACCTGAAGTTGAGAATAATCTAGGGAATCTTTCAGGCCTCTGTGTCCATGAAAACATTTATAAGCGCCTAGATTCATCAGATAATCCATGGAAACATTATAAGGAGTTTCTGGCACTCTTTGATCTAAGTGATAAGGCAGATTACTGGGCTTTCTTCTATCAGAATTGGAATCTACTGAGGCCGAGTTTCCAGCTGAAGTTGAAAATCACAAATGCATTCTTATCTGAATATCCAATTACTCACACAGTAACACCATCACAGCTTCAATTCACTCAGGTTCTAACAAGGCAATCATCTATGTACAATACTTGGAAACAGATGGTTCAATTCTCAGATGAGCACGATTGTGCAATTGAAGATATTCAGGTGAAGTTAAATCAAGTCATTTCAGCAAAGACAGCTAAGTTACCGGCTGCCCAAGCTAAGAAGATTGAATCTATTAGTATTCCTAAACAACTTTGTATTTATAAGGATTAGGCTACTCGTTCTTCTCCCTCATGCAAGAGCCTCACTAAATTCAGTTGTTCATTGCGCCCCAGGCGTATTGCACGACCGATAATCTGCCTCTCCTCCTCTGACTTCATTAAATGCATTAAGACCACATGAGTTGCCGACTTTAAATCCATTCCAACCCCTGCCTGCATACTATTCATCAGGAGGACCTGTATCTCCCCCTTCTCAAACTGTTTTAATGTGCTAGAAATATGGTCTTTGTTGCCTTTTACCGTCGCAACCTTGATACCTCTTTCCAGCAGTTGCCCTTCAATCTCCAAAAAGGGATTATCATAGCGATTGAACACGAGGAATTTCCCTCCGCGATTCTCTGTTATGAGCTTCAGCAAGGCATCTTTCTTCTTTGGCTTCTTTTCAGTGACATCTACTTTTGTATTTACATTTGTATTATTAGTCCCATCAGCCTCTAGTTGTCTGAGGCGCTTGTAATCGAGGGGTGATCTGCAAAGAGGGCAAGATGGATTTCTCTGAATACAATTGATAATACAGGCACCACAAAAGAGTCGCTCACAACACATAACAAAGGTGGGCACCTTGGGCTCCTCAAAACAAATTGCGCATATTTCATCCTTGACATTCAGGATACGCTGTTTCAGAGAAGCAATTTGCTCCTTAATTGATGATATTTTCGTCTTCAAAGAAGTAATTGCCTGCTCTTTTGCCTGTGGCGTAGAATACTCAATAGATTCCTTGAATACTAAGGTCTTCTCAAGACGGTCGAGCTCCTTTTCTCTAGTCTCACAGAGTGCAGTAATTAGGGAAGACTGCGAGGTATTGTTTACACCAAGTTTCTCTAAGGCTGTTTGAATATCGCCTGCATGTAAGAGTTCCTGGATTTCTGCATTTACATACTGCGCAATAATGCGATGGCTAATTGGTGTCTCGCATATAATACGCTGCTCCAAAATAGGTGGAGATCTCCAACTCTGCTCCATGAATTCTCTATTTGTTCGCAAGACCAGATGACCACGTGAGGGATGTTTTGATAAGAACTCAGAGAAGAAATTTGTGCTCTTAATATCATACCGCGAATAGAAATTGGAGCCATTGGTCACTTGGTCCTGGTGCAGGAGTTCAACTAGGTCAGGATGTAGGCCAGCAGCAGCTCTTTGAGCCAGGAATGTATTTGACATATACATGTAAAGTCCTTGAAAAAGAATATTTGGCCAAGTGGCAGTTACGAGCCAATAGAAATTCGCCTTGGGCATTGGGACCGTGGAAGTGAAGTGAACACTATCAACCTCATCAAAAATCACGGTGGACCATTGCATGAGGTGTCTATTCTCTGATGACATGAAAGTCTTAATAATTGTATTGGACATGAGAGTTATATCACGGGTCTTAACGAGTTCATTGAAATCATTTTTCTCCAGGGCCTTAGTAGTCTTCACTTCAAAGAATGAGAGGGTAGTCTGCTGTTGAATTGCAAACTTCCATTGGTGAAAGAGAGTATGAGGGACTATAATGAGAACATTTCCAGAGCACTCTAAGGTATGCACTGGCCGCTGACTCCAGAATGTTGTCTGCGATCTATTGTTAATTGTGTTGAATACGGATGTAATGGGATTGCGTTTCTTATGTGCAATGAACCCGAGTGTTGTCAAGGTCTTTCCTGAGCCGACCTTGTCTCCTAAGACTGCCGTCTGACTATAATGTGTCTCATTGTTCACCTGGAACCCCTCAATACATGTGCGCTCTTTTTCACGCATCGCATGAATCATAGCGAGTTGATGTGGCCTGAGTTGAACCTTGATTTCTTGTGGTTGGACTGCATACCCAGACGTATCTGTTACGGCATGTATCAAGGGTTGTTCATATACCTCTAAAATTCTAAATAGAGAGTCATCTCGTGCCGACATTAGGGAAAGCTAATCTAATTTAACCAGGGAATAACTGTTTAGGTTATGGCTAAGCCTAAGTATATGGCTTTCCAAAATATAATCTAAATAATAAATAGAATATGTCGAACAACGGAATGAAAACATATTTTAAATACTATCAACAATGTCTTGATTATTGTGGAATGTAAATAATAAAGAAAAGACTCTAAAGCCCATAAAAGAACTCGTGCAGTTCAGAATCCTTGATAAAATCCGTCATTAATAAAGCTGTCTTTTTTAATAAGGGGTTTTCGGCTTTTCTCAGCTCAGTCTTATCAAAAGTATTATCTGAGTGACTAATAACCAACATAACATTCTTGGGATTTAATTGCATGAGAGGATTCTTGTAGTTTTCTAGAAATGATTTCTCCTCGGCAAATGCGACTGTCTCATCATATCGGTGCTTAGTCGCATAGGCCTTTGTCCAGGCCATAGTGCCATTGGTCGCATGGCCTTCAAAGTATGGACCAGCCTTCCAGATTTCCTTAGTATCAGTAAAAAACATATAGACCTCACTGGCTCCTGCTAGGTGAACGGAGGGATATTGCCTAAGGCTCATTACTGCATCCATCACTCGTGTGGGGAAATAGAAATCATCATCGTCCATAGCAATAATGAATTCTCCCGTGGCCTCATCATTGAGGCGATTACGTTTTTCTCCAAGTGTCATTTTATCTTCGGACCAGATAAAGACAAGCTCAGGCAACTTTGCACGAGCTTCCTCAAGAAGATCCTTAATTTCTTCTTGACCATCATCAAATACTAGCCACTCCATGCGGTCTCTAGGGTATGTTTGCGATTGGACTATTTTAATTAGAGCAGGAATGAAACGTCGACGATTATACGTGGGCGTTACAATACTTACAAGTGGTAACTCTGAAGACATTCTATAAGTAATAGTGTCGCTTGTTTAAATTAGTTTAAGGAGTTTTACGAGTGGAAGGTTTAGCAGCCTGGGGAGCCTGGGGAGGAGCCTGGGGAGCCTGGGGAGGAGCCTGGGGAGCCTGAGGAGCTTGGGGAGCCTGGGGGGGAGCTTGGGGAGCTTGGGGAGGAGCCTGAGGAGCCTGGGGAGGAGCTTGAGGAGCCTGAGGAGCCTGAGGAGCTTGAGGAGCCTGAGGACCCTGAGGAGCCTGAGGACCCTGAGGATATATATATGGAATTTGAGGAACCTGGGGATATGATTTAATAAACTGAGGAGCAGTTACAGCAACAGCAGCTGTTGCTTTTGCAAGCCCCTTAGAAAGTGTGAACCCATTTTTATATAAAGATATAACCGCCTCTTTTGCAGCTCCAGAATTTGCATTTTCGTTATAACAAAATGGTCCATAGAATATTTGTTCAAGCCCTTCAGCTGGCGTATAAGTAGTAAGTGGAAAAAGTCCATAATATGGTATTTCCATTTTATAATAATATTTTCGTAACAATGTCCTCGGAATAACCCACCAAAAAAATAGACTGCCATAAATAAAACTCAAAATACGAAATGGAGTATTATAACCAATTGCTTCATTTGCCGCTAAATGGCCACCATAAAGTATCAATACAATAAATATCAATGCTTTAAAAACACTTAATACACCTGATGCAATATTACTTACAGCTCTAGCAGGCTTAAATTGACTCCTTTCATTTAAATCTTCAGTTGATTTATCAACCTCTGTGCGGACAGTAGCATCTGCATCGGCCTGCGTATTTGCAGCATCAAGACGTTTCTTAGATTCTGCATCTTGTTGAGCCTGAGCTTCTACTTGCTGCGCGTGTTCATCTGCATCGGGATCATTTAATAACTTTGATATTTGATATTGAATCTTATTGTAAAGTTGTGTAAATACACTCATCTATTGTATAATGAAACTTAAAACAACACTGGCTTACGTGTAAAAAAATCACCCTTATGTGGCATATTTCATTCCTCCCATACCACCTTCTATAACTAAAAAGTTGATACTTTCAACATATACTGAAAAATTATATGCAAATAATGAGCCCGCAACTAAAGGCCATGGATCAACGTCAAGCTGGAAATTCTTCACTCTACTTGTATTTAATGAACCACTGGGCTTTATCCATTTGGATGTATCCAGAGCAAAACTATAAATAGCAAGGCCTGGAGGAAACACACCTGATGCATATTTCCATGAACTGACTTCATTAAAATACTGTAAAGGTTTCAATTCCTGGATTTCATTGCCATCACAGACAATTCTTAGATTATGTATAATATCTTGTTGTAATCCTGCCTGTAGTATACCAGAATATCCTCCAACTGGCACTGAACTATATGCTGGAATAAATGGAGCACTAGGATATAACCACCAATTTGTGAAATTTGTCCAGGCATTTAAATTCTTCAAATAATCAGTTCTTCTTGGTATTATAATAAGTCGTGGAACTGGATTATGTGTATATAAATCAAATAATTGCCTACTTGAAATATTTTCAAACTTATAATTTGTAACTTGTCTAACAATATAGTTTAGGGGTTTTGTTGCAAATGTTCGTCGTTCATCATCTGTAAGATAAATATAGGTTGCCTGCAACCTAGGATTTAGCGGCCACGTATTCAAGGCTGGAACTGTATAACCAATATCTGTTAAAAATTGGTTAATGTATATACCGGGATCATTATCACTTGTATAAGACACATTACCAGATTGTAATTGTCCAGATGTCGCATTCACTTTAGTTTCTGGCCTAACTCTATAACCTGCAGGGTCTAAAATTGTATATAAGTCTCTGATTGGTCTTAGAGTAAGCTGAACTTCGCATTCATGAAATTGTAATGATATAAGGGGAAGTGCTAGTCCAGCATTCTGCGAGAACCAGAATGAAAGAGGAATGGTGATATCACGTCCAGGAATAGATGGAAAGTTGCTCTGAGCTTGTATAGCAGGATCCTGGTTTTGGTAGACGCTTGGATACAATCCACGTGCACGAGTTAATGGGGCTCCGCTTGATACGCCGGAGTATTTTCCATTTGCCGGATCATATATCTCAGGTATATCTCCAACAAGTTGTTGCCACTTATTGTATTGGGTTTCATCTTGATCCGTGAAGGCAGTTGAAATAATATAGTCACTATCAAATTCTTGAACTTGGGTTCCCCCAATGAGGAATGTTGCATTTTGAATTATCTGAGCACCAATATATCTGACCCACTGAAACTGGTATTGACTTCGGCCATTTCTAGAACCGGGTAAGTTTGGATTAAAGTATTTCGAGTAAATATCTGGAAGTGTGAAGGTGAAATAGAGGTCTGATAGCAAGTCACCAATACGCTGAATCTTTGCACGAAGTTGAATTGGTTCATCGAAGAAAAGTTCTTGTGGACCTTCTAAAGGCAGAGTAGCTGATTCAAATGCGAAATGGCTGTATTTTTTCAGAATCATATAGAAATAGGTAAAGTCGGGATTTCCACTGAGGATTACATTTTGAGATCCGTATGCAACTAATATAAATAACCCCCCACCTGCCATGACAACTCTTCTTGTTACTACGAAACAAGAAGAGATGTGGTTTAAGTATAGGGGATAGGGGATAGGGGCACAGCATATGGCTATGGCTAACCCTAAGGCCCCTGCTTATTGGTCCACCATGTGTCAGATAAGTATTCAGTTGACATATTAACATCGCCCTCAATTGTCCTGGATGGACCCATATTGAGTAACGCCTGGATTTCAGAATATGTTAAAGCATAGCCAAAATAAAAAACTCTACTAATCATACCCTTAATTGGTCCATTAAATGTAATAGAATTTAGATGCCCAGGTGTATCTGTAGAAAACATAGGGTCATTTAGAAGAGAAACCGTATTAGTTGAATTTAATGTTAGCTTACGATTACTAAATGCATAGACATTTCCGTAATTTTGGTAAGGAGGAGTGTTATTACTTAGCGCCATTTTGGTCTTCAAATTTCCATTAATATATACAAAGAGTGTATTTCCCTTGCATGTTACTGTAAGGTGAAACCACTTGTCCACTGGAATATTCTCAATATCAGTATAATTATCCCATGTGTGATAGCAGTTCATGAAAATTCGTAATGTATTTTTATTACCCCAGCAGAATATACCAGGTCCCAATAGAGGATACATTTTTCCGTAACCCTTGTGTAAAATATGATAGAGTGATGATGTATCATTATTATCAAATGTATCACTCCTAATGTAAGTAAAAAGTGAATAACTGAACTCAATGCCGGACCTCTGATTATCCGAAAAATAAATAGTCTTAGACTGAGGAATCCTTGGGTCTTGAATTACCGAATACATCTTAGGACCGGAAACATATGTATTGGCAAAAAGCTCAACGCGATCTTTATACATTCGTGTAAACGATTTATATAAAAATTCACTAGTTGCTAAAACTATATATACAACTATAACAAGAACAACACCTAGTAACACCTGTGATAAAGCGTCTGCACCTGATAATGTAATTCCTCCTGCTGCATCTGCCATACTATCTATCTATCATTTGTAAAAGATAGGGCTTACATTATTAAAAATGGCTAACCATGTTATCCGTTTTTAATAGTTTATTAATTATTAAATAGCTTATGATGAGCCTTGATCTGATCCAGTAGTAAAGACAACTTGATTATTTCTGGTTAAACTTAACACATACTGTCCTGGATCTAGACTACTCAATGTAAATCCAGCAAATGGTCCTTCCTGGTAATTAGTGTATACTCTATCCGGAGTATATGCCACATTTGCAGCACGCGTCATTCCAATTAATCCACCGAAACCATCGGGACTGCCTAGAGTTAGTGTCGGAGTATTGCCATCAGCAGCAAATAATCCAGGTAGGACAGAGCTTCTAGAAAGTTTTCCATCAATATATACATCAACCGTCTTACCCATCATGACTACTGTCACACAAACCCATCGCTGTATATCCACGGATTCAATGTCGCACATTTGCATATTAGAATCAGAATATGTTGAGGTCCCGTTAACGATTGTTGGAATATCAGTAATTTTTATACTATTTGTTACATTATCACTCACACGGACACCGAGCTTGTTTGTAAATTGTCCTAGATACATAACAAGTGTCACAATTTGCCCTCCACTGCTTAAGACAAGAAAGGGTTTATTCTTACCATTTGAACCACCTGCGCCCCAGTTTGTTACATATATCCATGTGCTCATTGAATATTCACCTCCAGGATATATTTGAGGAACCTGCTTTCCACTAAATGTCTGACCCGTAGTAGTAGTTCTTGCAGGTAGACCGTCAGTTTGAGAGGAATATATTACCATATCCTGCACATTATTATTTCCATTTAGCCATAGCCACAAGATATAGAGAAGATATACTAAAACGAGTATAACTAAAATATAGATTACCATACTACCAGGTTCCATTGTTATTCTATTCTTAAGAAATAGTTTATGAATAAAGGGCGTTCCACTCTTCCATTGGCCCAGCCATTTTGGGGGTATTGCAATTTCCACCCGGACACCAGAAACCATTCGGTAAAGAAGGCATAATTGGTGTTAAAAATGCTAAGATTGAATATAATGTTATTGGAGTATATGGTTTACCGGATGTATCGACCGCACCACTTATTAAGTCACGAACTTCATTTGTATCTATGGCTCTTGCTGAAAGACTCATTAATGATATATTTCCTCCTAAACGCGGATCTCCTACTAGCAATGGAGCGGTCTCATCATAATCAGGCATTGCCGTACATGTATAAGATACAGCAAGAGATCCATTTAAATAAATATTAAACCTACGACCTTTCTTAACGATGACAACTGATGTCCATTTTTGCATAGGAAACTCCGGAATATCTACTGTCTCAGGCTTAGATTGCCCTTTTACATATATTTCAAGTTGAGCTGGTGCAAAAAGCATTCCACGACCTGCATCAGGTGCAATTAGAAGTTTTAAATTCTGTTTACCTCCTATTTTAACCACATTTGCATATTCATTACCAGATTGCGCAGTCCTGTCATTGATTGTTGGATTTATGTAAAATAAGAGAGTAGATCCTGATTTAGACGACCATGCACTTGATAAAATTTCACTGCACGCTGCTTGACTAGGTTTTGTTAATGTCATCGTATTTGGACCAACTTGTTGAAATTGTGGGGGGAGTAAAACATATGACATTGTTAAATATATCAAGTATGAAAATAATAGCAAGGTAATGATGACTAATACTGCCTGCATAGCAGTAGAAAGTTGACTATAATAAAAAAATATGTAAACCATACATCCTATGAATAATAATACACTTATTATTATTTTAGTTTGTTGAAGATGGATCATCTATCCGTATAGTATAAATTTTAAACTTAACTTACAAATATACTTGGTGGATTAAATAATTCAGTTGATGTTAAATCGCTCATACGCCCTTTCATTTCAGAAGATGAAGCAGGGTAGCCAAATGCCCTGATTTTTAAAACTTTAATTCCAGCTGATAATTGAATTGGTATATTACCACCATTCTTAATATTAGGGGTTGCAAATATCTTATGACTCTTTGCTGGCGGAACTGGAATAGACGTCAAGTTCTTTGTTTTTACAAGTAATCCATTCAAATATCCCTCCATAATATTTGGGGAAATAGTAAATCCTATACGAAATGGAGTATGAATTGGAACGTTATCTATTACAAGGCTTTGCTGTGTTCCAGCAGAATCAATACATGTAACATATACAGTATTCGTAGTATTATTAAGGCTTACTTGTAATCCTTGGCCAGTTGGGGTAGATGCCATTATGAAAAAGGTTCGCAGAGTTTCACCAGGTGGAAGAGTTTGTGGATATTCATCGTCTATAAAAACATCCATTGTTAAACTATATGAAGTCTGGGCTTCCAAGACTGTTACAGATAGTGGAGCCTTTTGTCCAGGAGCTGGAGGAGGAGGTTGGCCAACAATTATATCTCCTACATGTGTCAGGTCTTTCCAATATACTTGTGTTAAATCTGTGCCGGGTATTGGAATATAACCTGGAGCACCAGGGCTACGTTGAAAGACAGGTGTAATCCATTGATCAACACCAAGTAGAATAATTCCAATTAATAATATACCTGCAATAAAATACATTAAGATACGAACAAATCCTGAACCCTGCACAGGAACCCCTATTGCATTTTTCGGCTCTGGAACAATTTTTGAAGCTGCAACTGCACCTGGGATTTTTAGATTTTTTCCAAGTGTTCCTATGTTTTTTACTACTTCTGAAATTTTATTAGCCCGACTCTGTTCCATATCTAAATTACTCCTTCTTTTTCCTGGTGACCGATTTTTTCTTCTCTAATGTGCCAGCCCTTGGATTATATCCAATCCGCTTATAATAAGGCAGTGAATCCTTTGCCTTACAGTCGACTAATTTTTCCCTCAAATAACAAACAAATGAAAGACGGCTATATAGTTTATCAATACCCTGGGTTCCTGTTTCCTTATTGTTTACATAAACTTCTGGTATTGAGGAGTTAAATTTCTTATCACTGGTATCCTCTTTCATTTCCGTATTACAATGCCATTCATGCACATCCATCGCCACGAAATCACCCGTTCTCAGATTAATCCCCACCTTAAATCTGGGGAAAATAGTGAATCCACCGCCGTATTTTCCTCTCTCAATCACGGATAAATTGCCAAAACCTTCTCTCAAATCCCCTGCATCCATATGAAGCCCCGTTCTAAAATTACGATTTATGGTGACTGAAGAGAAAGCAGTATCCTTAATTTGGAATGCCGAATTTCCAGCGGCCCTCTTATGCTGAACCTTGTAGCGGTCTGGGACTAGTTTCTTAAAAAGGTCATCAATGGCTTCAATATAAGGAAGGCCGGCCTTGTATTCATTGAAATATCGCTGGGTATAGGATGTCAGACGACAAGGGAGTCCCATGAATGGGGTTTTCTCAAAATATCCGAGCACAGAGGAGAATACATTATTATTTACACGCATCTTGGAGAGTTTACCATTTTCCATGTATTGTGCAGACCATCCCTTAATAGTTTTCGTTGCTAACTTACGCCTGGTCCAGTATTTGGATTTAGGGTCAATTGGTCCAGCTGCAGCTCCGCGATTTCTTGATGCACCGGCTGCATTGTAGAAACTTTTCCATCCGAGTTTCACTATATCATGGGGAATTACGTTTTTTCTCAGTTTGAACAGGAGTCGTTTACCTTCTGGAGCATCCGGGTCCTTTGCGTATACGTCGATGTCTTCGTCATAAATTGTATCTGCGTCTTTTTCACTAAAATATGTGCCTTCTCTTGCCTTGATTTCATCATTTGACATCTTCGGCTCTAAGACCAATTCTTTTACTTTGGTCTTTGGATCCTTTGCAGGCTCCTTGGGTAACTGGAGACCATCAAATAATTCTTCATCTGAGATAGCCATCTACAATATAGTTTTATTTTATGACTATATTATAGAAAAATGGAGCCACCGCCAGTTAGAAATAAGGGCCCAAGAACACTTCGTCGTTTAACTGAGCCTGAAATGCTAGAAATTAATGAGCATGGTCTTGAGATTCCTTCCAGGAATTCTAAGAACTTTGAGCCAAATCTAGATAAATCTGCGCTTTTAGTAAGCACAGGAACCTTGGCACCAAAATATAACTACAGGAATAAGGCAAAGGCAAATCAAGAAAATACATGGGAAGCATATCTAAAAAAACGAGCTAATGCAGAAGCCAGAGCCAAAGGTAATCGCAGTAATCGTAATACAAGGAAAAATAAGAGAAATCGCAATAATCGTAATAATCGTAATACAAGAAAAGGCAATCTATTTGGCAATTTCAATATTAAGAATGACCCAAGGATAACACTAGGGTTTTAGACTATGGCTTCGCCTGTGCCTATGGCTTCGCATGTGCCTATGGCTTCGCATGTGGCATACTAAACCACACAACTCCTCCAATTACAGCTGACACGGCAATGCCTGCTGCAATTCCCTTCAACATAGCCTGATTATCGGCCTCCATAAAATCATCTGCCTTGATGACCGGCGTCTTTCCGCGGGCACCTAGTCTGGTATAGTATTGGATTATCTCAGTCTCCGTAAATTTCCGTTTCCCCAACATCCCATTCACCTCATTATGCAAATCAACTGTCCATCGGAAGAGCTCTGCCCTGGAATCAATTGACGCTGTAATAGGTAGCTTAGCCATATGGGAAATATAATGCGTTCGGCAAATCGGACAAGGTATAATTGACTGCAGAGACTCAAAAAACTCCTTCATAGCCTTCTTATCAGAATAACTAGGCTCCTGAGGATACCCTAGCGCCGCTATATGAATTGTGTGCCAGAAAAAAGGCCCCCAAACCTCTGGAGGAACATGCATTATATCTAATATATGTTGAGAGCATGTATTAAGCACCTAAGACGCATTAGTCAGTATATATCCAGGGGTTTTTATAACAATGTCAACATTTTATCAAAATAAAACTGAGAGTATATGCTCAAATTGTGGTGGAACCGGGCATGGATTTCGTATATGCACAGAACCAGTTTCCAGTTATGGAGTTCTCGTATTCAGATGGGTAAGCCGTAGTGAAGCATGGCCACAAGTAACAGAGTTTTGCAATCACACACAAAATCCAACGGGAATTACTGGTCTTATTCCACAAGTGCTGATGATTCAGAGAAAAGATTCCCTTGGATTCATGGATATTATGAGGGGAAAATACAAGGTAAATGAGCCTGAATATATAAAGAAACAATTGAGGGGTATGACCTATGGCGAACGTGAAAAACTCAGGACAATGGAATTTGAGGAAATATGGCATGAATTGTGGGGATCAGATACCGAATCTACACAGCGCTATGCACATGATCGCATTAATTCTAGACAGAAATTGGCAGAACTTAGATCGGGTGTTCAATTACCGAATGGTGAGAAATACTCACTTTCAGACCTTCTCCGGCAAGAACCTGCACTATATACTACTCCAGAATGGGGATTTCCTAAAGGTCGTCGTGATCCATATGAATCTGATATTCGCTGTGCCTTTCGCGAATTAGAAGAAGAGACTAGTATAACTGAACAAGAATTATTAAAGGTGACAAATGTTTCACCTTTTATTGAGCAATTCTATGGTTCTAATAATATCCATTACAGGCACACGTATTATATTGCTCAGTATATTGGTGAAAGGGCTATATCATTTGATGCATTAAATGCAGAAATGGCACGTGAGATTGGTAATCTAGCATGGAAAAATCTGGATGAAGCGGTCCTATTGCTTAGGCCTGAAAATCTGGAAAAGCGTGGTATTATAATAAAACTTGGTAGCTTACTGCGCAATTATTCGCCAGTCTTACGTAATAATTTATTAGGTAAGGCTTTAGCGCCAGCAGTGCCAGCAGTGCCAGCAGTGCCAACAACCTTAACAACGTTAGTAACCGTAAATGAAAATGCCAATGAAGAACAGCAGGAATATGTATTCACCGGCCAATCAACAGGCTTCTCAATTTCAGGAAAAGTGGAAAAATCAAGAAGATTCTTCGGAGCGAGACAAACTACTCGCCGAATTTCAGACATATACCGCTCCAACCAGGGCGGCAACGATCAGAGAAACCAATCAAGGATCTCGGGAACAGGAGGGAACACTATATCCAGACATTAATGATGAAGCATTCTTAAAGAAGCTCCTCGGTAAACGTGAGTTCCGAGAAACAAGACAACCAAAGATCACTGATAAAACCCTTGAACAAAATGTCTGCGATGTAGAGGAATTTGAATATACTTCTTCTCAGAAATTCGTCTCACAATTCATTTCTCCAAATACACCTTATAATGGTATCTTGCTGTATCATGGTGTAGGTGTAGGTAAGACATGTTCTGCAATTTTAGCCGCAGAGGCATTCTTGCAACTGAGTCCTAAGAATAAAGTCTATATCCTAGCACCCCCTGCAATCCAGTCTGGATTCTATAGAACTATTTTTGATAGCTCTCGTATTGTCTTTGGTAAAGATGATCAGCAAAATAGACACGAGGGTTGCACTGCTAATCGTTATCTTGAGCTTACTCAGACACTATATGAACGTGATAAGAAGGATATTGAATTACGTGTTAATCGCCTCATAAACAAGCGTTATGCTATTATGGGGTATGTGGCATTTCGTAATATGGTTCGTGATATCAAAGGACAAATTGCATCCACATTACCTGCAAAGAGAAAGGAAGAACAGAATACTGTTCTCCTACAAAGAGCTCTTAGTGGAAGCTTTTTCATTGTTGATGAAGCCCATAATCTCAGGGATGTTTCTGAGGTAGCCGATGACGATGAGGATGATGATATTGGTGACCGCAGTGATGCAGCAGCAGGTAAGAAACTCATGCCAATGTTGCGTGAAGTTTTGCAGAAATGTGAAGGTAATAAACTGATGTTAATGACGGCGACTCCAATGTATAATAGTTACAAGGAAATTGTTTCTTTACTAAATCTATTACTCTACGTGGACAAGATTCCTGGACGTAAAGCGGGCGACAGTGATTCAGATATTCGCCTCTTAACAGATTCAGATATTGTATTTGAAAAGAAAACGGTTGGTGGCAAGGAAATTGAAGTCCTATCTGCGTCATCTGAGAAGAAACTCATTGCAATTGCGAATTCACATGTGAGTTTTATGCGTGGTGAGAATCCTAAGGCATTTCCTGCTAGGCTTGATCCTGCCGACGAATTACGCGTGCAGGCATGGCCAGCCTTCAATCCAGCTGGTAAAATAGAATTGAAAGCCGATGAAAAAGCAAATGTGTTACAGCTGCCTCTTGTAAATTGTGAGCTAAGTGGTGAACCTCTGGCAGTTATTCGACATTTGACTGAAACCTTGATTGCCGCGAAGGGTGTTGGTATTCGCACCATTGACACCTTGCTGCAGGCAGGTAATTGTATTTTTCCTATAAGTGGAGCGCCTTTGGCAAGCGAAGCGCCTTTGGCAAGCGAAGCGCCTTTGGCAAGCGAAACGCCTTTGGCAAGTGTAGCGCCTTTGGCAAGTGGAGCTACAGCACTAGAAGGTCGCGTTGGCTCTGAAGGATTCCAGACATGGTTTTCTACAAAGGCAATCGGTGGAACATTTGAAGGGACGCGTCTTTCTGTTCTACCCCAGTATGTGCCAGCAGATCCAGATGAATCATATTCATGGATGGTTGCATCTTCAGGCAACTTGGCCAATGCATCTCCTAAATTTAATCGCGTCTTAAATACAATTCGCACTGCCTCTGGAATTTCCTTTGTCTATAGTCGTTTCGTAGAAAATGGTGCTGTGATTTTCTGCCTTCTTCTGGAAGCAAATGGTTATATGCCCTGGGGACGTTCTGCACCCCTATTTAGTAAGGGACCCATTGAAGGACCTGGTGGAAAACAGTGTTGTAAGTGTGATAGGAAACTCGGGGGACATCCTGCATTTGTGCCAGGGCAACTAGGGCAAGCTGAGACGCGTGACAATCACAAATTCAGTCAGGCCTACTATACCTTACTAACTGCGAGTGACGTTAACACAGTTGAGAAACAATCACTGCCTCTATCACCAAATAATGTTGCCGTAATCGCGGCAGCACGCAGTGAAGAGAACAAGGATGGTCACAAGATCAAGGTAGTAGTGGGTTCTCAGGTGGCAGGCGAGGGTCTGGATTTACGTTATATAAGAGAGATCCATATTCTTGAAGGCTGGTTTCACTTGTCTAAGGAAGAGCAGATTGTGGGTCGTGGAATTCGTTATTGCTCTCATAATGCCTTACCTAGGGTAAAGCGTAATTGCACAATTAATCTCTATGTGAATACATTTCCAGCGGAACTCAATAAGGAGACAATTGACCTATATTCTTATAGAACTGCCATGAATAAGGCGGTTCGTGTAGGCAACGTGAGTCGTGCTATAAAGCGGGGCGCTGCAGATTGTAATTTGAATCGTGATGCCATTTTGGTAACAGGTCTTTCTAAGAAACCGGCACTTGATCAAGATGGTAACCCAAATATGCTGGATAGCCAGGGGAATGCAAGACCAGTGGATCTTAATGACAAGGATTTTACCCCTGCATGTGATTGGATTGCCTGTAATTATTCATGTGCACCATCACTGGATCTTTCTGATAAGCGAGAAATGCCAGATGATAATGGGACGTATGATATGTTCGCTGCCCGATTTGCAGAGCAGATGTTAATCCAGACTCTAAGGACGGCATTTAAGAGTCAACCATGGTATCATTGGGATAAATTGGCTGCAATTTTCAAAGATGTGCCCAGGGCTACACTTACAAGTTTGCTTCTCAAAATTATAAATAACCAGTCGATCATTTTTGAAAATGGAAATTTACAGGGGCACATTATTTTCCGTAATAATTTGTTTCTCTTTCAGCCGAATAAAATACAGGATGGGGCAATTCCGATTTCGTTTCGCCATGGGGCGTATCCAGTGAGACGTGATTACTATGAGCCTCAGATGCCTACAGCAAAAGGAACAAAGGTTACGGTTTCTAGAAAGGCTGCTACCACTGCTACCGCTGCTACTGTAGGGCAAGAAGGGCAAGAAGGTCAAGAAGGTCAAGAAGGGCAAGAAGGTCAAGAAGGTGATATTATACCCAAGACACAATTACTGCCGCAGCCTGCATTACCCCAAGGGCAACAAGATATGCAAAAGGCGTTTACTTTTTGGTTAAAGTCTATTACTTGGGTAAATAGCTGGTGTAAAGATGATGCTAAAAAGGGATCAATAAATGAATATATTCCTACTGACTTAACTGAAGCAATTATGGCCTATCTCGATGGGGATATTAAGGAAAAGGAAAATATAGAAAAGCGTTTGAAACAGTTGCAGTGGTGGGCAAAAGTTATAGTTGATGAACCAGTTGCCCCTGGAGGTATGAAGGATCTGCGACGTGTTGCCAAGGAATTCATTTGGGATTCTTTTTTTAAGGGATCTGAGCAAATAGCAATGATTGAAGACAAGTTGGCTTTCGCCGATGAAGGTGGTAGTGAACAGTATTTGAAGGTCGATTCCATTTCTGCAACACGATATTTAGATCTGGAAAAAAAGGAGCCAGTGTATTTCTGTGGACGAGGTGAAGCTTGTCCTCCATCGGTTCTTAAAATTTTACTAGCTTCTAAGACAGACGATGCAATAAATGCCAAAGCGAACAGGGTAACTACTTCTCCACTTTATGGTTTTATGGTAATTTGGCAAAATACAATTATGTTCAAGACTAACAGTGCCACAAATGCTGAGGGTGCCCCACCCGGCCCTGGAGCTGCTTGTTCTATTGTCAGCACAGTAAAGGGGCATCGTATGAAGTTAGTTGAGCTAGGTGCGACCCTGCAGCGATTTACTGGAAATCACTTTGATCTTCTTGAAAATACCTTGGCGACGGGTGCCAGGAAATTGGTAGGAGCAGTGCCATTCTGTGCTCTGATGGAGATTGTCTTACGCTGGATGGATATTCGTAAGGACCTATATGGCGGAAAACGCTATTTTTACAGACCCCTTGCGTCTTATTATTCTAAACATAAATCTAAGAAGTAGCATTAGATATTATACATATTCATGCGGCAAGGCATTAAAATTGACTATCTAATACTACAATAGACAGGCACAATGGAGACTGAAGCATTCTTTCAAGAAAAAGTATACCTCACTCCCAAGGATCTTCGTAACGACATTGAATCTGTCGATGACATCCTCCTTGAGAAACTCAAGGAGCGCCTTGAGCAGCGTTGCTCCCCTAATGGCTATGTTCTCCCTGGCAGCCTGGAGATCTTGACGAGATCCACTGGTATGGTAGATTCAGGGCGTTTCTCTGGTGATTGGGCTTTCCTAGTGAAGGCCAAAGGTCGTGTGCTTCATCCGCCTGAGGGAACCATGGTGGAGGTGGAGGTGCTCAAGTCTAATAAGATGGGTATCTATGCTGTTTATGAGAATGCAATTAGGCTAATGGTTCCTCGCGACTTGCATCTGGGCGATGAGGAATTTGATAGCTTGAAGGTGGGTGATAGAATCAATGTGGAGATCCAGAAGTCGAGATTTCAGCTGAGGGATCCCTTTATTGTGAGTGTAGGAATTTTTAGGGGCGCTGGTTCTAAGACACAAGTTAAACCTTTAGCACAGCCACAAGCACAGCCACAGCCACAGACCCTTGCACCTGTAAATGAAGAAGGCACAGAAGAAGGCACAGAAGAAGGCGCGGAGGAAGAGGAGGAAGAGGAGAAGACTGAAGAGTAGAATGGCTGACGATTATGAGCAGCGTAAAGAACTTGCCAAAGAGATAAATACCCTATCAAGGCCAGAGTTAGAAGAACTCTATCGTATTCTTAAGCGTGAAGGTGGTTCATACAGCGAGAATTCAAATGGAATATTTTTTGATATCGCAAGTCTTCCGGCCTCTGTATTTCAAGCACTTTGGAAATTTCTACAATTTTGCAAGTCAAATGCAAAAGATCTTGAAGAAAGAACAAATCTCATTAATACAATGGCTACAGGCGAACAGTAGGCTAAAGCCTTGATAGTAGGCTAAAGCCTTGAAGCATTATATATATAATATGACTGATTTAATCCCCCAAAGTCTCATCCAGCTGTGTGAAACACATCAGGATGGGACATTTTCCGTTAAAAGTAAAGGTGCATTAAATAAAAGAGGCTCAGGCGGAGCCACAGTAGATGCACAAGACCAAGTTCCCAAGTGGGGTCTAACAACACATTCCATTTCACCAAAACATCCTCTGGCCGCATGGATGTGGCTGAAGGATCCACTTTTCCGTGTATCTCCCGATGCTCTAAGGCAACGACTTATTCTAGATGCAACAACTGAATGGCAGGAGCGCTGCTCTAAGTTAGATTTCCCTCGCATCCTAAGTAAGAAGAAAGCACTTGAGGGATTTGGCTCCCAGAGACCTGAGCTCCAGCAAGCCAAAGCTGCCATGATTGCCATGGAGCGTTATACTCAGGACAATCCTCTACTCTGGATCTTATTCAATGAGAAGGAGAAGAAGGTGTCATTCCTCGATGACAAGACATTCCCACGTGAAGGTGGCTACAAGCAAATCTGGATTCTGCGTGATCCATATTGGGATTCCTTATGGGATGCAAGTGAGTGGTCATCTGATTCACTTGTGCAATGGATAGAGAAACAGGAAGATAATGGATTCAAGGTTGATTGGCCTCTAGAACCCAAAACTGCCACAATGAAAGACATGACTGCCGAATATGAAAAGATGCAGCATAGGGCAGCTGGTTTAAGCAAGGATGATTTACGCCAAAAGCTAGGAAGAGCCAAGGCAATGAGGAAACTTTTATCGATATAGGCACATTTAATATGTGGGCCTAAAGTTGAAACCAAAACCCAAAGCAGATAGGTCAATGGATATACGTAAGGCCGAATTTGATCAGTTGAAGCATCTTGCCCAGGAATGGCTAGATCACCCCGAGCAAGAGCTAGAGGCCACCTTCACTGTCTCTGGACAAGGTTTAGCTTCTGGCTCAAGTCAAGGTCAAGTGAACTCCACGACCTTTGCTGCAATTGCAAAAAGACTCAAGAATCGCGGTTTCACTTCTGTAACCCAGGAAGACACTTTAAACATCATCACACCCAAGCATGTGCGTATTACCCTCAGCGGTCTAGGAGTAATACAACAATATTGTCGTGATGATCGCCTATCAGGCAGGACGTTTTCCGCCATTATCAAAGATCGCACTGCCCAAAATGCCACTCTCGACCTAGAAGAATATGGTGTCCGCATCAAGGCTCGTCGTGAGCGTGAGCTAGGCGAAAATGATCCAGATGTCTCTGAACTCCTGGATCAATGGAAGGTTCAACAGAAAGCCTTCAGGCTTCTCCGGCGCTGGACTTTCAGGGGAGACGGCATTAGGTTCGATTTATCCATGGTCCGGCAGACTAAGAAGAATGTCCGCGGGGAATTCCGGTGGCAAACGAAATTCACGCAAAATGATATTTCAAAAGAAATTCCAATTTACGAAGTGGAAGTTGAACTCGAACGGAAAGTTGGGGATACTCCGGATTCTGCAATTCAAAGATTTGTAAAAGGAATTGGTGAAATTCTGAGGGGAATCCAAAAGTGTCCTTTACTGATACGGGAATCTGTGAAGCGCCAAGTTTTCGCTGGATACAAGGCTCTTACAAAGACTGATAGATTTCGTGGAGTTTCAACCAGAACATTGGAACTTGCAAATATGGTGAGCCTCGTGGAACCAGGGTCTCCGAATATTCGTGAGGGATACAACGTCACGGACAAGGCAGATGGTCTCAGGACAATGGGTTATGTGAATGAGAAAGGTCACCTCTATCTAATTGACAGTGCCCCCAATGTATACGAGACAGGCCTAGAAGTGGAGGGATGTGCTAATTCCTTGGTTGATGGAGAATGGATTACCAAGAATTCGGCAAATGAGGCAATTCATCAATACTTGATCTTTGATATTTACTTTGCTCCTGGATCACGAGATGTCCATGGCCTCCCCTTTTACGTGGAGGGGGCCCCCACTGCAGCCCAGAGATATAATGAAATGAGATTATGGGAGAAGGCCTGGAATACGGCCCCTGGGCCAAAGGAGCTAGTGCCTCTAACTCCCAAAACAAAACTTCTGGTTAGCACCAAAAAATTCTTATTTGCAAAGGCCGGTGAAATCTTTGGGCAAGCCGCGAAGATTCTGGATACTCCAAGAATCTATGAGACAGATGGCTTGATTTTCACAAAGAATTCAGTTCCTCTTCCTGAGCAACCCCAGGGCGATTTCATTGAGCAGATGAAGTGGAAGCCTCCTCATGATAATACCATTGATTTCCTGGTTGTCACTGAGAAGTTAGCCGATACCAATGTGGATGCAATTCACAATGGATTCCATCCGACTTCTGGAAAAGAGATCCGTTACAAGGTTCTTAGACTACATGTTGGCTTCCGTGGAAATCCTGGGAAGCTCAAGGTGGATCCTAGGGAAATTGTTCTTCAAGTGCAACCCCTTAAACCCGAGATGAGTCGCGAGGCCAATGTATATCGTCCTGTCCTCTTTCAGCCAGAGGACTTCCCTGATGACAAGGCCAATGTGTGCTACGTGGAAGTCAAGACTGACATTGAAACCGGCGATGAATATGCATATTGCGAGAACTCTAATGAGCCCATCACTGACAAGAGTATCGTGGAGATTTCCTATGATGCCTCCAGACCGGCTGGGTGGCGATGGGTCCCCAAGCTGGTTAGAAAAGACAAGACTGAGCGCCTGATGAAGGGAGAGCTAGGTCGCACCCTGAATTCCAATCAGACTGCCCAGAGTATCTGGAATTCCATTCATGAGCCTGTGACTCTCAGCATGGTTCGCACTGGCGCCGAGCAGCCCAATATGAGTGAGGTTACTGCTGTCAGCACAGTTGAGCGAGAGAGAGCTGCAATTACCCAGAAATACGCTGACCGCACAGCTTCTGAGCAGGACATGAATCGCGTGGGTCCTCTGCGTGATTTCCATAACAAGTTCATTAAGGAGACCCTCCTATATAATGGAGTGATGAAGAAGGGTGGTCTTGGTCTCATTGACCTAGGAATGGGCTTAGCCCAAGATATCCAGAAATGGCGCCGTGTAAATGCTGGGGCTGTTCTGGGCATTGATATTGCTGGTGATAGCATTAATAACCCGAATCACGGGGCATACCAGCGACTCTATTCCACTATGTTGCGTAATGGTCGTGATAAGGTTCTGCCGATGGTGTTTGTAGTGGGAGATGCATCCAAGAACATGCGCAGCGGTGAGGCCGGTGCAACAGTCGATGACAAGGTTATCCTGCAGGCAGTTCTAGGTCGCACTGCCCCTGAGGGTGTGGTGCCTCCCTATGTGCGTGATGAGATGTCTAGTAGATTCAAGATGGGCGCAGATGTAATCAGTTGTATGTTTGCAACTCATTACTTCTTTGAATCAGCCCAGAAGTTTGGCGGGTTTCTACAGAATATCGCGGATAATTTGAAGGTAGGTGGATTCTTCATTGGTTGTTGCTTTGATGGTGAGCGCACATTTAATTTCCTGCGAGGACGCGATTCTCGTGTGGGCGAGGAGGGTGGAACCACGTTGTGGAAGATCAGTAAGCGGTATGAGGCCGATGAAATCCCTGCTGGTGATGATGCATTTGGTATGCCTATTGATGTGGAATTCATCAGTATTGGAATGCCCCACAGAGAGTATTTGGTGCCTTTCAAACTTCTAGAGGAGAAGCTGGCTACCATTGGCCTCGAGCTGTGCTCAGGAGACGAGCTGGCTGCGATTGGGCTTCAAAAGAGCACTGAGCTCTTTGAGGAGAGTCATAAGGCAGCGGCAAAGGTGGGTCGTAAGTTCCCGATGACGCCGGCAGTTGCACAGTTCTCTTTCTTGAACAGGTGGTTTGTCTTCAGGAGAAAGAATGAGGTGGGTGAGGTGAAAGCGGTGCCTGCTAGTGTAGCTGCTAATGTAGCTGCTAATGTAGCTGCTAATGTAGCTGCTAGCGTAGCTGCTAGCGTAGCTACAAAGGCCCCTGTTCCATCTGCTTCCTCAACTGAAGAGGAAAATCAAGTAGAGCAACTAGAACAAGTCGCTGCAAATGGAAAAAAGCAATACGATGCAGCTGCTGTTCTTCAGTTTGAGCTTGAGTCTGCTCCAATTGACAAGCTCCGTATTGGTGACAAGCTAGCGCAGCGCTGGCTCTCACCTGGCTCCCCCTTCCCTATTAATGACCCTGACCCAAGGTCTCCAGGTGAGGTCTATCCATCCATGGAGCATTTTCTCGCCGCCATGAAATACAAGGTGGCCACGGATAAGCCTACAATGGCCCAGAGTCTCTTTGGCTCCCAGGGCACCATTCATCAGAAGTTCCTCAGACAGAAGCAGGCTGAGATTGGTGTGGGTGCTGGTGCCAAGCCATTGACCGAGGCTCGTGAAGCTGCTTTATTAGTGGAGGAGATGAAGGAAGTTCACCAGGAATCCAGACAGGCTGCCATGAAGAAATGGAAGGCGAAGTTCGATGAGCCCAAATGGGATTCAGTGAAGGATGAGCTGCTTGAGAATGCTGTGCAGCAGCGTTGGTCAAAGGATGCCAGGTTCCATACAATCGTTGAGGCTGCAAAGCAGCAGGGCAAGTATTTGCTGTTCTTCACTGGCTCAGCCTCTAGTGAATATGGCGGTAAGAGGACCAAGGAGGGTTATCTGGAAGGGGAGAATAAGCTGGGTAAGGCAATTATGAAGGTCGCAGGGTTTGAGTAATAGTTATTACGCATATGTAAAAATTGATAGTATTTTTTGTCATAACTCAGTCATACGTATATGCCCGAGCCATGGCAGACTCTTGGTTTTCTGAATGCCCATCCAAGGGATAAGGAGGTTCGTTTTGTAGAAAAGACTCACACATACTTTGTGAAAGGCTCTTCTAAGGGTATTGTCTCTACAACTGGATTCGTCCACGCTTTCTTTCCTCACTTCAATCCTGATGCGGCCTTGAAGGCAATGCGTAAATCGGCCAAGTGGGCCACGAATCCCTTGAACGGAAAGACTGACGAGGAAATCAAGGCCATTTGGTCCGATTCAGGCAAGGAGGCCTCGGGTAAGGGGACTGCGATGCATTTGGCGATTGAGCAACACTTGAATGGTGCTCTGAACCATATTCCTGAGGATGTTAAGGCGACTCCAGAGTGGCTCTATTACATGAATTTCTACAATGACATCAAGGATAGCTTAGAGCCCTACAGAACTGAGTGGGAGGTATGGGACGAGGAGCACAAGCTGACTGGGAGCATTGACATGATTTTCAAGCGCAAGGATGGCGCATACGCAGTCTATGATTGGAAGCGCTCGAAGGAAATCAAGAAGGACAATTCATTTGAGAAGGGCCTGGGGCCAGCGAGCCATTTGCCGAACTCGAATTTCTGGCATTATACTCTGCAGCTCAATGTTTACCGATGGTTTCTTCAGAAGCACTATGGCCTGAAGGTAGTGGAACTTTGTATTGTTATCTTTCATCCTAACAATACAAATTACCAGATGTTTCAACTAGATATCTTGGATGATGAAATCCAGGGGATGTTGGATGCACGTAAACGCTCTATTCAAATGGGTTCAAAGAGTCCAGTAGAATTCAAGCCGGTTGCTTGTTTGTTGGATGACTAATTAGATTTGTTGAGCTCTGTGTCTTATAGTAGCCTTGCGCCTTAGATAAGTTGGCCGACGTCTTATAGTGTTTCTCATAACTCTTTTGCGTAAATCTTTTTTCCATTTCTCTGTTAGATTTCGTAATTTAGCATTATATATTTTTTTTTTAATTATAGTTTGTAATCTTCTAGTGCTTGCATTTCTCTTTTCATTATTCTTTTTTTTAGCTAAACGCATTTTTTCTTTTATTATATCTGTTATTTTTCTAGTTTCAGCACGCCTTTCTTGGGCAAGTTTTTCTTCTTGTTTCTTAAGTTCAGCAATTCTATCCTCTTCTTGTCTCTTTAATTCCTCACTTTCTTCAGCATATATATTTTGAAAATCTTCTGCAGGTTTCTCTAAATTAAGATTATATACTTTGCGAGAATCTTTATCTCTAAGAATATTCCACGCACCCTGGATTGTCTGAAAATTTTCAGTTTCACCACCTTTATCCGGGTGATATTTAACAGCTAATTTACGATACGCTTTCTTAATTGTAGTATTTGTATTTGTAGGGCTAACTCCCAAAGTATTATAGAGGGTTCTTCTAGACATTCTAATATTATACGGTGAAAAACAACTTCACTCGTGCATTTATCTGAGATCTGCATTGAGGACACTTGGCATATCTAGTCTTATCAATCTCAGAACAAGACTTGCAATATGTGTGACCACATGGCACAAGGACCGTGTTTACTTCATTTTCAAAGCAAATAGGACACATTTTCTTCTGGATATCCTCAGGTTTTACTAGTTCGTCTAATCCTGTCACAATGACTTTACGTAACGAGTTTAGTTTTTCAGAAATTTTTTCTACCTCTGCTTTTTTTGCATTTATTTTCTTTGTTAATTCTTCATTAATTTTATTATTAGATTGAACAATTTCTTTTTGTAGTTCAATATAATGTGTCTGTAATGCTTGAACCCCTGGCTCGTAATGAATTTCACACATCTTTTTCATAGTCTGAATTCCGTATTCAATCTTCACAGTAGAATCTTGAACTTCCTTTAATTGTTCTGTATACAATTCAATAAATTTACCGGCTTCCTTAAATTCAGATTTAAGCCTTTTGAATAAGGAAACCGTTTGTAAATTTGTATTTGTCAGTAAGTCTTCTTCAGATAAAGGTGCTCCATGGCTCTCTCCTTGCCATGTTACTGGTGCCAACCTCTCTTCCAGGAGGTCTGTGTATGCAGATTGAATTGCATTTTCATCTAATAGATCAGGTAGATTCCCTAGATTTCCAAGTGATACAAGAGCAAGTATTCTTTCTTCATAGTTATTCATTATTATACTATATCTAAAGTCTCTCTTTAGATATTGGGCTGCGCCGTTTTGCCTTTGCCTTTAGCTTTTACATTGAAGGCACAGGTTCAAATTGGTCTTCAAAGGTTTTAGGACCTTCTGTTTCGGTGGCAATCCACTCTGTTCGCAAGAGTTCCCACCAGGAATTCCAGTCTGCGGAACCCTCTGGAATAATATATTGATCACCAATTCGTTGGGCCTCCTGTCTGATAGTAAGACGAGGGACCCTTCTTGAGAAAATCTCTTCTCTTCTGGATGCATAGCGAATCAGTTCGTCTACCAGGCGTAGATAGAGCATTCGGGGCACATTTATTATACTACCATTAGGAGAAATAGAGGCTGGAGTATGAATTCTGCATTTATTTTGTCCTTGGCTTTGCCCTTGGCCTTCAGCAGCAGAATCAGGAACCCATTTGCATCTACCAGAGCATGAAGACTCGGGCTGGGTTATACAGTCTACACGCAAGAACCCAAGCTCAGTAGTTTCACCTTGATCTTTTGGCTCCAGCCATCCAGTGATCCTAGCTTCTAATAAAATATCCAGACGCTTTCTTTTCTCAAACAACGGTAAATCATTGCGCTTTAAGATTTGTTCAAGTTTCTCGCGAATTTCTTTGCCAGCAGATGGTCTCGCTAACCAGGATGCAAAACTGAGGCGCAGATGTTGATAGACATCCTCAATTTCATCCTGGATACTTGATGTTTCCAGCTTAATATATTTTCCCTCCATTGGGTCCTTTACTCCAGCATGCGCAAATGCTTCCTCTCTCACCTTGGAATCATATGCAATTGTCTTATTATTGTCCCATTCAAACATTTCTATTTGTTCAGGCTTATTCAGCCCAGATATTTCTCCTCCAGATGGTGCTTTAGCAGGAACTACGAATTTATTCCTTAATTCAACGCCCACAACTTCACCATTCTGTGTTCTCAGACGCCTTGGTTCATACGCTGCCGAAAAGGGTTTAAATTTTTCCATAATTGTTTTTCTATAAAAATCAACAATTACATCTGCTGGTGCAGGCTTGAAATCATCCCAGTCAAAGAAAACATTTCTATTTAAATGCATAGACCCATCATCTGAGACTGGAATGGATATCATTTCAGAAGAATCATCTAGTTTATATGCAACACCAACCATATGATTATAAGAATCACGAATGATTGCATTAGGTTGTGCCACATTTATTCCCTTTATGAGACTACTGGCTGAAATGAGAGAATAAGGATCAAATCCGAACTGACTGGTAAAGGGTCCGCGCTTATTAGAGCAGTTATCTAAGAACTCCTGGTAACGTTTTTCAATAATTGGTGGCCAAGGTCTTTCTGATTGTTGAAAATACATCTTGGGCCTATGGCGACTTCCAGTAGCGGTGGTAACACCGTCAACATATATCAGAGGCTCCCATCCATAATTCTTAAAAATTTTCTTTTCTGTGTATTTTTCCCTAGTGATCTTGGTATAGTGGACTATAAATGCAATATTTGATTGTTTTTGTTCTTCAGTAATAGGATAAGAGGGATATCTTATACGCTCAAACTTAATTTCCTTTTTAAATTCAGACTTTTCACCCTTTTTAATTGTTACTTCCTCAATTGAAACTTCTAGGATAATCAAAAGAAGTCCTCTCTTAAGAATAAACCCTGGTTCAGCCAGGGCTTGATATAGGAGACGAACATCTTTTTTCTGTTCATGATTATCCATGAAATCTTTAAAACATTCATAGGAATTCATTAATCGCTCTATTGCAGGAATATTTGTGCTGGATAATTTATCTACACCGAGCTGCTCGGATGACCAGGCTCGCATTTGATTTTGTGTTTTTGTCTGGCACTTTTTGAAGAATTCATTTACTAGATTACCACTATTCATTTGGAGAAAACGTTTAGGAGTTATAGGTGTGTCAAAATATTCATCAATGAGTTTTTTTGCATTTCCTTTATCTTTAAACATTATTGGAACAAGTGCAGATAAAAATGCACGATTTAAGTCAGTATTGTCAACTCCTAGACGTAAGAATCCCTTGGCAGTTGGTTTTAGTTTTCTCACAATATCACGACTGGCAAATTTTTCTGAAGTTGAATTTTGCTCAAAATATGCATCTAAGGCCTCTGGTAGCAGCCCAATTTGTGGACCTGATTTAGGATCTGATGCTGCACCTGGTTTTGGAACTACGATTTCTAGGGGGATACGTGATGCATCTACAATAATCTTGACACTGACTCCCTCAATTACCCTGAAAAAATCTGGCTCATATGAGCTATCTAGGGGCGCTGGCTTTATTTCACCTTGACCTTCTGGTTCTTCCACGGTAGGCAAAGTAGCTTTTACAGGTTGTTTAGATTTTGCAAGCGTATATTTTTTTCTTTTAACTACAGTCTTTCCCATTATAGTATCTGCTAATGGTTGTGCTTCAGCTTCAGCTTCAACTTCAGCTTGAACTTCAGCGTCAACTTCAGCGTCAGCTTCAGCTTCAACTTCTTCTTCCTCAGAAGATATATAATCAGATTCAGAAGATGTTGCACCTGGCTTAGGAACTTGTGACTGCGCTAATGCCTTAGGAACTTGTGACTGTGCCTTAGGAACTTGTGACTGTGCCTTAGGAACTTGTAGCTGTGCCTTAGGAACTTGTGGCGGTGCCTTAGGAACTTGTAGCTGCGCTAATGGCTGAACAACTGCCTTACCCTCTGCCCTAGTTATCGGCCTCAACCCAAGTTTAATAAATTCTTCATTATTATCACT